TTATTTAAATGTAAAAACTGTTTTTCCGAAAATCTTATAATAAGGTTTTTCAGATTGTTTATGATCAAAGATTGCCCATTCTACCCAGTCTAAAAATGGAATAAAAATCGCAGACAAAAACATCCATATAAAACAAAACGGCAGACATACTTGTCCACCAATGTTAAATGGCATGTTTCTGTAATCCCATATAGTATAATTCTGATTAAGAGTAATACCGACTACATATTCACCTGCCGTGATAGCGATAGTACAGATTAAAATTTGCAACAAGTAATCCATATCATATGAGAACATGTCATTTAAACCATCAATAAAAAATAAACCAGCAAAACCTGCGAGTAAGAACATAGACCAATGTGATGTATGAGATTTTTTAAACAGAACTTCCATTCCATAATAGACAGCACCGGAGAATAAAAAGATAAAGATGTGACATAAAAGATATGTATATAATCGTTTTAAGTTATTCATTGTCTAAATCCGTTTCTACATTATCTATGTTTTTATTATCTTTATCATCTGATTTTACGGGGTTTTCTGGTGAATCCTCAGAAGAATTATCATTGTCGATGTTTCCAGTGAGAGACTTAAGTTTCTTTTCAACTGCTGCAAGCAGAGCATCTTTAGAATCTGTAATTGTCTTAATTACATTCGTATATTTCTCATCTGTAATTTCCATACCATAAGTAATTTGTTTGATAGATTCGATATCTTTTGCATCTTTAATCATTGCATTAAGAACATTGCAATATGTAGTATGATATGTTTTATTAGAACTTAGAGACATATAAATTTTTAGAATATCTGTTGCTGGATATAGAGTACATAACTCTCCATTAGCATGATATGGAAGTGGAAGAGCGAAGTCAGTTAATTCTGCTGTCATGACAAGATCTTTAACATTGCTTTGATCTTCAATCGTATAGGAGAAATGTTGTTTTCCGAGAGTTGTTTCAATAGCAAGACCAGTTTCAATAGCAGCAGTACATTGTTTGCCGATTTGTTCTTTATAATAATCACGGAACTCGTCAAGTGTCATACTGTTTGTGTTAACAATACCGACTACATTTTTGATATTTTCCAGTTCCTCACGAATAGATGGCTTTGCAAGTTTTACGGTTATAACATCTGCAGTTCTATTTTTAGGAACTTCCTGATATTGTGCATCATGATGAATTGTATGTTCTGTTATAGTATCTGTCTCTTCGTCTTTTTCAGTTATTGTTTCGTCATATGCTTCCTGTACCAATCTTGTCTCATATTCTGTAATTAGTTCTGATGCACAAGAAATAGAAGAAACCTTTTGGTATATATTAAATGTATCAAGAAGTGAACCATTTTCATCAAGTATATCCAAATAATCAATGATTTCGTTGCCGAATACTGTTTTGATATCATTGAATTCTTTATCTATAAACTGAATGGTGCTTTCATCAGCACCAATCATATAGACATACATTTCTAGTTTTGTTCCGTTTGGTAATCTTAAAGTTTGTTTTGTCATATAATAACCTCCAATTATTAATATAAATTATGCTGTCCGTTTCCACATATAACAGGTAATATAAGGCTGTACAATATTTTTCCCGCCACTTAAACTTTTCTGAGTATAATTAACACGAATTTGACCATTATTAACTGTACCCTTCCAAGACATGGCATCCGTTATAGTTATGGCAGAACCCCATATTCCACCATTTGCTCCTGCAATCAAATACATTCTTCCTGCATCGGCACCAACTGATTCTGTATGCTGATGTTCAAGATTTACTGTTTTTGAGCCACCTGTTTTCTCAACCGTGTTAAAAGCGGTGTCAGACGCATTTACACCTACTGGAACACGCCCAGATCCCCATTCTACCCATGTACCAAACCCTAAATATGTAGAAGGATTGGCAGAATTGGTAGACATTAAAATATGCCCTACAGGATATAATTTCTGTACGGCATTATTAATTAACACATTAATATCGGTTCCACTGACTGTTAATCCTTTATTCGCTTTGATTTTCCAATCAAATTCGGCAATAGCCTCAGCTTCAGCAACTTTTCCAAAAGCTATACCTAATCCGTTTTTAAAGAAAGAGAATACCTTTGAAACGGAATTACCAGTTGTTTGAGAAATTACTGTTTTGAATTTATCTGTGACAACTAATTGAATATCATAACCAGAAGATGTTTCTGCTTGGAAAATATATGAACCACCAGAAACTGAATATTTATTTTGATAAGAAGATAGGGTGGCGGAAGTGTAAGAAGAAACGCTTTTCTTTTTATATTTTATCTGAAACGTTGTTGTGTTTTTACTATTCAGACTTGTTGCAGTGGCTGAGAATATAACTTGTAAATATGAGCCGTTTGATGTTGCATTTCCAGAAGAATCCGTTCGTCTTGCCGATAAAGCTGTAATTGTTGGATTGCTATATGCGAGAACTGTAATTGATTGAGAAGCCGCTGTTGTTGATTTTCCTCTGCTATCCGTAGCAGAAACGGATATTGTCCAAGTACCGGATGTTGGAAGAGATATATTAACACTACTTCCATAATATGTATACGTAGTTCCACTAATGGTGGCTTTAACTGTGATTGTTTTGATAGTCGCAGAATTATTTGCTGTGGCTGTAGTGGCTATATGTAATTCAGAGTTGTTTTGTACATATCCACCATATGTACCAGAATATCCTTTATTATCGCTTAATGCAAATGATACTGTTGGTGCAGCAGATAATGGAACATAAGCAGTAATAGAGGAGTAGGAGTTTCCTATCTCCGTACTTCCGTTAAATGTCTGAATACATAAGCCGATATACACACTATTATCATTTGGTATACTCGAACAAATAGACATTGGAAGAGTAAAGGAACCAGAAGTTGCTACATTCTTAACCGCTTCAACCCAACTTCCATTTTCTTTAACTTTATACCAAAGAGAATGTGTAAATGAAGAATTGTTTCTATTAATATTAATCGTTACTGTACCGCCAATTGTATTTCCACTTACGGTTCTAAAAGTTGATTTCCTTTTAATCTGTGGAAAAGTAATAGTGGAACTACCAGAACATGTGATACTTGAAGTCTCAACAGCTGCTTGAATTTTTACCGAAATAGATTTATTTCCATTTGCATCGTGTGTAAATGTTTTAGAACCTGACGCGATATTTCCTGCATAACGAGCTACACGATCTGTTTTGCTTACGACATTACTTCCATCAATTGTTAGAATTAAAGTTCTTTCAGCATACCAAGATACACCACCTGCACACGATAACGTCCAGTTTAAAGTTGTTGTGTTTTTGACTTGATCCTGGCTTGTAGAATATGTAAAGGTATAATAACGACCTTCACCATAAGCGTTTGTAGAAAATGATCCCATTTATCAACCTCCCGTTCCGACAAACTGACAATTCATATTTCCAGCTGAATCAAGAGTAAAAGAATATCCTAACATTCTAAGCTGATGGGTAATAATAACATCAGGAATGTTAAGCTCACCATATTGAATGTACATAAGTGGCTGTCCATTTCCTAACATCTGATATTTTTCATTATCTATAACAACCTGGTATGGATTGTTTTTCTTTCCTATTTTTAAACCATTTGCATCAAATTGAAAATAATTTTCCTGATTCGATTTCAAATTATTGACTGTACTGTTCAGCCCGTCATATGTATCTTTTTGTACATAAAATCCGAACTGGTTATCCGTTTGTTCAAATCTTGTTTTTGTTTCTGTTTTATAGTCTCCAAAATCATCACTTGTAACATAAGATTTTAAAGCTTCTGAAATCATTCCATCTGCTTCGACCCTCATTTCAGCCTTTGCTTCGTTTACATCATTTTTTTGTGCAAACAAACTTATTTTTTGCGTAGTCTGTTCGATCCATGTAGATTGCGCTCCAATTGCATCATTTAAATCGTCTAAGCATAAAGACCAAGCAGTTGGGAGGTTTCCCATTTCAAGTTGCATATTGTAGAACCAATAATCACCTGAAGGAAATGTGATTTCGATATATTTATGTGTAGCAGTATTGATATTTTTGCATACTCTATTAAATTGTTGAAAAGAAGTAGTGACTGAAAAGTTTTCTGTTAATGTCCCAATACTTAGTTGAACAGTAGATGCAACTTTCGCCTTGATTTTCATCTGGAATGTATAATCTCCTGAATTCCGAAGAACATCATTTAAACGTAGTGTGCTTTTTTCATTACAGCTGAGATGTCCACAAGTTACTTTTTCGCCATTTAGACCAGTAACAGATTCTTGAATTAAAGTATAAATAGTAATCACCTCCTTAGTGATTGAAAATGGTCAATATTATCTTTCACGGGTTTCAAAAAAACCAGTGTTTTCAAGGAAAATTGAGGAACAAAAATAGGATGAAAGCAGACTTTCATCTGGTGGATTAAATAGTAAGACATACATTGATTCGAACAATGCGGATTCATTTTCTTTTAAGATAAGTGATATAAGTAAGACAACATATGTTTCAATAATTATGTATGGATCAACATCGGCTAAAAACATGTTTTTATATAATATTTTTATCGATATAGAAGCTAATGGAAGGGAAGTAACGTTTATAAAAATAATAGACAGGTTGACTTCTCGAACATTTTCTGGTTCATATAACGATTCGACAAATACTCTTTTAATAACTTCGAATAGCACTATATGGGCTGGCATAAGACTTATTGTAATTAAATAGTAAAATATATATTTACTCAGGCAGAACTGGTGACAAGGCACAAACGATATCCTTTCGATTTCCACAAGATGCTCATATGACAGGAATATTATATATAGACAATAACAGGTACATAAATATTTTTGCATTTGGGAGGATGTCGGGCGTTGCGAAGATTTTAAATAGCGCAAGTGCTGTTCCATCTTTAAATTCTAATGATAATACCGTGTCAGTAAATCTTACAATATGGGGGAATTGCAAACTAATTACTATGGATAGAGACGTTAAAGTGATTGGTTCTCTATAAAATAGTAAGACAAGAATCAAACTAATAGACGTCAATATGACAATAAATGACAAAACAGCAACGATCAAATATAATATATCGGACACGGCTATTGGTTTATTATTGATTTCCGGTAATATTGGAAATGGTGTGTTTTTTTCGATTGTTATCAATTATGGAACAAGATGGTCTATGAAACTACTTTCTTTCGCTGCATCAAACACCGATACGTCAAGTATTGTTATTAATTCAGATTTAGGTAAAATTACTTTTAACGGAAACTCCAAATTGGAGTCCTTTTACAAAGTGAATGGATTATTACTTTGTTGAAATAATTCTATAGACTGCGGATTTAATATAAATACAAGAATAAAAACATGCAATCTACAAAATTGCAAAATATCAATATATACATACACGACAAATAGACCGTCCAATGGGCGATCGAAAAAATAAAGGTATTTTATTAGCTTGCTTACAAAAAATTAAGCTATATTTTTCATAAAATTCGATTTAACACGTTCTTGTTGAACCATTACATATTGCATCGTTGTATCTGGCTTGGCGTGTCCTGCATAGACCTGAATCTCTTGTAATGGCATACCACGTTTTCCTGCATCCGTAAGTAACGTCCTTCGAAATTTATGAGCATGTACGTGAATATTTGTCTTTTTACCTAACGCTGCCAACATAGACTGAATTGCCTGAACTCCAAGTCGCTCATGTGGAGATTTTGAGGACACAAATAAAGCTTCATTTGTATCTTTTCTTTCATCAAGATATTTTTTAAGATGATAAATGCAGCGATCTGTCAAATAAACAGTACGTTCTTTCTTGCCCTTTTCTCCATAAACAATTAATTCTTTTCTTTGCCAATCAATATCCGAGCGATTAACGCTAACTGCCTCTCCAATACGAGTAGCAGTACAATATAAAAATTCCATAATTGCAATATCTCTCTGAGAGTTTGCACTGCAACGAAGTTCTTCCATCTCTGCTGCTGAAAATGTTTTTTTTAGTTTAGTAGGTACTCTCATTTTCTTGAGTTTTCGCATAGGATTTGATTGTATATATCCTTCATCCGCAGCCCATGTAAAAAATGAATTAAGATACCTACGTATGTTATCAAGATATACAATAGAAGTATGATGCGTTTCTTGAAAAAATGCCAAATAATATCTAATATCATTCGTAGTTATGTTATTTATTTTCTTGTTGATCTGCGTGAAAAACTGAATAATGCATCGACTGTAACCTTTAATAGTTCTTTCGGAGCAATTTTCAACACGCTTTGCGGCACAATACATCCGAAGAATCTTCTCCCATGTACGCTCTGATGTTACTAACTGAGTGTGTTCTTCTTGTACCTCGATTCCGTGGAATGCAATAACCATAGTGCTTTCTAATTCCGAAAGCTGTTCATGCGTTAAGCTATCCTGTAATTTTTCAAGTATTTGCTCGAGAATATTTTCTAATTTTGTCAATATTGACCTACCTCCTTGGGAAATTTTGGCAATTTCTATTACCACATTCCCATATTCTCTCATCAAATACTTGAAAAAATACAAACCAATTAAATCCGCATATAATCTATATTTGTAAGCTACGAGCATCTATAATCACTTCCTTTTAAATATATATTCTCCGCAATTCATCTCACCATTTTAAGAAGTGGGAAGATTTTGAGTATTAATGAAGGTCTTACTATTTTGCTTTAAGACAATTGTATTTTTACCCACTCGCTCCAAGTATTATTTTTAATTTTCATCCATATAGTTTGAGCGTAAGAAAAAATCACAACAATTCCGTATTTGCTGCCGGCTTTGCTTTGATATGCAAGTAGAAATCCGCCTCTGCTATCCGGAGAACCTTGATCGATACTTACTGTGCTTTGTAGTGTGAATAACCTAATTTCTCCAGAATCACATTTTATAAGTACATCTTCAGCAAGATCAGAAGCAAAAACTATGTTTTCTGAACTTCTGAGCCGATTACTATTTTATTTGCACCCATTCGTTCCATATTGTATTATCCATTTGTCGTAAGAACATCTTTGATGCAGAAAATGCAAACAGACTTAAAAAATTTGGATTTCCATTTGATGCAAGAACGATGGCGTTAATCCACCCATCGTTATGATTTATTGGCGCATTTTGAGCATCATTACCAGAATAGATACCTATTTCTACAATAGCATTCCAATCCAATACATTTGTGTTAACTATCCTAAGTGAGTTACTATTTTATCTATACGTATATACATAACAACAGAATGTAAAGTTAATTCTAGTATTCATAATGAGTTTATTGCCATTCAACGTTACAGAATTTATCCTTGGATTTTCTTTTATTGAATAAATATGTCCAGCCGATGTATCATAATATGTTGAAAATAAATATAAAGCACATCCATCATATGGATGAGAAAAAGATAGTAATCCACATGAAAGAGGAACTAATTCTATTTCTTTCACTCCGTTTGGGGAAGTCGTTCCGATAACAGTTTTACTATTTTATTGAGCTGTAAAATATTTCCATTCAGTCCAACTGTCAGTATTGCTTTTTCTTCTGATGGCAATCTTATCATATCTAAAAGAAAATGCTAATTAAGCGGTGTAATTACCGTTACCTAAATTCTGTTGGATAACAAAACATGCGTTTGACTCAAGTCCACTTGGTAATCCTATTGGATTAATTTTTGTATCTAATATGGGGCATTTCGGCGGATTGTTTAGATCAGTGATATTGTTCACATATATTGCCTTACTATTTTATTCTTCTTTCACGATTGCATTTTTTATGTTTTCATAATAGATAATGATAACAGCATTTGCATACTGTGGAAAATTTGAAAATTTTACATTTTGTATAGAATCATTATCGTTACACTTTATTGTGACATCACCTGTTTTTAATGTATTATTTATTTTCCCAATAGTACCTGTTAAAAATGTTGAACCTCCGAATAACGCGAATGGAGCATATGATATGTCGTTACTTCCTTCTTTATTTATAGAAATAGTTACCGACTTTATATTGGCTCCAGAAGTTCTATATATCAATAAATTATTAAAGACTTGATTACTATTTAATTCATTAATAGCCCCCACTACATTCTTACTTGATGTCTGTAACTCATTAATTACGGCGGATGTCAATTTCTTAACTATCCAGTTCCACACACCTCCGAACTTCACATTCTTAACTTTCGATGCAGAAGCATCGTATTCTACCAAAAGATCATTATCTTCTGGTGCAGATTTTTGATCAAAACTACCTAACATTTTATCACTTGCCATAAGTGTATTACCTCCTTATAAAAGTTACTCCTCAAATCAATGAGGAGTAATAAAATCAATAATATGCAACTAAACGGTCGCCTGTTTCTGCCACTATGTGATTACCACTTTCATCTAGTAGACTGGCAACCATAAAATATAGATCATAAATAAGATCATTGGAGTTTCGAATTGTATTCGCTGCTCCAACCTTCATGTTTGAAATAATGTTTTTATTTGAATTCGCGGTACTAAGAGCAAGATTTGCATTGCCCGCAGCATCAGTAATTGTCTTTCGAAAATCTGTTGCTTTTTGAACAACATCAGTTGTACCAGCAGAACTTCCAACCAACGTCTCGACGGCTTTTGCATCAACTTTAAGATTAGCAATGTCATTTCCTTGGTTTGTAATCTTAGTTTCAAGGCTATTAGCCTTTTGAGTGACTGTTGAAATATTTCCTGCATTATCTTTTACACTCTTCTGAATTTCTCCTAAAGCGGCTTTGAGAGTAGATTCCGTCTTTCCATCAGCAAGAGTGACCTTAATCTTATCTGCACTAGCAGCAATTGAGTTGCTGATCTGTGTATTCATACCTGCAGTTGTGGTATAATTATTTTTAAGATTAGCTTCAATTGTTCCGGCCTTGGTTGTTACTTGCGTAACCTTTTCTATAAGACCTGTTTTTGTGCCATCGACAGATCCATTGATAGTTGTTTCAATATCAGATACTTTTGTTGAAATACCGTCGATATTGACTTTTTGTTCTGTTTGGCGATCACGAATGTCCTTAACTGTTGTGTTATCATAATTATTAATAGCATTAGTTATATCTTTTTGCTCTGCTTTTAATGTAATAGCTTTTGCATTGTTATCAACTTTTAACTCAACAGATGCAAAAGTATCCGTAAATGTCTGAATCACAGAATCATAGCCTTCAGCATCTTGAATAACAGGCACAGTCTGAGAATCTAACTGTTCAGTTATGCCGCCAGCACGATACATTACACACTTAATTTGTTGTAATTTAAGGGTGCTTGGAGTGTATGACACACTCGTTTCGTCTTTGGAAGACGTGTATTTTGTTGACCAAGATAATCCATTTAAAGACTCTTGGATAATAAACCTACATGCATATGTGGCACGAGTTTTACTTCCGACTTGCTTATAGGCTGTAAATGTGATTTTGTTTGGTGAAAGAGAATCAGTCAAGAAATAACCAGAGAGGAATCTTCCTTGTTCATCAATAATTCGATTTCCAGATTCGTCAGTAATAGAACATACATCAAGGGTACATTTTTTGATTACTGCAACAGATGGTTCGATTTCATAAAGAACTGCATCCTCACCCTGAATTAACGACCAGATGTAATCAGAAGCATTATTACTTTCTGTTGCGGTGGTTTTGTTATAAGCAAGACCAATATATTTTTTACCATCTGGATATTCAGACATACCATTACCTTTGGCATCATCAGCATATTTAACCCAGATATATACCGTATCACCTTTGTCACCTTTAACACTAATTCCATCTGTACCTTTGATCAACGACCAAGTGTAATCAGAATAGTTATTGCTTTCTGTGATAGAAGTTTTATTAATGGCAATACCCATATATTTCTTTCCAGATGGACTATCAGACATTCCAGAAGTGGGAGAGTCTGCGTATTTTAGCCATGTATATAATGTTTTTCCGTCTGCTCCCTTAATCAAACTCCATGTATATTTTGTCGGATCACTACTATCTTTTTCTATATTATCAGTATATTGACCGATATATGATTTTCCAGTTCCAACTGTAGTATCAAATCCAGTTTTGCCATCCGCAGAATCGGCATAGGCTATATGGATATATCCGCCATCGCCTTTAGCTCCTTTGTCTCCCACATACTTTGCCCAAACATACGCACTAGCATTTGTTGGAGCTGTAGCAGTTGTGGTAATAGCTGTTCCAATATAGCCCGTTGTTGTGGATGGGATGGCTGTCATGCCAGTTCCTTTAGCGTCCGTTGCATATCTAATCCATACATAGGAAGATATGCCATCGAAATAGTCAACACCTTTTATTGGGGTTTTTCCATCTTTTCCATCAGCGCCTTTAATTAGCGTCCAAGTATATTTTGTAGGATCTGTACTATCGGCTTTTGTATGATCGGTGTATTGTCCCATGTATTTCTTGTTCGTGCCGACTGTAGTATCAAATCCGGTTTTGCCATCTGCTGAATCAGCGTAAGCGATGTGAATATATCCATCATTTCCTGGAACACCATCTTCACCTACGTATTTAGCCCATGTATAAGCGCTGGCAGAAGTAGGAGCCGCAGAAGTTTTGGTAGTAGCAGTTCCGATGTATGTAGTTGAAGTAGATGGAACAGTAGTCATTCCACTACCTTTTGAATCAGTGGCATATCTAATCCAGATATAACATGAAACTCCATCAAAATAATCCACACCTTTGACAGGTGTTTTACCATCAGCACCTTTAATAAGTGTCCATGCGTAATCTTTATAATTTTGGCTATCTGCCTTTGTGTGATCAGAATATACTCCAATATATGTTGCACCAGTAAATTCAACTATTGAGAAGTCTTTTTTACCATCTGCCGAATTTGCATAAGCAAAATGGACGTATCCATCTGCACCAGGAATACCATCTTTTCCATCAGAACCTGCCCATTTAGACCAAGTATAAGAAGATGCTGTGTCAGGATCTTTAATGATTTCATTGACACATACTCCGATATAATTAGAAGGAGTTTCGGTTATCTGATCATCGGTTGGATTTGGATAATCCGAATATTTGATATGGACATAATTGCTTGTTCCATCTTTTCCGTCTCGTCCTGGGATACCATCGATGCCGTCTGTTCCATCAAGTCCTTGTCTGGAAACACTATATGTTACAGTAGAATTTCCGTCAGAATAATTAACAGTTGTTCTAGACCATAAATAAGATCCTTTCATAACGTATGGAATAGAAGTTGACCATTTATTGGTAACAATATAATTTCCATTTTCATCTGTAATTTTATTTCCAGATTCTGATGTAAGAGTATATGTCTGTGGAATATCAACTCCATTATCACTTGAAATATAAGCAACTTCTTTGGATTTTATTGTTACACTTGTTCCATCTGCACCTTTAATCAAAGTCCAAGTATATTTTGTAGGATCTGTACTATCTAATTCATAATTATCGGTGTATTGTCCCATGTATAATTTTCCTACACCGACAGTGGTATCAAAGCCAACTTTACCATCTGCACTATTCGCATAAGCAATGTGAATGTATCCATTTTTACCTGGTGTTCCAACATCTCCGACATATTTTAGCCATGTATAATCGCTTGCCGAGGTTGGGGCAGACATAGTGGTTGTCGTCGCTGTACCAATGTATTTTGTATCAGTACTTGGGATATCGGTCATATTACTTCCTGTTTTATCAGTCGCATAACGAATCCACAAATACGATGAGCGACCGTCAAAGTAATCTACTCCTTTAACTGGAGTTTTGCCGTCTGCGCCTTTAATTAGTGACCAGGAATAATCCGCAGCATTAGTACTCTCTTTTGATGTGGGTTTATTCCATGCCATACCCATATAAGTTTTACCTTCGGGAGCATCTGACATATTTGTACCTTTTGCGTCATCTGCATATTTAATCCATACATATAGCGTTTTTCCGTCATCACCTTTTATACTCGCACCGTCATCTCCGCGAAATTTTGACCATTGATAATCGGAATAGTTCGAACTAGGTGTTTGGGAAGTCTGATTATATGCAATACCAATATATGTTTTATTGGTTGGATCATCTGACATTCCACTGGTCGGAGTATCTGCATAACGAATCCACGTATAATATGTAGGCGCTGGAATACCTTGAGATCCGTCCTTGCCAGCAAGAGATTTAATCCATGTGAACTTTTTGGAAATTTTCTTTCCTGCAACGATACATGTAAAAACAATCGTTCCTGTTAGAAGAGATTTGTTACCAAGTGTTTTACCTTTTGCTACATTCAAGGTGATTTTACCTGGTGTAGTAGAAGTAGAGTCAACATTTTCTGCTAACGTAATTCCATCTGGTAATTCACCAACAGTCACGGTACATACTGCCTGTTTAATTCCCTCATAACCATAGAATGGAATTTCGATAAGAAAACTAGCCGCAGTTATTCCGTCAGATGTACATGGGATATTTTGGGTTTCGTTAGATAAAACAACAGTATAACCATTTCCTAATTGATCTACTTTGTCCGATAAATCTCCAAGCTCTTTAGATGTCGCAGATACGGTTGATTTGATCGTGTTATAAGATTTTCCGAAACTATCATCGCCGTCCCAAAGATGTGATACATCAAACACTTTAGATCCGTCAGGCATAGTCCAGTCACGTATAGTTGTCTTGTCTATCTTAGATTCTGTAATTTGACCGTTGGCAATCATGTCTGTTTTAATAAAATCATCTGGTACGATACCTTCATGCAGCCCTTGTGAATCTAAGAGTACAGATCCTTTGGAATCTGATATGATTAATCCGTAATTTCCGTTTTTATCTTCTCCAAGCTGAACTACCACATTGCCAGCCTTGTCATAGATTGAGAACGTATTATCTTGAATTCTGAGCGTACCATTTTCAGATAAAATCTTGATTTTATTTGTATAGATGTCGCCAGCTTTAAGTTCATTAACGGTGATATATTTGGCAATAAGATCCTTGATCATCGCTTCGCTCATCGTGGCATTTTCAGTTGTAAGATTAATTACGATACCTGTCTCCGTGGATGAAGCACCAATGATAGCAGATTTGATGGTAGCAGCAAGAGCAGATAATTCTTTAAAATCAGCACTGTCGGCAACGACTCTTCCTGCTGTAATAAGTTTTGCTTGTAGGTATTCGAAATATCCATTTTTACCGTACAAATCGGTTACTTTAATGATTTTTGCATTAAGTTCTTCTAGCGAAATAGAACCGCCAGCCAACATACCAGCAAATTCATTATTGATTATTTGAGAAACGCCATTTTTAAATGCGCCATTGGAAATGAGTTTTTGAATGAGGCCTGCTGTAAGAGTGATCCCTTCATTGTTTAAGAAATTATTAGATGAACCAGATGCGGAAGATTTACTTGCATTTGATGGTGTGTTTAGAACGTATGATAAGTCATTTCTACTACTACGTCCTTGTATCATATTAGAAAATGTTATTTGAATACTATTATCTGCTATAAGCGGATTATATTGTATTTCAACTACACGAAGTTTTACTACCTTATTATCTACGGTCAACCATAGATAGTCACCCTGATTTATATTTTTTATATAATCTTCGTAATCAGCCAAGGCTAAGAAATTATCAAGAGATGTGGTAAACTGATATTGGGGATGAGATGCTATGTACAAATCGTCAATAGCAGCATCTAGAAGCTTAAGTTGCTCATCAATAGCAGATACTTGGTCGTCTGAATCTGTTAAAAACATATTCTCATTTGAGTAATCTCCGTCATAATACACTTTTGACAACTCGGTAAGATCACGCTCTGTAAATTGTAACTTTTGTGTGTCGCAATATATTCTTCTACCGGCTTCATCCGTTATATAATTCCCCGCCTCATCGAGAATATATCCCGAATTATCAGCAGCAACAACACCACTCCAGGTTTCCTTTGAAATCTGTTTTACTAGATCTGTACGAGTTTTGTTATAACTATTTAATATCTCGTTTGCTGCATCAATTTCAGATTGTCGCTGATCATATGCCTCTTGACATCCTCCAACATAATTTGAATCTAATTGGTTTTGAGCATCAAGATATTTTGCGTACATTGTGTCGTGAACATCTTTAGTATGAGATGAATCCTCTGTATATGGTTGATCATATCCGCCTTTTTTACAAGTTTCGATAGTGTTTTTATATTCTTGCAATTTGACTTTCAATTCATCCAAACCATATAATTTCCAATTTGTTTTGTAAGAATCCACATAATCGGCATTATCATCATCTGTTGGTAGTTGACGATTATCCATTTCAATCTGAATGGATGGAAGAATAACATTTTTAATCTGATAATAGTCATTAGCATCAGAAGAATTTTTTAATGCATTCTCATCGAAATTTCCATCGTCATCCACATAGAACTGTTCGTAACCTTTTAGTTGTGCCTGATAATTTGCTTGAGCTTCTTTCAGTTCGTCGTCCGTAAATGTACTCCAATCAGTCGAACAATCATCTAGTGGAACGCGATCATATAGCTCTGTTACGACTTTCATTTGTTCATTATATTGACGAGTTGCTTCTATATATAATATACGAGCTTCTTCATAGTCTTCTTTCCACAGTTTATATTTAATAATTAAAAGAGGAGAGAAGTATTTTTCGTTTAAGTAATAATTAATATTTTCAATATAATTTGAACCAAAATTGACATAAGTAATGCCAAGATCATCTGCACCTTGTACGTAATATCGTGTAAATAAAGTGCTATCATCAACTGTTATTTCTTGAGATTGTTGCAGGTTTCGAAAATTAATATTTACGTTTGTACTCTTGCCATAATTCTCAGGATGATAAGCACTTATTTTCATATGCAAAAAGTCGAATACAAATACACACTGAAAATATTTAGCCATATCTTGTGTAAAGAAAGAATACAAGTCCTGACTCTCAACATCAAACGCACCAATTTCGTTAGATAGAAGAGTAGTAGTTTCGACATATTTTCCATCTTTATATGTCCGATATGTTTTTGGGGTTGAATCAATTTCCCCAACAGACCAGCCTTTCATGCCAGCTGCTTTTAGGGCTAAATCAATCAAACTAAGTTGCGGATTTTTAGGATTGTGAAATTTAATTTGTTCTTTAGCAAATTCTACATCATCTATTTTCTCCACATTATTATCTGCTAACATCTCGTAGGAATCTGTTGTTCCCTGGTTGATTTTAAAATTCTTGAGATCGTGTTGTTGCATCTCGATTTCTGCGGATTGACATGTGATTGTTTTGATTTGCTTCATACCATCGTCAGTAATTTTCGGATGTTCCATGATGAACCAACCAACATTTTCGACATAAACACGCATAAGCCATCCAACAAGATCATATACATTGGAATGAACTAATTTAGAAAGACCTTTTCCATCTTGAATAAGAATATTTTCATTCAAGTCAAACGTCAATTCAAATGTATTATTAAATTTTGACGTGAGCTGAAACGTACTTTCTTCGATTCCATTAATAGCACATAGAATTTTACCATTTGGTGTTCCTAAATATACATGCCCCTGGATCGGCTCATTATAACGATTAAAAACTATATTCACGTTTATTCACCAACCTTTCGAGACTCAATATGTTTAACTTTAAAATCACAATTACCATAAAATAGAAGAGAATTGTTCCCGTTCAAGAGCTGCAGCCAATACATATAAGCCACATCAGTAATACCCAATTTATCGTAAGTTACCATTCTTCCTAATTCATCGTTAATAGTAAGTTTCTGACAGTCAAGATATACTTTCAAATCTTTAGATACAGACATCCGCATTAATCCATTTTCAATAATGTAATATACTTTTGAGTCCGTCCTATAAAATACTGTGTGATAAGTTTCGTTCCCATAAGCATCAACTAATTTAAAGTTAGCAAGAGTATTATTGCAACGCCAATCAACATCTTTTGTTGAATCTGAAATCGTGAATTCTATGGTACATGCATTTGATCTTGCATATGTATTTACCAATGATACTAATTGGCTTTGATAATTCGTATTAGAAGAGGAGAGTGTACCTGTTTGATTAATTGTCGCATCAGACATATTACAGATATATATTTCTCCATTTGCCTTTGGAATAATGTCAATTGAAGGATACACATAACTATTCAATTCGTCACTATTGTTTGCGATTAAAATATTTTTATATGTGGTACATGACACACTTGTTACGAGGCTATCAGTATAACCAAAGGGCGTTGTACATTTAAAATATAATTTTAATCCAAATGTTTGAGCATTAACAGAGTAAGATTCAATATTATTAAACCAACCAAAATAACGAACTGTATCATCAGCCGAATCGCCTGTTCCTGAAAATGTTAACCATTCTGGAAAGTGAGAAGAAGTTAGCCATCTAGTAATTTCACGACGTTCTGACTTAGTAATTACTGCTGCATTTTGATTCGTGAATTTACATGGGTCTTTAATAATATCAAGCTCGAATTCTAATGTATCGTTCCATTTGTCGTAGAAATAATTCGGTTCTACTTTATATCGATTGGAATCACCCGTTTCCATATCCCTATCCATCGCCATATTCACATCTGCATCGCCATCAAAATCCACAGATACGTATTTCACACTTAAATCACTCAGTTTCTTCCCCATAAACGTAAAATCTTTAAATTCTTTTGCCATATTTTGTTCTCACCTCCAAAATTTTGTTATAGTTATAGAAATAGGAGAGCACCTTTGACAGTACCCTCCCATAGTTTGTCATCTTGATGGTCTAATACCAACTTTTCTTGCATCTTTCACGATCTGTTTACTTGTATACTGATAAGACTTCTTCATGAATTCTTGTAAGTCAGGGATAGCACTCTTATCCAGATTTCCTTCAACATTTTCGATATTCAGTAACGCATCATAGTGATATGTTACATTTCCAGCATTGCTGATATTCTGAGGAATACTATTGTAGATAACATTGGCAGCATTAGCACCAAAGCTATTCGGATCAGTAGTACCCCATGTCATGAGATTGCTTACAAAATCCGCTGGTATTACAGAATCGCCTTTATTCACGCGAGTAAGCACAGCACCATCGTCACGAACAATAGTTTCTGGTATATCATCATGTTTCGTATAACGATTCTCATCAGTCCAAGCCAACTGATCTTTATCCGCATTAACGACACCATTCTCGTATCCACTAATCTGACTGAGACGCACCCATCCAAGATCACTATAATTAGGATCATGCGCACTCTTAATATGGATCTTAAAATCACCAGTAGTACGTCCATTTCCACCATATTCCCTAGCTGTATAAGAATCAATAACAACAGCACCAGGCTGACCGGAAAATCTACTACCTTTTGGAGACATACCCCAAGAGTCATTGTAGTAAGATCCTGTGAACGTTACGACATCGCCAACACGAGGAATTCCATCGCCACCAGTTTTTGCTGGTTGTGGTTTCGGCTGTGGCTTTGGTGGTTTTGGTTTTGCATTAACCTTAATTGATACCTTTGCAGACAGTCCACTTCCATCGGTAGTGGTAGCAGTAATCGTACAAGAGCCAGGTTTCTTTGCTTTTACCGTACCATTGGATACAGTAGCGATGGATTCATTACTTGATTTCCAAGCAAGAGTCTTATTAGCTGCATCATTCGGTCTGATTGTAGCAGTAATACTTGTTGATTTACCCTCTTCCAGTGTAGTAGAAGTAGGAGACACCTTTAGTTCCGCAACCTTACGATTCGTTGTATCTTCCGGCTTAACTAATTGATCTGCAAGATCACTATTCGCTTTATCATTACTTTGAATTGGATCAGTTTTTGTACCAGATGCGGCACTAGATGGATTTTGATTTGCACTGGACTGAGACTGTGATGCATTGGAATTTTGATTCTTAACACCTGTCTCTGTGCTTAGATCAGACTGGGTATTGTTAAAATCCGTACTACCTACCCAGCCAGTATTTTTGATGATAGAATTGATTTTACCGTATGCTTCTTGATAAGAGGACACGGCTTTGTCAAGCATAGAATTGATGATCTCAAGCTGTTTATCAGCATTATGACTAATTTCGTACTCGGTATCATCAAGAGAAGTTTTCAGATCTTCACTGAGCTTATCGTAACCTTGAGACTGCATATCATTTGCATGGTCACGCTTAGTATCGGCTAAATCTTGCTCTGCTTCTGAAAGCTGCTGCTTCAATTTCTTAACTTGAGATTGAGCATCGAGGTTATTTCATTTTCTTTTCATCCACTCGCTACGTGGACAAGAGCATAACTGCTCCCCATACTTTCGTATGGCATGGGACTATATCTTCTATTTGAATTTTATTTGAGGGATTGTAATTAAGATTTGAGGTATAAGAAAAGAGCAGTAGATTTACTGCTCCTGTTGATTGAATGGTATTTCCTCGTATACATCTAATCCAAATTCTTGATGGAAATTTATTAGACTGGATTTCCGAAAACGTGCAGTTCTCTGTACACGTTGTTTTCTAGCAACATTAATATAAGAACTGATATATTCAATGGCTTCTTTTTCAATGACCGCATAATTATCTTTAATAATTTTTTGCTGAGATTTTGGAATTCTTGGCTCATCACATCTTATATATTTATCATCATTTATAACCATTATATATCTATAATCAAGCCCCGCATTTGGCTTATCTTTAGATGGTACAGAAAATCCTATTTTACCAAATGATCTAACTGGATTTCCTAAGCTTTTACGTAATGGAATTAATATTTTGTTGTCATTATACTGAACTTCCAAACATACATGTGTTCTGATATTATGTTTGGATGCATCACTAACATCTAAAATTTGTTCTAAACCAGGATGGTCTATGTAATATTGTTCTAATATATAACAATATGAATATGTTGCAGTTTCCATTTTTCTCCTTAGTAATACAAAAGGAAGCTTAACGCTTCCTTTGTACAATAATTTTTCGATTTTTTATTAGCCAGGTGACATCGAGAAACCCCTCGCAATATTTTCAGGTCATTTTGTGCCGGACACTCCTGAACTATGTCCCATATAATAAGAAAACTGTTTTGTTTTCTTGATTTTATTATATGCAATTTTCGGAGAAAAATCTATTCACAAAATTCACAAACATGCGAACGGTGGTTCGTATAACTTCCACAAACTTGCATAAACTTCTCTATTGTTCTATTTCGTTGTCTTTTCTTTTACTTACTTCTCGCATACATGTGTTCGAGAGATTCTTTACTCGTATCTACACTGTGTTCTATCTATTCGTCAGTAGCTATAGGAAAGAACACACCTCAAAATTATAATATCACTTAATATTCAAATAGTCTATATTTTTTTGCAGTTATTTTTTCGCTCCTCATGTTCTCACATGAGATGAGACTATATCTTCTGTTTATTATCCGCTTGTTTTCTTGATAAAATTTTTATGGATTTATTTTTCTTATTCATTGGATTTAAATTAAGTTGTTTCACAAGAATTGATTCAAGATTGTTAAACTCCCAATAAGGAATGCGTAGGAGATTGATATTATTCCATCTGCAGTACCAATTTTTCATGGCATCGTGCAAAATAGTACTTAAGAATTTGTCATCCCCAAAGCAAGGCATATAATGTCCTTCACCATCGTATTCAATACATAGATTGTAATCTGGCAAATAAAAATCAAACGGTAATGGCCTTTTATCACAACATGTCTTGTTAAAAGTTTCCTGACGATTGTATTTTATACCATACATATCTAATATAAGAGATATAACGTATTCACCATAACTTCTTTCACTACAATCTGGACATTTTCCGTCGAGATTGTTATTATATGCTAATAAACTTGTTACAAAAGAACGTTTGCAACTACCGCACAATATGCTCAGATTACGTATATCATTTTTAATGTATTCTTCTGGATTAAGTAATACATTATTATTTTTAGAAGCAATAATAGCAGCTACATCATCACGATCTAATCTGGCTTGTTCTGCTCTCGACTCTATAGCACATTTATAACAAATACTTTCTCCATTTAAAAAATGCGTAGAAGACTGCTCTATATAACCATGTTTGTGGCAATTGAATGAAATTTTATCAGATGCTTGTATATTTTCAAAATCCGACTCTGATAATGTTTTGCTATAATTTAAAGCATTGCATTTCTCGCAGTATCTTCGGTATTTATCTTTGGCGATAGAAAATTTTAGCGATATTCTGGCTAATTTTTGACCACAATTAGGACAAAATCCTGTAGTTGCTTTATATAAAGATAAACTCGTTGTATATACCTGATGGCACATCGCACAATCAATTTTTAAGTTCTTTGTAAAACATCCTATATAGTCTTCTGGATTTAGCAATTTGCTTCCGTTAGCATTTATAATATCTGCAACTTCTGAGGTTGATATCAGATTATTCTCTCTTGATGAACAGCAATGGCTCATTTTATCTACATCGATATATTGACAATGGATATTTTGCTTTCCATGACGTAGACATTCATAATATACTAAAGAGTTATATCCTTGACAATCTTCAAGCTGCGATAATGGTTTATATCCATATTTATTACACCATTCAATATATAAATTATATCTTTCAGATATATTCCTAATTCTTTCCTGATCTTTTCCGTATCTAACAGAGCACGTTCTACATAAATATTTATTGTATTTACCAATAGATTTTCTATAATTCATATATGGCACATTGAAAGGCTCTCCACAATCGTCACATGTTACATCTACTTTAACCATCGATGTTCTTGGTAAATCATCGGGATCTACTTCTAATATATCTCCACATTTAGTAAATGTATATCCATGCTGTGAATAATAATTCTTATTCGCGCCAGTCCATGTTGTTTTTACTTTTTGATTTTCTACTAGCATATTTCACCTCCAATCTTTTATTCTCTTCTTATAAAATTGCACAACAAAAAATCACGTATCTTTCAACGTGATTAAATCCATAAAAAATTATATTTAATAAACAGTTTGTATTTTTCGAGTTGCCAATCGCTTGCAACCCTACGGTGGTACACTCATCCCACCTAGTCGTTGAACGTTCTCCTATTCGGAGTTTCGCTGCTGATTGTCCAATCTATATATTTTTCACGCATTCACGTTTTGCTTTATTTCATGCATCCGTTGTAGCATATATAGCTCTAAGGATATTCCAGCATTTAAACAAATTCGGCAAATATTCACCGATTCTAAAGCCATGATTTGGGCTTTAAGGCTATTTATGTTGTTATTCTGAGAATTAATCTTCTTAGAATAGTCGTACATATCCTTCTGCTGTGTCAGGGCTTCTTTTCTCTTGCTAATTATTTTATCAAGATAATCAACCTCTGTACTCATAGCATTCTTATACAGATCAACCAGACTGTCCTGATATGATTTCACATCTGCAATCGAATCTTGAATACCTTCACGGTAATCTTTTGACTTGTCATTATATTCCGTTAAGGAAATAACCCCATTGTCATAAGACTCTTTTAGTTTTTGCAGACCCGTGGTATAATCTGCAATTTTTTGTTTTGCCGTACCAATACTCTGTTGTAAGAGAGCAACTTGTGCCAATCCCTCTTCAGTGATACGTCCTTGCTTATCAAGGAATGCATCATCGTTCAGAAGGTCGCGGAAACTTTTCAGCTCATCTTCAAGGTCACTGTACTTCTGGATAGCATCGTCAAGTGGTTTGAATCGTAGCTCATAGATACTATCTTGAAGAGATTCATTGTCCGTAATCAGTTCCAGAGTATTTTCTTTTAGCGTTTGAATCTTTTCTGCATAATCTTGATACGATTTAGAATTGACATCAAGAACTGCCTGTTTCTTCCGGTATATTTCCATCTGCTTTAGATTCTGCTGTACCTGAGCGTTATTATTATCTATACGGTCAGTGTATAAATTCTCTGGCACATCACGATTCTGAGATTGCAGGTAAGAAATATATTTCTCCGTAATATCCGAATTACGTTTGATTCCGTCAATTACATTCTGGATAGTATCAATTTTAATCTGATCCAATTTATCCCGTAGTTCAAGAAGGCTGGTAGAAGCATCATAAATCTTAGCTGTGAAATCTTGAATATTTTTCATAGCAGATTGATAAGCTTCGGAACCTTTCTTAAGATAACCACTGGAAAGTTGAGACTCCATCTCTTTCTGATAATCGGAAAGCTTTTTGGTAAGCTGATTGTAAGTATCTTCCTGTGCTTTGATTGAATTATTCAGATTAGCATAGTTGTCTGGATTGTCGATTGCTACGCCAAGTGCATCATTCAAGGATATTTTGGAATTTGCTACGTCTTTGATTTTATCGTTGATGTCTACGATCGCATCATAAGTATCAGTTATGATTTCCAGACGTTTTTCAGCGAGTTCGGTAATTTTATCTTCGAGTTTGGCTACGTTATCAGCAGCGGATTCATATTTACTGTAGTAGTCCTTATACTCGTCAATCTTTTTCTTCAGATCCTCGTTGGTTACTTTTTCCACATCAAGTGTGCCATTCTGGATTTTAGAGATATAAGAAGGATCAAGCCCCACGTTCGCCGCAAGCTGTAAATACTTGTTGGCTGACTGCTGATTTGCAGTTAATTCCTGCTGAACTTTACTGATAGCGTCATATGCTTTTGTTTGCTTCTGTGCCAGACCGATAGCACGATCAATGTTATCAACTGCAATCTCAGTAGCACGAGACATTTCCTTAAGAAATACTTCTATCCAGTCGAAGGTTTCCTCGGTTGCTTCTTTGGTGGAAGAGCTGCCGGAACTTCCTCCGGAAGAGCCACCGGATGAGGATCGAGAATTAGAAGAGGCGCGTGTAGACGATCCGGAGCTACTTGAACCTGAAGAGGATTTGGAAGAACTTGTCTTATCTTTATTCTTCTCTGATGTCATCACACCAGTATTTTTATGAATACCAGGAGAACCATTTCCAAGTACCAATGCTGTACCAGATGCGAAAGATCCGCCTTGTATTTTTCCCCGTCCACCACCAGACGTTACATAACCGTTCTTAAGCAATTCTTCTGACTGACGATTATTGAATACAATTTGACCTTTCTTGATATTAACAAACTCAGCGCCATTATCACCAACGGTTCTCCATGTACTCGTAACAGGATCAACAACAATCTCAGTACCTAATTCTCCGACAAGAGAAGTGCTTGACTCTTTTGCTCCCCAATTGCCAGATGCATATGCCGTTCCAAGAGAATGAGCCGTGCCGTTTACTTTGTGTTTTCCAAAACCAAATATATTAGCACCAACAGAAACAACTTTAGATACAACTCCTTTAATAGCAGATGCAAGTAAAGATACTTCGCCCGTACCGAACACATTGGCACCAACAGAAACAGTTTTTGATTTTACACCAGATATTGCATTGAATAAAGCATCAACAAGATCTGTCCCTTTAACATTTCCTGTAACATCTACATCTTTATTCTTAACATTATCTATCGAATCACTTAGCTCAGATACCTGATCCTGTCCTGTCACGGTGGCATTAACTGATAGATCTGTATTTTTTGCAAGAAGATCATTAAGCCAATCAAAAAATTGCGAAACTTGTGTCCCGTCAAGCTTCGGTGACATTGTAACAGTTTTTTCTGCTGGAACACTGTTCTCCATAGCCGCATCTAACTTAGATGTATCTCCATCGACATGCATCTTGATTTCTTTTTCAGACAGTTTATCTAATGACTGCTCAAAAGAATTAACATCATCAGTGTTGATATTAAGGCTTGCCACAAGATCATTGTCCTTTAGATCAGAGTATAAATCCTGTACTTTTTTCTCTGCTTCTGATGTGTCAATGTCAAAGCCCATATCTTTCATTTGATTCTGGGCATTCAAATCCTCATAAGCCTTTTGGAATTCCTGGAGCTTATTGATTGTCTCAGTAGATTCTTCGGAAAATTTACTTGTATCAATTGTCATTACTGCAGGCTGTTCCAATTCCTGCTTCTCGATTAATAAATCTTTTAAAGCATTGTATGCTTGTAAGACATTGATATTTCCTAAATCTAATGTACCATCGTCATTCTTTAGATTCTCTAAAGCCGTCTTTGCATTTTCAATATTTGCATCAATATCAATCGTTGTTGATTTATTGTCTGTATCTTCTGTTAAATTATCAACCTTTTCTTTTGCTTTGGTTGTATCTGCATCGACATCGATAACACCATTAGCATGTAATTGATCTCCAAAATTCTTATAGTCAGATTTATATTGATCACTCTGATAATATTCTGCCCAGGACTTTCCAGAATCAATAAATGCATCATTCATATATTTCATAGCGTCATAAACACTAGAAATTTGTCTTTGAATTGCATTCTTTGTGTTTTCATCTGTAGCATTCGACAGATTCGCTTTTAGTTCATCAATATAAGAAGCAGCTTCCTTATATGCGTCAAGATTTGCAACATCACTCGTATTAGCGCTTTCTGCTTGTTTAAGATATTGTTTCTTAGATGCATTTAATTCTGCCCAGGTTTGATTATCCCCACCTTCGTCAGCAGTATTCTGCAACTCGTCAATCTGCTGCTGAATAGAAGCAAGACTGTATTGAAATTGAATATTAACAACAACATCATGATCTGTTAATGTTGAAAGATCATTTTCATATCCCGCTAATTCTTCATCCCATCCGTCAATAAGTTTTTTATACCGATCTTTTGTAGCTCCTTCTTCCATAGAATCATAAATAGTTTTGATTCCATTTAGAGCTGACTTGTATTGATCTAACTCATCACCAGACCAAACCATATCATTAAATTCTGCACCGTAAGCCTCCAGATTATGCATCAAAACTTCTACGGCGCTTACGCTTATTCCTAATTTGTTGGCAGCATCAGCACTGCTGTTAAAATTCTCCGTCCATTGAAAATCATTATTACCGTCTGCAATAGCAAGACCAACATTCTGAAGATCCGTTAAGAAATTTTCTGCACTCTGGAATTGATCCTCATTGTCAAAATATCTCTTAACTTTGTCCTGCGCTTCTTTCCAAGCTGCTTCATAAGCCTGTGCATCAAAAGTGAATCCATCGTCTGGATTAATTTTCTTTTGAGTCATGAACTGGGCCGCTTCTTTAAAATCATCCGTGCCAATCTGACCATTCGCAAACAATTCGTCAGCTTGAGCAAGATATTCCGCCATTGTTTTCCAGGATTTATCTTGATTATCTGTATTAAAAGCAGTTGTAACGCTTGACAGACTTCCTTCAACTGTATTAATTGCATCAGCAGCATCTTCAGCAGCCGATACGGTTTCTTGAAGATAAGATTGTAAATCAGAAATATTATCAATTCCAAGATCGTCTAAAGTAAGACCCATGCCAGCAAGAGCTTTCTTTAATTCATCAGCGCTACCAGCAGATTCTTGCAATTCAGCCTTGAGCGCATTCTTTCCAAAGGAACCATCAAAGAAACTGCTGAGAGCATTTAAAGATTTTTGTGCATCCGTGAGGTCTTTATCTGTGATTAACCGAAGCATAGATCTGGTCTTCTCAAATTCTGATTCAAAACCAGAGAGAGCAGTCAACCCTTCTCCATTTTCAGAAAAAGCATTTAATATATCTGTAAAATCAGAAGCTTTACTTTGAAGATCATCCTCAATTGAATCGATCATTTCCTCCAATTTTTCCTGATCTTTTTGAGCGTTCTTTCTATCTTTTTCAGAAACACCCTTTTTTCCTTGCTTTTCTATTGCTTTAGTTAATAAATCTTTATATTCCTGATAATATGCCAAATAAGATTCAAGAGAACCTTTTGTATAATCAATATTATCTTCCGTATATTTTTCTACATCAACGCCAGGGTTTTTAAAGAAATTTTTCATTTCTTTATTAAGATCTTTACTCTTTAAACTCCATAATTGCTCTGGCATATTCATGTATTCAGCTTTTTTCAACAAATCTTTTGCATCATTAGCAGCTTTTCTTTGTTCTGATGTTATCAGTTGTTCTTTTAAATTTAACGTTCTTTCTAATTCATCATTACCAAGCTGAATTTTTTCGATTTCGGTTTGATCAATTAAAGTAAGCTGTACACCATTTGCAGATTGAATTTTATCAATCATCTCATCAACAGACTCAGTTCCTTTAAGAGTAACATCATAATTGGAAGCTATTTCTTGCAAAGTCGCTTTGTATTGATCTGCCTTTGAGTTTAAATTTTCTACTTCTTGTTGAGCAGTTTGTAGGTTTGCAACATGCTCTTGGACATTTTTAAGGTTAGTACCGTATGTGAGATTGTACTTATTATCCGCCCATTTAAACAATTGATAAGCAGCAATTGCCGTGCCAACAGCTGCAATAATTGGAAGCATTGTTTTAAACGTGGCAAGCAATCCTTTGAAATAATTCGAAAGGCCAGAAAAAGCTGTACTTGCTTTTGATGTAGATTCTGGGATTTCAACGATGGAGTCGCCCAATTCCGTATTTGCAGTAATGATCTTTTTTACTTGCTTATTATATTCTGCTGAACCTTCTTTTAATTTTCCTAATAAATCTTCTTGCTCTAAAGTTAGCTTTCCTTGATTTTGTAGAGCCTTTACTAACACTGGAGCATTATTTACAGAATCTTTTATGGCATCTGCGTAAGTTAGTTTGCCAGTTGCAGCTTTAGCAGAAAGCGTCGCATCGCTTGCTAAAGCTAAAGCTTGGTTTTTTAATTCTTTATTTAACCCTAAAACATTTGCTTTTGCTTCTATTTGCTCTGAATTAAATTTACTAATTCCATCCTTACCAATACCAAAAGATTCATTGAATGAATTTTTTAAATAATTTTGAAAATCATCATACGATCCTTCATTTTTAAAACGTTTTCCGCTCAGATCACCAAAACTTCCAAATATACTTCCTAAATCTTTAAACTGCAAATTAATTGTTAATAATGTTGGATTTATCAAACAATTATGATATAATATAGGAAATATTGACGGAGGTGATAGTATGTCAAAAGTATTTTGCCCAGAATGTCAAAATATAGTGAGCAATTATGCCGAGGCATGTCCTGATTGTGGTTTTCCGATTTCAAAATATATAAAAGATGCAAAACTTAATGATTTTTCAAAAACATTTGTATGTCCAAAATGTGGATCATTTAGCACAGCAACAGATGTAGTAGCAACTATTCAGTGTGATTTCTGCGGTACACCAATGTTTCAAACGTCTGAGTTAACGACAATTACAATTTCAAATACATCATGGCCTAAAACAGAAGACGAAATTGATTCATATATTTATTCTCTTCTCGAAAAATGTGGTAAAATAGAGGAATATGATATAGAAGCACATCGAATTTACAAACAAAAATTAAGAGAGAGGGTGATGGCTCGTCGCAAACAACAATCTAATCAACAGACCCATATACAACCCATTGTTCCACCATCCACTAATCAACCTCACTGCCCAGTGTGTCAATCCACAAATATTGAAAAAATCGGCATGTTTAAGCGTATGCTTTCTACCAGCATGTTTGGCATTGCGTCTGATAAAGTAGGGAAGCAGTGGCATTGTAAGAGTTGTGGGAATAATTTTTAAAGAGAAGAGGTAGTTTAATATGAGCACAGATGATAAAAACAATAAACCAGCTATATCTAAAGTAATTACACCGAAACCTAAACCAGATCTCCCTTATCAAAAAGAATGGGATGAACTGATGAAAGTAAAAGCAACAGTAAGTAGAAGAGGAATATTTTCAAAAGAGGAAGAAGATACTAAAAAGTAATTACCACAACCACCATTCACCCTTGACAGTGGCTTTAATAGACATAAGATCATCCCACTCCTTTTGATAGGGTCTTTCTTTTTTCGATGATTGCGTATTGCCGATTTTAGCTTGAATATTGTTAAGTGCTTTTTGGATTTTGGAAATTTCTTCCTGTATAATATTTAATTCTTTTTGAATTGATTCTTCCATAAGGAGTCCTTTCTATGGATAAAGTATTATTTGCAAAATATATTTATGAACAAGTAAATCAACAAAGAGATAGATTGGCGCTTAGAAATAATTTTCTGTTAACCATCTATACTGCTATAACAAGCGCTACTATTGGCGGGGTATTTCGATTCATAAATAATATACATAAATATAGTAAATGTAGTATTAATATCATGGTAATACTGTTTATTTTATCGCTTACATCAAGTATATTTTCCGCGTATTTTTATTTCACATTTATGTTGAATAATAAACAGGAATACATTAAAATTGACGTACTTTCAGAACTTATAATAAAAGATCTCGAAGATGAATTTGCTCGTCACAAGGTTATTAATCGTAATTTAACAGATCAACAAATTATTATTATAACAAATAATCTTTTTGATATAGCTCAAATAAATGATAAACGTAATCATGAAATGGAAGTATGCCAAATTAAAATGTTATATTGTTTTGCGATTTCTGCATCTTTAAGTATTATTGCTTACTGTATTATGCTATAGCCATTGTCCAACTTGCGGTTCTACTAATATAATCAAAATCTCAGCAGCTAAGAAAGCTGTAGGCGCTGGATTATTCGGATTATTCAGTAAAACCGCTAAGAGTCAGTTTGAATGTAAGAATTGTGGTTATAAGTGGTAAATTATTCTATGTGAGGTATAAAACATGAGTATATTTGAAAAAGACGATTCAATGAATCGATCCGTTAATTTATGCCTAAGTATGTGTGAACAGCTATATAAAATAAAATCTCATAATTTAACCGTTCTTTTTTCAGACGATATTATGCATGATCGTTTACAATATCAAAATGAAAAAGTTGAATTATCCGAAGAACCAGAGGGATTATATGTTCCTGGCGAAAATGGTGCTATTTTTATAAACTATCCTAATTATATAAAAAATCCACCTGCAACGTTAATTACAATAGTGCATGAGTTTATCCATTATTTTGATTCAATGCTATTCGTAAATGACTTTTGCGATGGAAACTGGGATAATTTTGAAAATCATGAAATATATAAAACATTCCGTTTGTGGAGTGAATTTCACGCAGTATACCGTTCTTTATTACTTGGAAGAGAGATATATGCTTATGCAATGCCAGAATATTACTCCAGAGAAGATATTATAGAAGAATTTCAGGACTTTACTAAAATTAATAATTATAAAAATTACATAGAATCATTTGACGTAGTTGATTATTATCATATTTTTCGATATTGTGCGGAAGTTATGTTGTGTATAGGAATGAATAATCAAATCACATTAGATTATTGTATTACAAATAAATTAGTAAAGGATTTTCCCGCTTTTAAAGAATTATTTTATGATTTGTTAAAGATGACTACGTATAAAGAAGCAAAAGAACATTTAGATCTGATGCATTGGAAATTGTTCAAACATTTTGAATATTAATTCGATATTAACTTTGTCTGATCCAGCAGAAAGTGGAGGTAGTGGTTTGCCGTTTTTATCATAAATTGTTTCACATAGAATAATATCATAATCGCCACATGATTCTTTTTTATTTGGATCAATATTTGACACATATGGTTTATTATTCATTTTTTGTTACCTCGGAAAACATAAAAGAAAATTTTATAGTAATAAAAACAAAACAGCAAACTTGCTATTCCACATTGTCCTGCATGTGGTAGCACCGATATCGAGAAAATCGGCATGTTCAAACGTATGCTTTCTACCAGCATGTTTTGAATTGCATCAAAGAAAATCGGCAAACAATTTCACTGTAAGAATTGTGGATATGATTTCTAAAGATCACTAAAGACGAACGAGAAGGATAAAATATATGGGAGAAATATTTACATTAAAAGATTTTGAAAATATTCATATCGTTATAAATTATAGCGCTGATAATGACAAAATGCCTGGTGTGCTTGAGTTAATTAATGAATTATGCCTTATGGTAAACGAAGCATTTCCGATAAATAAAAAAGAAATACTAATAATTTTTGAACCACAAAGAAAAGATCCAATATATTTAAGAGAATCTAAAACGATTATGATAACTCCGCATATAGAACAATGGAATGCAATTGTTTATGAGCTATCACATGAACTATGTCATTTCGGAGTTATTAACGAAGCGCCACAGGCAAATAAATGGTTTGAAGAATCCATTTGCGAGGTTGCATCTTATTATTTTCTTTTAAAAATGGCAAAATTATATCATCTAAAATATCTTGCCACAAAAGAAGAAAAATATAAACGTTATATGGAATTTGTTGCAACATATTCAAGACAATCAGAAAATTTTAAAATTTTCTCAACGGGCGATTTAGTTATTGGGAAAGATAAAGCATTATTAGACGTGCTTCAGAAAAATGAAAAATTACGTGAATATAATCGTTATATTGCTATAAAAATTTTGCCTGTATTCCAAACCAATCCACAATTATGGGAATGTATTCAGTATCTGGGCAGCGTTGACGCAGAACATCCATATGCTTTTCTATTACAATGGAATACAATTTGTCAGAAAAATATTGGAATCGATGTATATGAGATAATTCAAACCTTGGGCTGGTCAAATATTCTCCGAATATAAATTTTGAATCATCTATGCGGTATTCATCAGGTAGTCGTATACCAATTCGAACTGAAGGATCATTATCAATCTCTTTTAAAAGACCTTCCGTATCGATGTCAACATATTTTTTGCCATCTTTATAATATGTTTTAATATAATCAGAATATCCCATTTTATCACCTACTTTCTAATTAAGGAGAAGTAAACTATGCTTACAAAAGAGAATTTGATTCATACTGTAACAAAAATTACTGTATTAAAAGAAAATGATGAATGTAAAATTGGTACAGGATTTTTCTATAAATACCATGCAAATGATCGAGAAAATTATGCATTAGTCTCGAATAGACATATATTTGAGAATATGAAAAACGCTTTGTTTTCTGTCCCTATTGAGCAAAACGGTCAAGTGAATCTTCTAAACAATGAAATACGTATCCAACCATATTTACATCCACAATATGACGTTGCAGTAATTGGAATAAATGATCTAATCGATTCACCAGAATATGTAGGAAAGCTAAAAATATCTTGGATTACAAAAGAAGATATTATAACGGAAGATTTTCCAATATCTGCAATTGAATATGCGTTAATGATTGGATATCCTTTATCATTTCAGTCTGATAATTTTGTCACTCCACTTATTCGAAGTGGTGTTATTGCGACACCTCTAAAATCAAAATTTAATGGATTGGAACGTTTCCTTGTGGATATGGAATGCTTTAGTGGATCAAGCGGATCACCGATATTTATTAATCGTGATAGTCAATATTATTTAGTAGGGATTGAACAATCAAGCTATTCATATAAAGAAAAAGAAGTTGGTCTTGGAGAATGCGAAAACTACAATGTACTTTCTTCATTCTTACCATAATATTTTACAAGAACCATCTTATATAGAGACTCAAATTGACTTTTAGATACTTGATTCGTTTTCAATGAGTCTACAATATCAAAATATGTCTTTTTAATACGACTATCGACTTTTCTTTGCATTAATACAGCAGATAATATATCAATATCATTCTGCAGAATTCCTTCTCGTATATATATTTGATTATCTGAATCAATATATACATATGACATATTTTGTGAATTTAATTTATCTGAAGACACAATTCTTGTTTCTATCTTGTTTGCTGTTTGCTGAATATTGATAATAATCACCTGCTTTCATTAAAACTTATTTTTAGACAAAGGAGGATAAAAGATATGTCATGGAAAGGTAGAGTCAGAAGAAGTATGCAGCCATGGCCCTGGTGGGCGATAGCGTTGTTATTCTTTGTGGCATTTTTGTTGAAAATGTTATAGAAGTGGAAGAGGAGAGTGCTGGGAAGTTGTATTTCCATACTCTCCTCAATGCAATGTTTACTGGCACATTTCAGGTAAACGGTAAAAACTGAGTACCTTGAACATTTAATATTTGCTCGCTTGCATCAATAATACCATCTGGATCAGATTCTAATGTTTCAAATACTAATTTAGATTTAGATCCCATACTTTCACATCCCCCATTGTTATTGTAATTTGACGATAAATATCTATATAATTTTCCTATTATTTTCCAACAACGCCAGAAATAGGATAGAAGCTGGCGTGTGATGAGAAAGCATCACAACTTTCGCGTACCGTGGAACATGCATTCAACGCATATAAACTATGGCATTATATACGCTGGAGGAAGGGTGTTCTCTCTACTCCTCCTAACTTTCATATGTTTCGCTCGTCATTATGATATTATCTTTAATTCCATAATTGCTGCTAACGTTTCACATATTGCTATACGTAGTCAGGTTGGCTCGTGCGTTCTCGCGGAATTTTCATCCATTTCACTGCATTATTGCAGAATAGCGAATTCGACGAATTAATCCTCTATTTATTTTTTACAAGCACTAATCTCCCTACGTTGAAATATCATTCCATTGCTATGATATTCTCCGCATTGATAAGCCAGTTTACGATAAACTATAGCCAGGATTTTGGCTAACCTATGCTTGATATAAATTTGAAACCACCAAGTGCTGTTAAAGCTGTGCCAAGTGGCCCAAGTGTTTCAGTAATTTTAGTAAGAATTTCTAAGAATTGTGTTCCGCTATCTATGACAGCCTTGAAAGTGTCTGATGATAGAACAGAAGTTGAAAATTCTTGGAATGTAGCCTTGAATCTTTCAAGACTGTAATCGATACCCTTTTGGTAATTAGTTAATTCCTTTTCGGCGGAACCTTGGGAATTTTCTGCTGTTTGATATGCTGCCTTAATAACATCTACGTTATTCAGGGCGGCTGCCAGACTATTCGACTGATTTTTGCCGGCTAATATTTCAAGAAGTGAAGCACGGTTGATATCTGTCATATCTTGCCATTTTTCACCAATACCTACAACAATGTCATAAATATCCTTGAAATTATCTTTATCTTTCATGATGTCAAAGCCACCAGTTAATGCTTTGACTTTAGCTTGTAGTTTCGAAGTAGAAGTTACTAAACCTTCAGTATCTTCACCCATAGATTCAAGCTCGGTGTCTGCCATTCTGTTACTTTCATCTGACAAACAGATTACTGACCATAATATAATTATGGCGATACGTTATTTCTAGCGTATTCTCACGTTTCATATTTAAGGGAATTATTGCGTGACGATTACAGTTATATTAACTATAAAAGAAATCTTGTAGATTTGATCGGACTGTATATTATCGTTTCCTATTTATAAGGAGAGCGAGATAACTTCAATTTATATGTTACCATATAAATCCTGCAGTCTCTTGGGATACTTATAATTTCACATATTATTTGTACTTATAATACCAATTATAACCACCAGAATAATGTCTCCCAGAGCAAAGTGCTGACGAAATATGTTTTGCTCCAGTGGCATCAATTGCTTCCTTAATCGTTGAGTATTCTGCAATGAAATTACCATTCTTATCAAATTGAATTACTGGAGAATAATCTCTTCTTCTATAATTCTGAGGATATGTTATTTTTCCATAATGAATTGCATCATATATACGGTGCTTCGTATAACCAAGCATGTTTTCACAATCAGAAACAGAATATCCTTGATTTAATAAAATTTGAACCTTTTGCTCATCTATTTTATTTGAATAATCGAGATCAATATATGAAGGCACAGATTGGATGTCAGAGAAAAATAATTGAATCATTTCCAAAACTGTATAATTTCTCTGATCTACTGCGTAAAAATTATATCCAATAGATTTCCAATATTTTTCTTTGATTTTATCTTTTTGCTTTTGGTCTTCAAAGTCATGGAACCAACTCTGTATTTCAATTGCAATCTTTTGATTATGATTAACAATATCCGTTGGCAGTGGATGATTGGTATCTGGATTAACACATGATTTATCTTCAACAACAGTATCTGGAAACTCATGTAACCAAACTTGTTTTAAAACTAAAGCATGTGTTGATTCTAATTGGTTACATTCACAATGAGGACATTTTGCACCTGTTTTATTAGTAGATAAATTATCTTCACTTAAACATCTTTTTCTATTAATATTATTCCAACTATTATAGAAGGTACGACCGCATTTCAAATGTTTAATTAACAATCTATCATCTCTATTTTTAAAATGTTCCGATAAACAAATATATTCTCCATTTGTATTTTTATTGAGAAATGTATTTATATTTTGTATAGAATATTTATTTGACTTTGCTATTGGAAATGGATAACTTTTATTCATTATTTGGTTATATATCACATCATATAAATACCCGTTATTGTCAAGGCATGTTAAAGGAGATAATGTTATTCCTTTAAAATCAGATTCTTTGACTTGCAAATAAAAACCATGTATTGATAAATTATTTTTAATGTCATCATAGGTCAAGTTCTTAGTGTATCCTGAACAAATATCACACTTGGTCTTATGTCCTTGTCTTACAGAATTAAAAGAAGTTTGAAATAAATTTCCACACTCACATCTAAATGTTAAAATACTTTTTGAATTTTCATATTTTCCAGAAACATAAGTGCATTTACAGTTTTCTTTATGTAATTCTAGATAATGTTGAATGTTGTATATAACATCAGGGTTCGATTTATGGAATCTAATTGGTTGCTTCGTTGTATGTTCCAATTTATCAAAACATGGGTATACAATATACCCTTCTTTATCATAACATCGAAATTTCGAATGTGAATTTTTATATTTCCCACTTATGTAAGTATATCCATATTGCTTTAAAAGTTCTATAATATTTTCATCTTTATGTGATCTTTTATCAATCATTTAATGTTTACCTTTCTTTTGATAATTCATTTTTATATTCTCTTAATGATTAGAAAGGTATTAATAAATTGCTATAAAATTATAAGTCTTTCCTACGTCTCTGGTGTTCCCTCACCATTTGACATATATAGTTATCCTCTATGCTATTTTTAAAAGCGCTGCATAGCATACAAACTTTCCTTGTATGGAGGCACAAATTTTACCTCTAAGTCTGGCGCTTACAGTTTTCCACATATTACCGACTTTATCCGGATCTTGTATGGTTGTGTTGGTTCCAGTAATTAAAGCGATTGATTTTGAGAGGCTTGTATGACTTGCATTAAACGAAGCTGCACTTCTCTGTAACGCTTCACCAATACCGTCTGATCCAATTGCGTAATTATTTGCTACCTCGTTAAATTTATCCACAATTGATTCAGCCTCATCAGCTTGCATATTAAAACCTTGTAATGTAGAAACCAAACTTTCTGAAGCCGATTCCTGCGTCATATTATCTCCAACTCTCTGATACAAGGTTGTAACATCAGAAAGTTTCTTGGCATCGTCAAGCGAATAACCCAACTTCGACCAATCCGCAGTACTGCTAATTACATCACTAACTGTAGCACCATATTTCTTGGCACTTTCAGCAGCCTTATCCCAGTACTGACTTAATTGACTCTCCGATGCATCACTTGCAACTTTTGCTAATTCAATTTGAGCATCATTAATTTCCTTTACATTAGAAACAACCTTTGATGGAATTTCCATAACGACATTCTGCAACATGCCGTAAATTCCAGTGAATTGAGCAATTTGATTAACAGCACGTTTTGTATCTTGCCAAAAACTTGCACCTGTTAATCCATCAGCAGAAATTTTTGCTTTCAAATCCCTAGCTTTAGCGTCAACTTCTAACTTTTGCCCTTCTGTTGTTACATTTTTATAGGCATCACGAACTTCTTCGAGTTGTGCCTTATATTTCTTCCATGCCTTGCTGTTGTTGTTAATATAAGACTGCATCTCGTTTGACGCACGAAGGGCGACACCAGGTGCTAGAGTAGCAGTTTCCTCTGCCTTGACCTGTTTCATCGCTGTCTTATATTTTTCTTCCTCTTCAGTCATATTCTGAAGATTCTTACTTAAACGTTCAACCTCTTCGTCACTAAGATCAGAAACCTTAGTGTCTTTCATAGACTTTTCAAAGTCTTCACGGATTTCTTTGAATTGTTTTAAACTTTCTCTTGCACGAGTTAGAGATTCAGAAGTTTGCCCTTCATATTTGGAAAGAGCATTTTTATAATTGGCTTCATTCGCAGAATATGTACCAGTTGCTAATTCTTTCTGAACTTCCGCGAGCTTTTTACGAGCATTGATTTCTTGTTCAATATTAGCAATAGTTTTTGAATTATCATAATCAACAGCCTTTGTGATTCCAGAATCTCTTGATGTATAAGCTTTTCTCAACTCATCCAGTTTATCTAATTGAGATTTGCTCGCAAATCCATCAGAACTTTGTACAAGTTTGTCGATTCTATCAATGGTTTTCTGCAGTGATGTACTGTCAAGATTTTTAGATAAAGAATCGCCAAGTGTTTTTGCAGTTGTCTCGACTTCAATTAGTTTTGAATTTAAAATATCCGCATCCGCAGCGATTTGAGTTAAGTTACTATCCGATCCTTTTGACAATTCCGTTTTAATACTGTCTTGCTTTTCGTGAATGGTTTTAACGGCAGCGTCAAATGAGTCTAATATGTTTTCTGACCCCTTTTGTCCGGCATATTTTGATCTTATTTTTTCAAACTTAGCATCCAACTGTTGAATAGACGCATCCGAAACTAATTCTTTAACTTGAGCTACTTTCTTTTCAAGAGACTCTTGTGTTTTCTTAGCGGTTTTATCCACAGCAGAAGAACTGTTTTTAGAAGTCTTTTCCATTGTGCTATTGACAAGTGTCATTACTTTTTTAAACTCTTGCCCAGCAGATGTACACTCATCAAACTTTGCAGTGATCTGATCCATTGATGCGCCAGAATTAACAAGATCCGACAATTCCTTTTCAAGCGACGTTATAGTTGAGTCAAGCGTCCGCGCTCTTTCAATGGCTTCTGTTGATTGTCCAGAATAATTATTTAACTGCTTTGTTCGTAACCCTTGACGAATAGCAGTATTGTCATCATTCCCGTAAGCTTTTATGGTATTATCATTTTCTTTTCTGTAACTATTGTATCCATTCGACTTTCGTTGGAAATGAGCTAAAGATTTTTGCTCAAGTTCGTCATTGTAAAATCCTAATTTTCTTGCATCAGAAATGTTTGTTCGAATTTGAGTCATTTCATCTCGCAAATCAGAAATTCTACCTTTTACATAAGCTTGATCTTCAGTAGCAACTTTACCTTTAGCAGATTTTGTTTTTAGAGAGTAATACTCTGTAACATCCTTATTTAACTGAGAATATGCTTTACGAAGATCAACTACTGTGGCTGTTTCAGATTTTAATTCGCCTTTATCGTTATAATTTTGTTGTACTCCGTTTGACTTTGTATAACTATGAGATGTAGAGGACTTACCGTTTTTCCCATAACGAGTATATTGAACATATTTATCTGCATTTGTCTGGATTTCTTCATCAGTTGTTTTCTTAGATGATTGTGTTTTCCTTTTTGTTTTTTTAGAATTCTTTTTTGCCTTTTTCTCTAAATTATCATATAAATCAGATATTGATTGCTCTGCTTCGTCAGTATTTACTTTAACCTCAATTGGATTTTTTTCTATCTTTTTTCGTTCTGCTTCGATCTTATCTCCAAATTCACGCAGTTTATCCGTATCACTGATGTCTAAAGAAATCTTAAATCTTATGTCATTATTATTTGCCATTCTACTTAAATCCTTTCAAAAGAATCTTTGAAGCTGCTTCGTATATAAGATCAGTTACAGCTCCATTAAATCCAGCGTCAGCATCTTTTTGTACTAAACTAAATGGCGATGGCATGACACCAATGCAATACTCTCCATAACCATGCATACCACCTTGGAACATTAATTCCATACTTCCTTCCTGAGTAAGTTCTTGTCCCCACATTCCAGGGTAAGGAGACATTTCATCATTGTTTAAATTAATCACTGCCCAGTCTCCATTTTCTTTTGTTACAGATGCTTTCCAATTTCTAAAATTTCCAGTACGATTGTACATAGATCCTTCTGGATAGCTATAATAGTCTGCAATTGCAGAGTCCAATGATTTTTGCACATATGGTTGTAGACGATCTACAACATAACCAGCTATCTCATGTGAATTTTTATCAATTATATCTGCTAATTCATGAAAAACATTTTTCGCCATTCCATCACCTCCATCTAATTTTTTGCATTAAAAAATCCACTGACATTTGACCGTCAGAGGATTTAATTTATTATTTATTTATTTATTTTTATTTCGTCCAAACACATATTACTAAATGTGATTATCTCTGTTAATTCCTTCTTTGGAACTATAACATTCAACAAAATATCAACCAGTCCCGCCTGATCCAGTAAATCAAACTGATCATACATTTCCTTACCAGAACTGAATTTAACCTGCAGATTGGTGTATGTGTCAATCACTCTCAATACGTAATTAATATATCGATATACATATGAATAAATATGTTCGTATTTACCATCAACAAAAATCGTACTTTCAACCAGATCAATTTTGTTTTCAATGGGAAGATAGTCGATAATCGTTTTTACATTTTCTTTCAAATATTTTGCTTTCTGTATATCATTAATCTGCCGGTTATAACAGAGTACAAAATTCCGAATCGGAATCTCTTTAATATCTCTATCAGCCATATTTACCCCTGTTGCTTTCCAGCCATTCTTTTTTGAACATCCATAACTGTGTCAACCATCACATCACGAATTGCTTTAGCATTCAGCATTTTACTTTCATTCATTTTTTTAAGAATATTCATAATCATTCCAATGCTTTCTGGATTTTCAAGAACAGGTTTTGCGGCAACCTGAACATTTCGTCCAATATTTGCTACAGCATTTGCCATTTCTGCAATTTCCGTATACATTTCATGTTTTTCATCCGTACAATGAATCATCTTTTGTAGTTTAAAATCTACAATCTTTTGTACACTTTCCATCACATGGTTTTTGATATTGATATACGTAAAATTAATATCATTTTTCTTATCTGATTTATCTACATTGTAGAAAAATTTATTTACATGTGCGTGAAGATTTTTATCTTGCATAACACAATCATAGATTACATCGTCTTTTTCAAATTCGACACCTTCAATAAAATATGAAGCAATTGCCACGATAAGTGCAGCTTCCTTATACCACGGTGTATACTCACCGCCTTCAAACATATAATCTACAATGAAATTAATTGCTTTTTTCTCATCTGCAAGTGTAATAACTGGTTTAATTTTTACGTATTTTGTAATCATATTTTTCTCCTTCTATTCCTGATAAACTTTTACTTCCCAATGATACCCATCCGTAGTATGAATACTATATTTGGCTGAATAAGCATCATATTTTACCTGGCAAATTTGGGAAGAATTTTCGACTATTTTAAAATATAAATATGACGGTAAACAATAATTTCTCTTTTTTACGATGTCATCAATTTCGCTCGAATACATTGTTTGCCTCTTGAGTTTCTTTTTTCTTACGTTTTCTTTCTGCCCGATTCTTTTTCACGGTCTCGTATTCCTGCCATCCTCCGTCGATCTTGGAATAACAAATCCATTTATAGTTAACATCTGGATAGCAGTACCAGAATAGTTTTCTTTTAATCAGTGCAACACTGTCAGGGCATCCCTTAGTATCAACAACTTCTTCATGTCCATCCTTATAGACAATAAAAAAATCAGCCACATATTTTATTGGCTGAACAGTTTTCCCGTCGTGTTTGAACTTTGGTTGTAACTCATATGGTTTCTGTAATTCATAGTCCACCACATCGCCACGCTCCACTAATGGGCAAAGCACATCACGATAATATTTCATTTCTAAAATTGAATCAAAAGTTATATTGTTATAAGTACGTTTACTTGTGTCCTTATCTACGTTAAATTTAGATCTAGCGATTGTAATCACTTCCTTTTAAATATTATAATTATTCTTTTATTTTAAGATTTACTTCATTAATACTATCTGTTACAAAATTTACAGCTTTTTCATATGACATATTTTTTTCCTTAGAAATCTTCTCCGCTGTTAATTTACATATTACGGATGCGATCGTTAGTATATCTAAGGATTTTCCAAATCCTAATGTTTTTGCTTTTTCTCCAAATTTTAAGCATATTATAAATCCAAACATATTGTTTTCTCCTTGATATTACATTAAATTAGCGTATAATATAATTATAAATAAACGGAAGGGATACTGTAGTCAATGAAAGAAGAACTTAAAGAATTATCCAAAGGCATAGGCAAGGCCGTCGAAACTGTTCCAGAATTATATCAAGACGCATTCCAACCATCTGCTCAAGAAGTAGGAAAACTTGCTGGTAGAGTTCCTCGTGTTATTAATGCCTTACTTTCAAATGTAGACATATGGACTTTAAAAAGAGAATATGCAATCAAAGAAGCTCAAAAACTTCTTGAATTAAAACTCGAACATATAGATCAAGAAAAAATTGTTGAACCAGAACCATATGTTGCCGTTCCTGCTATTCAAGCAATTTCATATTCTATGGGTAACGAGGAGTTGCGTAATTTATATGCAAATCTTCTTGCAAAAGCTATGATTGATGATACAAAAGAATCAGTGCATCCTTCATTTGTAGAGATTATAAAACAGATGTCTCCGATTGATGCATTAGTTTTTAAAATGATAGTCGAAGCAGGAATTAGACCTATTATCAATTTACGTAGGAAGACGCCATCTGACGGAAGTAACATTATCCAAAATCATTGTACGTGGATAAAAGACTTCTCTATTAAACAATGTGCTACCTCTATAGATAATTTGTTACGATTAGGCTTAATAGAAATTCCATTTGGAAAGTATTATATTCAACAGGAAATTTATAATCACATCAAGGAAAATCCATTATTCCAAGAATTAGAACAAGAAAGTGTCAAAACATTGGCTGATGGAGAGATCATCGACTATGAAAAGAGCTATATAAAACTCTCAGATTTTTCAATGTTATTTTATAATATATGCGTGGTTAATCCTTAATCAATAACTTACCATAATCACTTTTTATATCTTTATATATTGATTGTTTTGTTTTTTCAACAATCATGTTTATAAATTTGTTGTATAATTTTCGAAACATATAAGACCTTCTTTCTTTTAATGACCGTGAGCTATTAAACGTTCACGGTCACTTTTATTTTTGATGAAAGTCATCTTTCAAAGAAATTATTTCTCGTTAAATTTTAATTTTATCTCAACTGGTAATACAGGAAGATGTTCCATACAATAATTAAATTTTGCATCTCCCGTATGGTTTCCGCCAATGGCGTTATATGCTGCGTGAATACTAATAAATTCTTCAACCTCATCTTCTGGTATTCCATTATTAGAAAGGTAGGATTTATATTTTTGATTAATGCGATCCGCCAAAGATTCTTTTTGAGCTTGAATTAAATTTTTGATTTGTTCTTGTTCTTCTTCATCTGATTTAACAATTTGAGATATGTTATCTTTTAATTCCTGCTGGATTTGCAAACTTTGCTTTCTATCATGAATTCTATTCTCGGAATATGTATTTACAATATTCTGAGTATCGGCAATTGCTTTCCGTATTTCTTCCATGCGTTGATCTAGATTTTCTTGTATCTTTTGATCATGTTTAATTGATTGTTTTACATCTTCAGCATGTTGTTTTGACAAATTTTGTAATTCTTTTGCCGTATCTATGAGTAGTTTATGTTCCTCTTTTTTTTCTCTCATTGCTTTTGTTTCAATGCCCAAGAATTCAAATAAAAACCAATGTAATACTTGAATAATTGCCTGAAATCCTAGCAACGCTACAAAGATTGTTATTCCGAACGCCTTCCAGTCTATGCCAAAAAAATCACGTATAGGTTCCACATTGCACCTACACTTTCTAAGCCTTTGGCTCTGTGTAAGTCATAGCATTCTCTGAATCGCCAGTACCTGCTGTCGTAGGATCAATTACAATACCTAAAATTGCCAATACTACGAACACTGCTTTAACAACGTTAACCAATTTGTCTCCAAGTTCGCTCAAGTCAATTGCGAAACCAAATACTGCAGCAATAGTTTGAATAAGTACGATTACTGCCGGAATTAATGAAATCCAGAACATTTTATTTTTTGCTCTTACGAGCCAGTTAATATTTTTCATAGTCGTTACCCTCCATAGTTTTTGATCAGGTCGTATGATATTCTCAATGGAACAATGAATAAATAAGTATCATTATCTTTCGTATCATGCCGGTAATATTGAATATATTTATTTGCTAATTTTTGACTTGCAAACTTTGTGCATGATTCGATATCCGAGAAACAATATGATCCCATGTGGAGAGATTTAAGATATGTTCCATCAGCAGTAGCTAATATATATCTAAAAATTTCTTTTTCTTGTATATATTTCATATGTTATTCCAATTCGTAATTACACCATTGCTGGTATACTTGTGCAGAATCCTTTCTTGAAAAAATCATTACAATAATATCTCTGTCATTTTTTGGATCTACACTCGTATAAATATCAATTGGAAATACTCCGTTTTTGATATACAAAAGACACTGTTTGGGATTCACAATCCTACAGACATCTTTTTCGGAATAATCATACGGCTTTAAATGTGTTTCAATTTTCATCCTTTTTCTCCTAATGAATAGCGTAAAAAATAGGGATATACAAATTGAATAGTGGTAAACTTCTTTGTATATCCCTAAAATTAAATCACTATTCAAAATCATTTCTTATCTCCTTTAATATCAGGAGTTTCGACAGCTTTCTTTACTGTCTCTTTCTTAGTTAGTTCTTTTAAGACTTTTGCAATGTCATCAGAATACTTACTTATGTCTAATTTACAATTAGAAATTATTCCTTTTGCATATTCCTTATCATAGATGCCGTCTTTGTATCCAGTAACCGCATCATAGATATCATGACAATCTTTAGAATCAAAAATCATCATCCAAGATGGTTTTGCGGCATCATCTTCGCAAATAGGGCAGAAGTTATATTCTTTTCCACAGACAATACATTTTCTTTTGATTTTTCTTGTCATTAGATCTCCTTAAAAACGGCTGGCATATTTCAGCCAGCCATAACGTTCTTATTCGTCCTCTTCGACGTCATCTTCTGCCATGTAGAATTCATACAGAGATTTATCAGTAGAACAATAATCTACCTGGAGATCTCCTTTGTATTCTAGCTGTGCGTCGGTGGTAAGCTGCAGAGAAATTTCTGGAGATACCTGGAAAGATGGAAGCACGATGTAACAAGCACGAAGAGTGTTAACAGAACATGGATCTACACACAGTGCCTTAAGAGTAAGACGTACAGTAGAGGGGAATTTGTCTGCTTTGTTCTTGATTGCAAAACCACTTGTTACTTCACGATCATATTTCACGATAAATAGCTTGGTGGATTCATCGGTTGGTAAATCAAGTTTCTTAGATGCAGTTGTATAACCAAAATCCGTAGCAGACGCCGCAGTACCTTGTTTATAAGCTTTGCCCATAGAGCCATTTGCGCCCCATGCATTTACTTTAATTGTACCTTCTTTTGCATCTGTAAGAGTAAGAGCTGTACCAGCTTTTACAGTCATGATTTTTGGCATAGTAATCTTTGCAGAAGCAGAAGCTTCCTGTACACCAGTACCTGCTGCAGCGCCAATAATATTAGTGTTAATCATTGCATTGTTTGCAGTATATGTGCCGGTTTTACCTTGCCAGAATTTCTTAATCAGATTACCTCTCTGATCGGTGGCATCTTTAGAATCTGCGGAAATATCAATAGTAGAGTCTGCTAACTGAGACAGAGCGTACAGAGGAGTACCGTCTAGTGACTCTGCATAACCAGTAAGAATTCTATCGATGATAATATCACCTAATTTAAAACTCATAGTATTTTTCCTCCTTGTTTTGTTTTTGGATAAAATAAAAGACCAGAAAGATTACTTCCTGATCTGTTTAATACGTTCGTTTATTTTTGATCGATCATTATTAATCTGATCGATTTTTTCTTCTTGTTTTTGTGGTAGAACTTTTTTAGGAACTGCAGAACGCATAAAATTAAATTGTTCTTTTGGGATTTTTTTCGTATCACAGAATCCGCTGTAAGATCCGCCTAGAAGTGCATGTGTAGCTTCATAGATTTGTAGTCGCTGAACACTATCCATGAATTCATAAATACCAACATTTTTTAACTGTTCCGTCGTGTATTTAAATCCAGGGTGATTAACACAAAAAGAAATCATCGGTAGAAGAGTAGATTCATTTTGATTATTAGCAGCAGCCTTTTTCATTTGAATAGCTAGATTCTGTTCATCTTCATCAATGATGGCTTCTTTTGTAGCTCGTCCTTTTGCTTTTTCTACTTTTGGATGTCGATTAAACATTGTCCGTAAATATTGAGCCATATATTGATATATAGCCTCATCCAAAACAACGTTTTGATCTTGATCACAAAGCACAATATTCTCTTCTTTATCAACATATTGAATCAACTGAGAAAAATCATAACCATCAAAAACCAACTCTGTAATTTCTGGTTGTAAGCTACGATACGTCATCAAAAAGAGTTGATATTCAGAAAGTTTGTTCCAATCTATACCAGCTTTCCATAAATATAACCTATGAGTCGTTGGATTGGTAACAAACGGCGAGATAGAAGCATTCAGTTTATCTTCTCCAAAAGATACAATATTCCCTATTGTTGGTTGTACAATTTTAATAATATTATTTACTACAAGATCTTCTGCAAAATATAATTTAAGCTGATCAAATTTAAATTCATAAGTTTTCAGATCTTTAATTTTCTCAGCCATTAGACACTCCGAAATTTATTAATCATCTGTGTTCTTCCATCTGTTGTCTTTGTCAAAGCATTGATATTTGTTGCCTCAAATACAACTTTACGAACAACATAGTTAGTATCAGATGTATATTCAGAATTTAAATTCATGGTACATTGCGTACCTAAAATATTCGACCAATTAAATTTTTCTCTTAAAATACTTGCAATAAGATCATGTCGTGGAATACCTGTCGGTTCATCGATGGTATCCTTCGTGTGAATAAAAATAAGCATTGTTAAAGATGCATATTTCTCAATAGAATTATATTTTGGCGTGTCTTTAAATCCTGTTTGATAACATAAAAAGTTTCTTGCGTGATCCTGAACTTCCGGAAAGAACAGATAAGGTCTGATATTTCCATTTGCTCCAAAATATCTGTCCCATTCGCCTAAAGGCTCACCATTTTCATCTACATTCAGATGTCCCTCCTCGTCAAACAATTGATCCTCAAGATCAGTCTCATGAAGAGCATATAGTAATTCTGGACAGTGTAGTAGAGCGGTTTTTACCTTTTCTTTTGTGCGAACATTGTCATCATCTTGCGTTTCTGCATAGGATTGTAATTTCTTTAGAAGACCTTTTTTGTCTTCAAAATCATAAGTGTATTTTTTCTCAGACATAAGACCTCCTAAATTGAAATTTCATATTGCGTTGCAGTTTCAAAAGACGTATTGTCTTTTTCAACAGTACACACAACATCTAATATGTGATCCAAATAAGTTCTATCGTTTGGAAATTTAATTTTGATTTGATTTTTAGATTTGACTTCAAACCATGTAACTTTTTCTGTTAAGTCTTCTCCTTTTACCGAACATTTCCAAGAAAAAGTTGCATCAGAGTAGTTATCCGTTATCTCATTATGATCATCGTGATAAATTTTTAACGTTAATAACTTATAGGTTCCTCCAACTTTGATTTTTGGAGTAGAAGATATGATTTCAGAATTTAATTTATTGGTAATAGGATCTGATTCGATTGGCTCAATATCAGAGTCATGATAATCAGCCCACATTCCTATAATATTTCCATCTTCATCTTTTTCAATATAATCTTTGTTTTGATCGAAATAATCCTGATAAATAACAAGTTTCTGAATACCAATTGGTTGAGTATTTTCTACCTTACTGATTTTCCATGCTACAGGACGATCAGTATAAGCACTGACTAAAACGCGCATATTTTTATTTTGATCTGTAGAGTACCAGATCTTTTCTGTAATACGATTAAGAGGAAGCCAGATTTTATCCTGGTTCTCTTGTTTGGTCATATATGTATCAGTCCACAATCCCGAATTATAGGAGCTTTGCAACCTTAAAACCGCCCACATTTTTCGTTTGATTTTTCTATGACCATCTCGCTCAATCCATTCCAGCTGATAATTACACGGAAGGATAGAATATTTAATAAATTGATTTCCTATATTTTTTTGAACAATCATCCATTTTTCGTAAACTCCCATATCGTTGGGTAAATCCACGTAAAGGCCGATCGGGAATTGCACTTTAAATTTCCTGTAATAATCTGTTTCAAAATAATATAGGTCATCATTTTCTTCAAAAGTAAGTTTTTGTCTTGGGCGAAATTGTAAATGATATTCAACTTGATCCTGTGATATAGATCCGTATTGAGATACAATAAATTTGGCATCGATCGGAGTCTTTGTTGTATTTTCGTAAGTCATTCCATAAGAAAGTTCTTTTTGATCGTCATGAAAATAATCATAAATATAACATTTTTTCGATTGTATATCATTGTCCCAGGTAAGATCCATAAGGTCATCAGATATGTTTTTCAGATTTTCGCCTACAGTACCAGACATCCCTACTGCTTGATACATTTTTTGAATTTCTTCGAATGAAGGCATAGTATTACACCTCCTCGATCTTAAGAATTGCCATTCCAGCATCCAATATTAGTTTTCTATATTTCCAGTATTTAAACATTGGACTGTTGTAAAGATTTTGAGCTGCTTGCAACAAACTCATTGTGTCCGCAATAGCGAGAGGATATAGTAGAAGAGTGTTGTACCCATCTAATTTATTCAACAAATTCTCAAAGGTTTTATTGACATCAACATCCGGATAACTATCTGCTGTTTTGGGATCTACACATAATAATAAAAAGAAAATCGATCCACGAATTGATTTTTGAATCTCTTTAACTTGACCATCAGGTATACTTCCATATAAATATTTCATGTCGTACCTCCGTCAAGATAGGAATTATATTCGTAACCATGATCTCGAATATATTTTCTGAGATTTCTTTTTAATTGCTCCAATCGATCAATATTATTCTTATAATTAGATTGCAATTTCTTTTCTTCTTTTCCACCGATCATCATAGAAATATTTAAAATACTTTCTACTTGTGGTTGCATCCAAGAAATAACCATATATTGTGTTAAGATACTAAAAACAAATTCTTTATCTGATTCTTCGTCGATTGAATTATCTAACTCGAAAGTTATTTCTTCCATATCATCATCTAAACTAATTTGAGAAAATATTTTTCGAATATAAGGCTCTGCCACAGCATTATGTAGCCAACCAGCCATTAGATTTGTCACATATGATTTTTGCAATCTGTAGAAATTTGGATCTGTTATAAGAGGATAAAATCGTTCAAATATATTTTCATAATCGTAGGTCATAATTCACCTCCGATCTTACTAATTACATTTTTAGATCAAAACGAGTACCACAAACTTTGTCAATGATTTTCGCTTTGTTCCAATGTTCAAATGTACCATTTTCCATCTGAGTAGCGTAAATACCAATAATTCTATTTTTGGCGGTAATTGGTAACTGAATAAAAGCTGTTTCAAAATCACTATTAGGAAGATTCATAACTTTCTGAATATCTTCCTCGTTAAACATGCTTTCATAAACATCTTTTACTTCAAACCAATGATCATCATTAATTAGGTTTTCATCTTCAATAATAATGTCTGGGTTAAAAATAGAACCTTTATGCTGAATCATTGCAGCTTTTAGATCTTGATATTCTACATTTCTGCGATCACCAGGACCATTAAATGGATACACCATATGCGTATGATCCCCACTAAACAAGAAAACGCCTGGAAAAAGAGATCTGCAAGGAATCATCTCATCTGGCTTATAATCAGCATCTTTTTTTGATGTTTTCATCTGCTCAACTGAATCCATTTTTTTATTTACAGGTTGAATATAATTTGCCTTGACCATTTCTACAACATCATCGTCAAGGTTAGCCATATGACTTTTGATACTAATGTCATTTTCCTGTAAAAGCTTAACAATATCAGAACTTGGTACATTAATTTGTTTTGCAAGTTCATAAACTTTCATAGTTATTTATCCTTTCATTCATAAAAATAGGAGTGCAGTCAATCCACACTCCTAAAATAATTATACTTAAGATCAGGTTCCAATCTCCCAAGTACCAAAGCGTACATTGGTCATAGTTTCAAGACCCATGCATGTTCTAATCTTATAATCCTTGGTTTCGTCTCCTGTGTCGCCCATTTCGTTTCTTTCAAATGTAGCGTCTGATCCTTCGTATACAAATTTGATGAATTTATCAATGTTATTTGGCATAACGAGAAGTTTTGTATCATCCTCAAGATATTTAGTTACATCATTGTAGGCAAATGCCTGTGGAATCTCAACAAGATCGGTGCCTTCGAAAGTACCAAGACGGCCCATTCTATATAAATCGCTTTTTGCTTCGGTGGATGCCCATTGAACATTACCAAAGTTTACAAGCTCGCCCAGGGCTACTTCTGTACCCATAATTACGGCTTTGGAACCAGTAGCAAGTTGTACATCAGAAATAAGTCTCTTAAGTTTTGCTTTATTTTCTGGTTTTGCCTCACCTTTAATATTCCATTTAGTTGGAACTGGGAGCTGTTTTGAAGCAGACATAACTGCATCATGAAGCATTGTATTTGTATAACGATTGAAAGCTTCTGTAATTTTATTCAGAAGTTCATTCCAATCTTCAACACCCTGCATGAATCTTGTTAAGTCAACATATACGGACATACCATAGTATCCAGTGCTTACGGTTCTTGTCTGTCCACCAGCGAGTCTCTGACGTTCAATCGCATGATGACCATTTGCAATTTTTGCAACAGTTAGAATACAATCATCTTTGACATAAAAACTGTTCTTCTCGCCAATAGCAACATTTTTGAAATCAACATATTTTCTGAAGAATGGATCAGCTGACCATCCAGTAACAAGAGTGTCATCAAGTGTATCTTCAATAATTTCAAATAAAGCTTCTCTAACGGATGTTCTGCCTAATGCTCGTTTGATTTGATGGTCTGTTGGATTCTCAGGTAGACCGGCAATATTTATAAATTTCTTTCTAATAACAACATTGGCATCGGCCTGAGATTGTCCTTGAAGTCTATCATTATATGTATCAATACAGATTTTTGTGAACGTTCTAACGTCATTCATATCTACAAACTTTTCCTGATTTAAATCAGTATATTCATTAAAAAATAGTTTTCTCATAATTTAATCTACCTCCTTTCCTATGCTTCTACTGCGCGATTACGTTTTACGAATACTGCGTACTCGCCATTTGGCCATTGTTTGTAAATATATCCAACAAAACCATTTGTTGGTTTGGTTGCATTCGGATCTGCAGCAACGGTCGTAAGTTTGAATCCAGAACCATCTACAACAACATACTTGCCTACGGCAAGTTCTGCATTATCTTTAAATGCTTCCTTGGAAAGACTAAATCTATCTGTCTCAAATACTTCAAAAGCACGAATAATTTCACCTTTTCCGTTGTAGAATTGAGACTCTTCCTGCATTCTCTTTGTGTATTCCTCATAAATTTTTACTGGATTTGCAAGAATAACAATTTTATCAGTTACTGCTGGTGCTGTACCGACTTTAAATACATCGCTTTCTTTATAATTTTCAGGTTTAAGAACTGCTACAGAACCATTGTCCATATCAGCACCATCATTAACCATGTTATAAAATGCGTTTGGAATATCTGTTGCGTGCATTAAAGTGCTATGAAATACGCCATGTTTTTTATAAGCATAAGTATCAAAATTTGATGCCATTTAAATTTTCCTCCTTTTGAAATTTTGAATAATAAAAAGAACCAATGCTCAATTGGTTCAGAAATAACATTTCAATTATTTTTTAAGAGATTTAAAATAATCTCCATATGGTGACTTTTCGTCATCTACAGTAGATCCCTCAGAATCTACTCCGAATCGCATTCCACCATTGAATTTCTTTTTTGTTTCTTTTTCTGGATTTTTTGCAGAGAAAGTTTCTGCATGAGATGTGATATAATCCGCAAAAATTACTTTTGCTTCTTTTTCGAGATCAACCAGATTGTATTTATCCATATTCTCAACTAGAGATTTGAACTCATCTGTATCTTTCAGAACAGCATATTTTTCTGCACTTAGAATTTCTTCTCTTTGAGAATGAAGTTTAGAAAATTCTGCGTTGCTTTTATACTCAACAAGTGCTGCATAATTATTTCTCATTTCATCGAGTTCGTTAAGCTCTTCTTGAGTAAGATATGTAGCAAACACTTCGACGCGATCACCGGTAAGAGAGAAGTTATCTCCATCTTGAGAATACGTTTGTTTGTACGCAATACCCGTCCAATAATCAGACATAACCAGATATTTTTCATAAACTTTTACAGAATACCAACAATTATCTGATTCACCATATTGAGTATTTACCAGATTAGATAATGCAAAAATTTTATCATCTAAAGCCACTTCAAAAGATTTTATATTGCCATCAATGTCAATTGAATATTTTTTCTTTTTCTTTTCACCTGTAGTTGATGTAACATCAGATTCAGGGTCATCTTCTGATGATTTTTCACTATCAGACTCCTTTGGATTTTCATGACTGTTATCATTGTTTTTGCCGTCTGTCGTCGATTCAGCAGCATCTGAATTCTGTTCTGTATTCTGATTGCCTTCTTCTGCATTTGACTCTGGCGCCGAATTATCATCTTGATTTTCCAAAGTACTATCCGTATTACTATCGGTTGCGTCTGTACCCTCGAACTTTTCTTTAAATTTCGCTTCTAGTTCTCCATCAGATAATCCTTCGTAATCAAAATCAATATCTTCTTTTTTTACATTATATTTCTTTAACAATTCTTCGAATTTCAACAAATTTCCTCCTTTCGTAGAATTTTTATCATTGAAACAAACCTGCTCTAATCTGGATTCCAAATTAGAAATTCTGGTTTGCAAATCAATCAAAACTGAATTATGTTCTTCGCTAAAATCTACAATATCAGCTCTAGAACCTTCCATGCCTTCTCCTATTTCGGTTCCATCATTACGAGATCCCAAAAAAGTCGAGGCGTTTACATAGAAATTTTCCAGATCAAGTACTTTTTCTTTTGAATCATAAGATAATTCCTCAATAACAAGTTCGCAGCTATTCTTTGTTCCATTTTTATTTTTTAAAATTGATACAGCCTTTGTATAATCTTCTGCAATGTAAGCATAAGCACACACAAAATCCTTATCTAACTTATCATCATGTTCCCAAAAAGCTGGTTCAGAAGAAAACGAACCGATTTGGGATTCAATATATACATTTTCCTTTTCGCCTGTTTCTTCATTAACAACTGTTTTTATCTCATGACCTTCAAAATCCCAAGAGCCATCGTCTAACTGATGAATTGCTCCAAGCACAGGCCTATCTGGAATTGTCTTCATTGCGCGTTCAGCAGATTCTTTTGAAACGCGCGATTTATTTCTGTTTTTCCCTGTATGGAAAATTTTAATTTTGACTTTCTGCATACCACGATGGTTTTCATCAACTGAATCCTCGGACTCAAATGTTGTCAGAACTTTTACTGCAAGTTTGTATCCAGTATCTTCTGAACTAAATTTTGCAAATTTTTGTTCCTCACAAAATTTAACTAAATCATCAATGGTAAGCATTGTTTTATTACGCATCCTATTGTCTACCTCCTTTCTTCAGAATATAAAAAATCCCATCCTGAAAGATGAGATAGTTAAACGTAAAGAATATTACTATATTGAATTTTTGATAAATCTAAATCATCAGAAAAATATAGTTTATCATCATTTAAAAATGTATAGACGCCGTTTTGCGTATCAATAATTTGATATCCCGATTTTACAAGCGTCTTCATTGTATCTATATCAGACACTTTAATAAAATTTTTCTTCATATAGATATCAGCTCCTATTACATATTATTCTTATCTTGTTCACGAGTATCTGAGCCACTGTCTGTCAAATCTGTTGTATCAGATTCTGGCCTTCCTCCAGATATAGGATCTGTTCCAGAGCTTGTTTGAGTATAGCTTGTATTTAATGGAGTCATAAGATTTGATAATCCGAGTGCATTTTCAAGATACAACGCAGATAATTGTTCAAGCTGCGTATCGCCGTCGAGAATACCAATTTTCATTTTTGCAAATCCATTTTGAGCTGATTCAAGATACTCTTTCCTTTTGGATTTTCTTGTATACGGACAAACACCTTCGAGGTATTTGATAGAAGCGTGATCTGTTCCAATAACATAATTAAAATACAGATTTAGATAACGATTAATTTGTGGAACCAGCGTACTATGCGCAATTTCCATGTCTGCGATAATTTGCGCTTCATAAATAGTAGATCCTGTTTTGTCATTATCAAGAATAACACCACCAATTCTCTTAAACAGATTTGATAAAGAACTAGAGATCATATCTGTATCATCGGTTGTATTAAGATCCTTAAATTCAATTGGCTCTATTGGAATAGGAGATAGACATGCGTTTACGCATTCAGGGAGTTTTTCAGCAAACTTATTATAATATTGAAGCGCAGTTACTGGATCAACTTCAAAATTATCTGGTTCATCAGATCCAGATATAGGCTTAAGTCTTGCAACAAGTAGTTTATATGCACTCAGTTGATCTTTAGCCGTCTTTAAGGCTTGTAAATCAATGTTAGAAATTATGCTTTCAAATAACGAAGCAAACGGTGGATAATCCATAGTTGGATCATCAGAATTTATCTTGAAACAAATTTGCCTTTCTGGCTCCAGCTCTTGCCAACGAAGAGTAGAATCTTTTTGATAAGCTTCATATTTAGATTTAAATTCACTATCCCAATATTCGAGATAAGCTTCATGTGAACGAAAATACGAGAAATCAAACGCGAATCGAAATACACCGGCTTCGATCGAAGAAATTCTGCAATAATCTCCATCTAGGATTTGGTAGAAACACGTACCACCTTCTTGGTCAGAATCATCATAGACATATGCATATACTGTATCTTCGCGCCATGCTACTAATAAAAGTTTTGTGATTTCATCTTTGAAATCTAATCGCTGCCATCGAACTAGGGTTTCATAATACTTCTGTACAATTTCATTATTATTTATTGGTTGTGTTAAGTCGACAAGTGGAGTGATATTAAAAGCGTCTCCACATATCATCCTGGCATAAAAATTACAAATACGACGATATTCATAACATAATCTATACAAATATCTACTTAAATTTCTAATTTGAGATTCATAGGATTTTGGGGATTTAAGATATGTACGAAGTGTTTCTCTAGAATAAGTCTGAAATGTTCTGTTTTCTGTTTTTGATAAGTCAACCAGCTGCAGTGCATCAAGCATCGCTTTAGTTGTTGCAAACATTTCATTTACGCGTTCTTGCTTAGTAAGCGTTGTACTGATTTCTTTAACGGTCTTTGCACCTTGCGGAGTACTCACTGTTGGTTTGATAGATTTTCTTGCATTCGCAAGTAATTTATCTACTTTATCCGTCTTTTTACTTTGTGTTGTATTAGAAATGGGAGGTGTATTATCTAACACCTTCGGTTTGTTTTTTGATCCTTTAGGTCTACCCAATGATACACCTTCCTTTCGTAAAATTTATATTTTTAATTGGAGAATAAGAGAGAAGTGTGGGATAAATTTAGTCAAAATATGAAAATGTTTTTGCTGTTTGAATTGGTAGCATATCGACGAGATTAGAAGAAGAGATAGATTTCTTCTTTTTATTTTTAATATGTTCAAGTCTTTTTTCCGATAGGAACCAGCCTAACATTGCTAAGACATATGCCCTATCGTCGTGCATAGTTGCTTCAGAATTCCCCGTATCCGCATCTTTATGTGGAGGAAGTTTAAAACTATCTTTTCCACCTTCTCTTTTTGTTCTGCAAATATTCACAATTTCTTCCTTCATGGCATCGATTTGAACTAACGCCACCTCTTCATCCAAAGATAATTTATATGTAGTGGTTTTCGCTGATTCTATTTCAGATAATCTTTCTTCTAATTGTTCTTCATATTCACTGATATCCAAATTCATTTTATCTAATTCAGCGCGAATACTTTCTTCAGACTTATGCATTAGCTCATCATCGACTTCCAGTATATTTAAGTAACCTTTATTGTCATATTTTTCAGTGAAATGAATTTTATTTGCTTCAACCATTTTTATCAAAGCTTCAAACATCTCTGATTTATATTTTGATGGTTCAATCAATTTTAACTTATTAACTGCTTCTGGATATCTCTTTGAATAGATATCTCCGTTTGTATAGTCTTTGTCAATTAATCCATGATGATTTTTCCCTGTTTTGTCTTTCCATTCCTCAATTAGACTATCTCTAACCCAAGAGTTTCCACCTCCACCAGATCCTGCATCTGCCAAAACCAATTCGATGTTATCATAATCTAACGCATCACCATTGTAATCCAACAGAAGATTATGCAATTCACGTATCTGGTCTTGTGTCATCATAGGAGTTTTCCTTCGAAGGCCTAAATCAGAAAATGAAATAACATTTACAATATCCATTGTGTACCCATCTTCTTCGTTGTATAATAGTTCTCCGATACCTAAAATTGAATTATCAGTAGATCTTGCTGGGTCATATGCAAATACAAATTTTCTTTCATTTGTATCATTATATAAAACAGGAGGCCTGTTATAAGAATTTCGAACAATTAGCGCACGTTTAATAATTTGTCCAACTCCACCATCTTGCGTAAATTGGTTATAATATTCTCGCATAGCTTTTTCAGGATTGTTTCTGATTTCATTCTCGATTGTTTCTCTATTTAACAATGAAGCAGGATAAGGTTTTCCGTGAAAAGTAGTGTTTATTACTATATCACAATTCAGATCCGCAACAAAATATCTTGGATCACCTAAAAACATTTTCTTTGAAAAGTCACGATATTTCTGATAAAATGCAGTATCTACAGAAGATGCAGAGGATGCATATAATAATTGATGAGGGAATTCTTTTGGAACTGTGGCGACATCAATATCTCCGCCAAGTTTAAAGTCTGCACTCTGAGTTGTAAACGCACCAATAACATTGAATTCTTCTTCAGAAAGCCATCCTCCCTCATCAAAATAGACGGCCTCTGCACGTTTACCTCTTTTCGCATTAATATTACTATTTAAGGTCTTCACAAAACTGCCATTATAAAGTTTATACGTGAATCCCATTGGATTATGGACAAAACCGGATGAATTCGCCTGAGATATTTCCACTTCATTTCTAAAGACATCCGTAAGACCAGTCATTGATTCAATATTTTTCATTGCAATATCTTCAATTTTTCTAAATGTTTCTTGTGACTGATCTGCAGTTCCAGAACAAATATATATTCTATAATTATTATGTAAAAGTCCACGAAGCATTGCATACAACGCTAATTTTGTTGTCTTACCAGCATTTCGACTTTCTAGCCATAGGACATACGGTCTTGTCCAGCTCATCATGAATGTATATTCCTGTGAATCTAATAAATCTACGCCCACGAATTCTGATAAAAATTTCGTTGGATATCGTAATCCCCATTGTTTTATTTCAGCTAATTTTTGATAACTTTCTAATTTTCTCTGAGATATTTCACGTTCTGTTGGTTTTACATAGATTTGGTAATTATTCGGCAATAAGATTCCAGAGTCTGTCTCAAGCATTGTTTGTTTCCACCAAATCTATGTTATTATCTTTTAAAAGTGATTTTAAATCATAATTTTCTTTAAGAAGAATTCTTGATTTTTCTTCACTTTCATCGGATTTCTTTTTATATTTATTTATCAATTCTCTTTGCTGAATAATCATATCATTATAGTCGTTTTCATCTAATCGAATCTGTTTTAAAATAGCTGCATCACTAATTTCAGCTACTTGTTGTAAACCGGCAGAATATTCAATATTATATAAATTTGTTTCAGCTTCAGACAGATTCATTTCTTTCATTTTCCGAACTTTACCAGTCCATGTATTTTCACCTTTTGAAGCGTTGACAGAGTGTTTTAAGCTGATTCCGTTATCTTTTGCCAAATTTAATACAGAAGAAGTTATTTTGTTTTTTGTATCTTCTAGGTTCTTTATTGTAGATATGTTTTTCTCCATATTTTTTACATCAGACATTAACGAAGTAATTACATCGTTTATCTTCTCAATGTGACTAAAACTTTTTACGATTTCAATAGAAGAAGATGTTTTAAGTCTATCTTCATTTGCATCTTCGCTAGAATCTAAATAACCAATAAGACTTGCATATAGATATGGTTGATCACCAGGTTGTTCTTTTTCAAAGGGATCATATCCTAATAAACGAATTACATCTTTTTTATTTTGTGTAAACGTATCTAACAAATCTTTATTAACAGAAAAAGAATTTGATGTATCATCTATATTGTCATTATTTTCATCTTTTTTCGAATAATAAAAATCACTATCTGAGAACGTTTTGCAATTATATTGCCCCATCGCAACGTTTTTAATATATGCATTCCAAGGGTTAGATTTAACTCTTCCAGAAGCTAGATTATCTGCTTCTAATACACTAGCATCCCACAAATCATTTAAAAAAGGCTTGTCCAAATACTTAAGGGCTAATATAACAGAATCTTTGTCTGGTTCATGTTCTACTTTATCTTTCCCAATTTTTAACGCTATTTTTTTTGCACAATCCTTGCAAATAGGTGTAAGCCCACTTTTATTTAAAGGATCTGTACTTACATAAAATTTGTCTCGTGATTTATGAGTATCACACATATAGCACCAGGCACCATTTTTTAATGAATCAACTTTATCCTCTAATCGAATAATTTTGTCTTTCATTTGAGCAGCCGTTAATTTCGGTGCAGTTGCTTTTGTAGCCAATTAACAGCCACCTCCTTTTATTTCAATAAATTAAGCACTTTCCGCAAGAACTGACAAAGTGCTTTCTAAATATTCTACATATTCATAATTTATATTTATTTTCAAATTATTTTCCGTGAACCAAGTATCAAATTCTCCAGTATCGATTCTGTATAAAAAATCCAAAAAGTCAAATGGAGAGAATTTTGTATATCCATAATTGTCATGGAATAATTTATGTACCTCTTTGTTTATACATGCTCCATACCCATATAACATATGCAAATCTTTTAATGTTAATCTTAATTCATCGAAATCTTCTTTGTTATAATCACATACTTGCTGTTTTACTTCTATTCCTGTTATTTTAAAAACTTCATCAACGATATCTCTAAATGCTGTTGTATGATGTACATTATCAAATTCACCGCCAGTTATAACACATTTATAATTACAAAATCCCATTGAATCATTGAACCAACTTTTTGTATCAGATCTTAACTCGACATAAGTAGAATTAATTCCACCTTTCCAACGACCATTTTCTTCGCCAACTAATGGATTTAAATGTCTTGGATTTTTATCTCCAGCCCATTTTCCCTTTTGCCTTTCGCTTATCATTTTGCATTGTTCTGGGCTACGTCTTTTACCTTTCCACCATCCATTATGAGTCTTAAAATATTCTCTTTTTGTTTCAGAAATTTTCTTTCTGGATTCTTCAGATAATGCTCGCCCTTTCAACTTTTCACTATTTTTTATACTTCTAGACAAATTAGCTCTAACTTGTGCATCGTAATTCTTGCCTTGCAGACCAAGAAGCGCTGCATGACATTCTATAGATCTAACGGTTCTATTTGGCAAAAATAAATTATGCAATTCTTCGCCAGTAAAATCTTTATATTTTTCTAACAATACATTATTTTCTTCATCCGTCCATTTTTCGGAAACTGTATAATTGGGATCAAGAAAACCAGATTCCTTTTTGCTGCATTCTCTACATACATTTCTTAAACCATCAATACAAGATAGATCGATAGGAAAATATAATTTATTATTTGATAAATCTCTATTGCATTTTTTACAATGTCGTGTCCCTGAATAAAATAAATCTTTATTTTTATTTTTCTCAATAATCTTCAGACGCTTTTCTTTATTAATTATTTTTTGACATTCTTTACATAAAGCATTTAATCGTCCAAGTTTTTTATTTGCATAAGCAAAGAATTCATTTGTATTCGGGAATTCTTTTCCACATTTTGTACAAATTCTTGTTTTTGATTCAATACTTGTTCCATGAGTATATCCCATTTTTATCGTCTCGCTTTCCACTCGCATAACAATTAAAAAGAGTAGGAGAGTAGTGCGAGTGTCTACTATGCCAAAGCTCATGACTTCTCTGGTTTCCTACTCCAAAAAAATTAATCACGCTCCACTGACAGAGCAATAAGCACCAACTGCTTATGATTACTTATTCTCCAAACAAATCAAAGAGAATAAAGATATAAAACATTGAAATACATTTTGTATATGATCAAATTAGATATAAATAAAACAGAACAAAAATAAAAAATAGAAAGGAATATTTTGAAAATGAGTAAAATTATAACCACACCAGATGGAAAAGTATTGGAACCAGTAACTCTATCTGAAGATCTCCAAAAACTACAGGAATTTTCTGAAAAACTAATATCAGATGCAAGCTATCAGCAAATGCTGAACAATAATGCCAGCATGAATATATTTGATTACATGCCAAAATTCCCATCTCCAGAAGAACGATTGAAATTTCTTACTGATAAAATGGATTCCATGCAGTCAGAGCTTGAAAATCAAACAGAAGCCATGAGAAAAATTCAGTACGAAAATATAAAATTGAATGCACAAATTGAGATACAGAACAAAACGTTAGATTCTAATTTAGAAGAATTGAATGAACTAAGAACCGTGAATGCAGAATTGAAAGCAGTAAATCAAAACCTCATAAACAATAACAAACACTATTGGCGAAATACTTTATTAATTTCTGTTGGTGTTGCAATATTGTCCTATATATTAGGATTATATTCTACAGAGGTAAAAGCATTGTTACTATCAATTCTGCGAATAATGCCATGATTCCACCAAACAATGCAGGATTGATCCTGTAAATTCCAGCCATACCTTTCATATGTATGTCTCCTTTTATAAAAAAATAATACCGGCAGCGAGACTCGAACTCGCACTGCTCATAACAATCTGGGCTTAAACCAGATGTGTCTACCAATTCCACCATACCGGCATACGGAGGCACTGCCTCCATTCGCTAATTATATACGGAGCCTGTAGGATTCGAACCCACGCGCCGTTGTTAACGGCCTGTCAGTTTTCAGGACTGATCTCTTCATCCAACTTGAGTAAAGCTCCAAAACAAAAATGAGCAGAGTAGGAGTCGAACCTACGGTGTTTCTAATGTGACGGATTTACAGTCCGTTGCTATCGCCACTAAGCACATCTGCCCATACAAAAATGGAGAGTAGATTGCTCCACTCTCCATAATAAAAATCATATCAAATTATTTCACAAAAAATTATAAATTATCTACGACGTTATTCCAATACTGTAGACGAGCTTTAACACCAGCAGAAGCAGTAGTACCAGATTGTACAAGTTGTTTATATGCTTCGTTAGAATCATAATTCTCAACAAACTCATTTACTGCAGCTTCGAATTTTCTAAAATCTTTTCCGTCTTTAATACATTTATAACCGCCATACAGGATCATTGGAATAGAAGTAGATTTTACCTTGATTACTTCATCTCCTGTATTGAAAGTATCTAATACATCTGTTAATATACTGATATCAGTAGCATTGATATTTTCATCATACCAAACAACAAAACTGTCGATATCTTTCGCTCTAAATGATGTAAAATCATTTTCTTCATTTGTATTAATCAGCATAAGGGTTTCGCGGATCAGATCACGCTGAACATCTTTCTTATATTGTGCATCAGTAAGGACTTTCGCAAAGAACTCATGATCTGCAAAATTAAAGATAACATCACTTACCTTTTCACTCTCGATTGCTGTACGTTTTTGAGTATTGTTCAGTGGTTTACCATTGTTCTGACGAGTAAACATTTCTCGAATATCTTCCCCAGTACAATCAGTAAACACATAGATTGTCATCTCGTAATCATTCAATTTATCTTGTACAGCCTCATCAAGCTGTGCATATTTTTTACCAGCAATTTCATATACTTCGCCATCAACTGTAACAGGTTTTAAATCTTTTGCCAATCTAAAACCATTTTCTTTAAAGAAGTCTCTTACTGTGGTAGCTCGCTGAACACCATCAAAAATTCTTCTTACGTCATCAGATCCGACCTCGCATCTAACTGGATCAATCGGATATGGGCGAAGCATAGAGTCAATCAGTAGGCTTTTCTGACGATTGTTCCACTGATTTTCCTGTCGCTGAAACTTGTGTTTCATACTGTATTTTCCTTTGTTAATATCTTTAGTAAAGTTCTTCGCGCTTTGATGTTTTACTACATAATCCATACAAAATTACCTCCTGTATTTGATAATTTCACATTATCACAATAGGAAAATTTTGTAAAGGTACAGTACGTCCTTTTTATAAATATTTTTGCGATTTTTTGTATTTTTTGACGTCGCACATTTTCTCAGGTTTGTGCCAATACCGATTCCTAGACGTCAGTAGGAGATTGCAGTTTACGTGTTGCTGCACGACCATCCATATTTTACTATTGACAGATTTTTCCTCTTATCATATAATCTAAATGTGGAAGTCCACCCAGGCGTTTTGTTTACGGCTGGATGAAATGTTAAGGATTTTTCAGAGTCGCACCGGAGCAGTGATGCTTCGTTATATAGATACCCTTGCTAAGAAAGGAGGGTGATGCGATATAGATACATTTCTAAGATTTTTCAAAGATACATATACAGCGATCTGTAATAACAGTTTGTTATCCGGAATCGCTGCCGGGATAGTTCTAATGTTTTTACAGAATATCATCCCAACGAAAAAAGACCGCTAATTAAGCGATCCTTTTCGTTCAAACTTTAAAACAGCCGTCGTCTTCGGCTCTGAGAAATCCATCTGGATGGACATCCCAATTTTATATTCGATTTATTGGAAGCCACTTGACAATCAAGTGGTTATTTTATTTATTTGAATAATTATGTAGTTCAGTTCTTAACTCTGTTTCTATACGTCTACAAACAAAATACCATGATTCCCAACAAATGTCAAGTCAAGTCTTGACAAATGACAAATTTGTAGTAGAATAGACAACCTGCTGAATAAGTCAATATCTGATCTATATTATATTATTCTCCAGATGAGATATTATAAATCAGACAAAGATTTCTGCTCGACTTTTCTTATTCCATCTTCGCAAAAATATTTCTCAAATTCTTCATCAACTTCAATATCCTTGTAAACACTTACCATATCAAGAGAAGACCAACCAATCAACATTTGAATAACGTTGTCTGGAAGACCACTTCGAGAGCAAGCGGTTGTAAAGAAATGACGTAAGCTGTGGAAATAAAAGTCTACTCCTAAAATTCTGCTAAACGTTTCAGCCCAACTATTAAGTGTTTTTGCACTCATTGGCTTATCTATATATTCTCCGCTGACTTTCTTTGGGAATAACCATTCTGATTCAATTCCATGTTCTTTTCTATAATTCATCCATAAATCAAGATATGGTTTGAAGGGTTTGGAAAGAACATATGCTGTTAGCATTTTTCCACGACTTCCACGCCCTTTAGTTTTTATTTTTTCTGGAGTTTTATATAGAGATCCATAAATAATATTTTTGTCATCGAAGTAATTTACCTTAAATCTCGGTAATTCACTTTTTCGACGTCCAGAATTCATTGCTAAAGATAACATACAAGCCTTATCAAATTGTTGCTTTTCTACAAGATAATCAAGTAAATTTTGTAATTGTTCTTCCTCTAAGACAGTTTTTACCATAACTTTTTCATTTACCGGATTTTCTATTTTTCTAACAATCGGACGATAATTTTCAAATTCATCATCCAACATATTTTCAACATAATTAGAAAGTGATGAGAGAGTGGATTTTACTCGTCTCATTCTAGCAGGACTCCATTTCCATTCCGTTAAACAGTAACTTTGATATTTTGAAATATCTCTCTTAGACAATTCTACAAAAAATTTGTTGTTGCAATGCTGTAACAAATATACCCAAAATATTTTTAGGTCATTCTTATACTGATCGATCGTTGATCCTGCTCTATCAACCGATCGGAGATAATCAAGAAAATCATTTCCTAAATCTATATTCTCTGGATTAACCTGAGCTAATAATTCATTTGTTACAATACTATTGCGTTGTACTTTTCTACCTGCTATTTTTCTCACTTCCTTCCAAAATAACAAGAAGCAGAATAGTATGACTAAACTGCTTCTTTATAAAATTTATTCTTTTTAGCATAATTCACGCTGCATTCATTTTTAAAATTTGGCTCATAACCAAACCAATATTATATAAATTACTGTTTGAATCAGATAATCGGATAAAAGTACATTTTAATTCATTCTCAATATTCTTTTGACGAAGTTCTTGATTTTCATATGTATAATACTTATGATCACCTTCGTCGTACTCAATAGCTAAATTTAATGCATGAATATAACAATCTATATAATATGGCAATACAGAATATTGTCGTATACTTTTTATATTCATAGCACAAAGAACTTGTTCTAATTCATCAAGAAAATATATTTCTGGTCTATTATACAAAATAATATCCATCTTTTTATCTGCATGATTTTCGAACCATAGGAGTAAAGCTGATTTATTTTCATAATTCCTCAAATTGTCCATAAATAATTTAATGCCTTTTAGCGTACAAATATATAATTTATTTTTCTTACCACTTTTATCTTTGTATGTAGAATCAATGAAATATTCTTGTTTATCTAAATTTCGTTGTTGCAGTAAATCAATAAGACTTTTTGTTTTCCTATCTTTTGTACCGTTTATTTTTTCCAAAACCTTATAGTGTTTTATACCTAGCATTTCTGCTATTTCAAGTGTTGTTAATTTGTCAGAAGTATCTATCGTTAATTTCTCCTTGTGATAATATCATAAAAAAAAGGAATTAACGCTGTCTCACGACATGAACCTTTTCACCAATAGAGATGAGATAGGAGAGCATTAACCATCCTATATTACTCATTATCAAGTTATCCACCCGTCTCTAATCATTTATTCTCTGCATTCGTTTGCAGAAAATTGCAAACAGGAAGCCAGGGATTCGAACCCTGATTAACAGTTTTGGAGACTGCCGTGTTGCCAATTACACTAACGACCTGTATTTGAGTGCGTAAGCTGCAGTCTTACACACTCAACAAAATTATAAATAAAAACTTTTCAAAATTTCAGATAAACGATTCTTATCAACTTGTTCAGATGACCAATATGAAATAGAACTATATCCATTCTTATCATGCTTGCTACATGTAAATCCCTGTCCATCATCAGAGAAATCTACATCCATAGAATCGTCATGACAATTCAACTCCTGATCAGAGTCATCACCAGATTCTTCTTCCGTGATTTCAAATTCATATTTCATATCCGATTCAAAATATTTAACGCATTTAGAATTTGCATTTTCATCAAAAAATACAAATTTTGGAGATAACATACAATATCTTCCGTCCAATTTTAGCTTCTCACAAAATATTTCATCACACACAATACTAATAACATATTCGTCTTCATAGTTATCCCACTCAGGATCTGCTAACTCAACAAATTTTAGATCATAATCGTAAAATACCAATTCTCTCAAAATTTCTTTTGCATGATCATACTTAGCAACAAAACTTACGTTTCGATCACAATCATGTAGTAGCTCATAAGTCTCGACAACTACTTCGACTAATTCTTCAATACTTTTACATTTCAGTGTATGCATAAAATCACCACCGATCTATTAGAGAACAGCCTCTTTAAGAGCAGTAGCTGCCTTGAATTTCGGTGCTTTATGAGCAGCAACCATAATTGTTTCACCAGTCTGAGGATTACGTCTCTTAGATTCTGCCTTTTCTACAACCTCGAATTTTCCAAATCCTGCGATATTTACAGATTCTCCATCAGCCATTGCATCTTTGATGGTAACGAAAACAGCATCTACATATTTTGCTGCATCTTTCTGGGTTACTTCTAGGTTTGCTGCTACGGTTTTAATAATATCTTGTTTGTTCATTTTAATATTCTCCTTAAAATAATATAGTTAATTACATCTAATCATAGATAAGCGTGTTTAGCTCGCATTCTCAAACCAATAGATTTTTGAATATTTCCATAGTAATTTACACTTCCTCGCATTAACTTTTTTACAATGTTTTGTTGGACTTTGAAAATTAATCGCTTTTTGTTCAGGGTATAATGCTGTTACATATCCTCTGTGCGTTTCGCCATTTTTAAATGTATACTCAACCAAATCTCTATGCTTAATTCCTAAAACATGGTCGGTTTTCGCTTTGCTTTGTCTACGCATGGGTTTCATTGTCCATTCTTTCATATCATATGTATCAGGCTGCAAATCCGTAATACAGACAGCATCATTGGCGTGTGATTTCTCAATATTCCAGTCAATGCGTTTGTTGGCTGTATCTCCACCACTCGTCAGATATAATACCCCCAAACCTGACAATTGTTTTCGAAGCCACATCTTACCAATCATTACATGTTGTGCATAATTCAGGTTTTTATTGTCAGAAGATTTTAACAGGGAGAAATATCGATCCATATATAATTCTTCCTGGCCTTCAGTTTTCTGATGGCAGCTTTCACATAATGTAATCAGATTATCTAACGTGTTGGAACCATTTCGTCTTTTTGGTTTAATATGATGAACTTCTAATCTGCAGTTAGATTTTCCACATTCCATACACTTGCCACCATCTCTTAGAATAGTTGCTTTACGAATATTTTCATCTAATCTGTTGGATTTTTGATATTGCCAACGATAAGATTTATACCCATCTGTTAATACGCGGATATCAATAGAAACATCTTCCAGCCAATAATTTGTTATATTTATCCACTTATTAAGCTGATTGATAACTCTTATGGTAGCTTGTCGTTTCTGTAAGATACTTGGGGCAATTCGTCCTTCTCTTTTAGAAGATTTACGATTATTGAATCTCGCTTGTCTATATCTTTTATGATAACGGTGGTAGCGTCTATAACCCCGCCTAACTTCCATAAGATGCTTTACATCATTGCGCTGCTCGATGGTTCCTTTGAAAACAACTTTATTTTTCGTTTTACATTTCTGAACCAGAGCAATCCCTACATGAAGTCCGCCGTCATCTATTCCACAACGAATCTCATCTTTACAGATTTCATTTTCTTGAATTTCTTTTTTCAATTGTATTACCATTGGATATTTACTAACCAATGCTGCTCGTTTCTTACGGATAAGAAACCACGCTTTTTGTTCTTTTGTCGGCGCTAATTGTTTCCCATTCGCATCTAATACAAAAGCATAACTTGTCATTTCTGACGCCTTCCTTTCGGAGAATTTCTCTTCGTGCCAAAGTCAAGCAGAGGATATGCGTTTCCCTGTTATCAATACAGGACATTAGCATTGTTTCTTGGTTTGCACTCACAGAGCTTCAGACTGAAGATTACATCTAAAGGTGTGTCTTTACCTTACTGCTTAACATAGTTCCTATCTGCAACATGTCTTTCGACAGTAGCAGTCACTTAGGCTTGAGACCTATTGTTAAGCTATAAACAAGAGACTTAATGTGTCCACTCTTATCTATATTTGTATATATATTTCTATGTTTTTAGTTACTTAACAATTAGTCCTTTTGTTCAAATAAATTTTGCACTTATGAAGTGCTTGTCTAATTTTTTATAATATGTTATTCTCTATAAGTACGGAGCATCTTCCGTATTCTTGGTCATCGGCTTTTCCCGAGTTTTGTACATTTGTTGTATAACAACGGAAAGGCAGGTGAAGTAACATGGCTATGTCATATTCGATATTAACGCCAGTTCACGTTAATGCTTATTGGCGTTTCCGTCTAAATAGATGGGAATTTGTCTGTGAGCATTGGCGTTCGCTACCTCGACCACGATAAAAACCGAGGAGCGCACCACGCAACGTCCAGATGGATCAGGCTCTCTGATAAGAGTTCTTGTATTCAATTTTAGGTAGCCGATGGCCTTCTTTATATGTAAGTACAGATGTATCTGTACTTATTTTTCTACTCCAGCAGGATTTTGTGATTCAATAATTCCTACTTTGATCATGTATTCTGTTTCAAGATCCAATACATTAGCTACCGTGTCATAATCTAAACCTGTTCGACCTTGAATGTATGAATTAAGTTCGTCATAATCCAACACTGGATTTTCGTCAATTTCTCCCATAATTGTATTCTCCATTAATTAAGCTTAATTGAATGTTGTGTGGTAAGCCCTTGTCCAAGCTCGAACTCAAATAAACTCGCGCCAGGGTTAGATGTCTTCCTTAGAGACATCCCATATGGATCGACGCCAATAATAGATCTGACAGTAAGACATTCTGCATCAATTCCAACTTCCACATTCATTTTATGATGGCAATGAGCGCCAATCAAATAATCAAAATGTGTTTGATAAGCTCGCGCATATTCATCAATTGCAGTTTTAATGTTCGGGACTTCGCCATGAATACCTAATACTGCATATGTGTTTAGTACGGAATAATCCATTCCAGTTGGATTTTCAAGAATTACAATATTCTTATTGTCTTTAAGCCGTTCTTTAATTAATACAAGCATTGATTTACTCATATTTTCATCTACGAATGCATTTTTCGGCGCACCGCAAATTCTAAGCTGATTATGATTTGAATCAATCACCATTTGAAATTTAATTCGTACATATTTACTAAGTTCATTTAACCAATTTGCAAGGAAATTGGCATACAGAATAGAAGAGTCGATAATACCATATCTAAGCTTCATAAGCTGGGAATTTAAACGCAAGATACCCTGCAGTCCATCGCCTAACTCCCAAACATTTAATTCTGTAATATGTTCTTTATTCACAATCTGAACAACTTTATTTAAAAGATTCCACATACGTGTTTCGAAGATCTCTGGACTGTATTCATTAATAATATTTCCAAACAAATCTTTAATCTCAAATTCAATCCCATAATGAGCATCAGCTAAACACAGAAGATATGATTTATTAGCATGTATAGGCGGAATATATTCCGGAATATCCAATGTTTTTAATTCATGAACTGCATTGCAAATTTTTTCTGTAATCATTTCAGCTCTCGCGTCTTCTCGTAGCCATTTTGAATATTCTAGTTTTTCTGTTTGGATTTTCTTACGAGTTTTTTCTAATTCTCTTTGCGCGATCCGGATATCCTGCAACTGTTTATCAGAATCAACAAACATATCACGATTTGCATTCAGCATTCGATCAAATGTCGCTTTATCCTTCCGAAATTTTGATTCTCCATAATGAGTACCAAGTAACTCGTTTAGCACATCAGCTACATCATTCCAAGAACCGATTAGATCCTTGTCTTTAGTAACTCTATAGATAAGTTGATCGTCTGTTTCACCAGGTAATCTTGTATAGGAAGTAATAGTAGATCACTCCCTTCTTACTCAACATCAACTGGTTCATCCAGTTCTTCCTCGTCCTTGACCTTAATATTAATTTCTACTGGTAGGTCTGCGAAGTCACGTAGAAGGGTAGAAAGTTGCTTATCTTCTCCATCAACATTAATTACCATAGTCTGTGGATTTAAAATACCAGTAACTTTCATTGAAGTTGTCGATGTTTTCTTATAAGTAAATGCTGCCATATCGTCTAATTCTCCTTTTAATCCTAAAAAATTGTATAAAAAATAGAAGAGTAGTAAACTCTTCCTTAAATAATGGTCGTAATATCAGTAATCACTTCGTCAATAATATTGTATTTTAAAAGCTCGTCACTAGATAAATACCAATCTTTATTTCTGTTTTTATTAAATGTTTTCTCGTCAATATCTGTATTGGTGAGAATATATGATTTCATTTGTTCGATTTGCTTTTTATAATTCTTTTGCGCTTCTTCAATTTGTTCAGCAGTACCTTGAAATGCCGCTGATCCAGAATGAACAAGCATTGAAGTATGAGAAAATGCATATCTTCGTTTGCCGGATAAAAAGATTAAAAATCCAGCAGACATTGCAACACCCATACCAATAGTAATGATGGGAATTCTGCTCGCTTTAACTAAATCACAGAAAAATAATGATTGCTCGATATCTCCACCATAACTATGAATGAAAAGGCGAATCGGTTGCAGATCTTCCTGCTTTACATCTTTTTCTTCTATATTCATTTGAATAATAATTTTTGCTAATTCAACTAACGAATAATCTTCATCAATTTCATAGTCAATATAAAAGGTTCTGTTTTTTCTATCTTTCCAATAGGTATATTCTTCTGGTGATGGGACATCACTATCTTTTATATTACCTACAAGTGGTAGTTCTAACATTTCCATTGGCAATATGCCTCGTGCTTTCGTAATATTTTCTATAAAAGGATTTTATAATTTAATTTTCGTTCCTTTATTTGTGATAATAACTCTTGTTGTTTTTAGTGCATCAGAAATTGCGATTTCCAAATCTTCTTTAAATTCAAATCGAGCTTGCTGATCACCATGTACCAAATAAATCTTTTCTGCGTTAATTCCCTTATAATAATTCAAAAGATCATTTCGTTGCATATGACTTGAATATGAATGTAAATCTACAAGCTGACACTTATTCTTATACGGTTTTCCATTAATATTTATTGTTTTTTGCTCTCGTCCATTCTTTATCTTTCCGGCTAAAGTATCGCCTCCAGCGAATCCGACAAACAAAATACAATCATTTTCTTTTGGCAAAATATCTTGAACCCATTTAACTGAACGACCTGCACACAACATACCAGAACTAGCTAAAATAACTTTTGCAGATTTATCAGCGATGGCTGCTTTACTGTCTTCTGGTGTAATTATTCTTCGCAAATTTTTCCATTGCATCATTTCATCAAATTTTTCTTTTCTGTCACCTTCGAGTATAGAAGAGTAGCACTCAAGAAGACGATTTGATAATGGGCTGTCTAATATAATTGGAATATTAAAAGATGGATCATGTCCAAAGAGCTGATATAATTCCCAAATAATAAATGGGAATCTATCCAAAGAAAATGTAGGAATAAGAACACGATGATGATTATCTATACAATATTGATCAATAACCGTTTTCATTTTTTGACGGTCTAATTCAATATCTTTCTTTTTCATAGAGCCTTTTCGTCTTCCGTAAGTGCATTCTCCAATAACAATTTGTGCAGAATTTACTCTTTGAAATGGTTCTACAAAAACTTTTCTGTCTTCGATCATTGTATTACCAAGATCAGATGTAAACAAAATTTTTCTAGTATGAGATCCACCATTGATAAATAATTCTGTTTGACATGAACAAAGAATATGACCTGCTGGAGTATAACGAATAGCTATATTCTCATCCAGATTAAAAATTTGTCCACAATCATATTCTTCGATATGTTTTAAAGCAATTTCTACTTCATGTTCTGTATATAGTGGTGTATAATTATGATCACCTTTATAATTCAAAGAATCTACATCTCTTTGATTAATCCATGCACAATCAAGCCACATTTCACGAAGAATAGATGTACTATATTTTGGAACAATAATTCTTGCTTTTGTGTTTCCTCTTGCAAATAGCATTGGAATTAGTCCAATATGATCGCAATGGTTATGTCCAACGATAACCATATCTACAGTTTTGCTTTTGATTTTATTAAACAATGCACAATTGGCTTTATAATTTTCCAAGACTGTATTATTATCCTGGATCATTCCCAATTCAAACAGAATTGTATGATCATAACAATCTATTTTTGTACAACTTCCAGTTACTCCTTCGGCATTTCCTCCAATAACCTCAAGAGCAATCTCTTTCTTTTTCTTAGCGATGGCTTAAACCACCTTTCTCATTAAATTTCGCATTAGCGATGATATAATTTTTTTCTATAATTTTCGAGAAGTCTCATATTATGAGGACTTTCACACAGATAGAACTTTTTGCGTTTATGACATGATTCCGAATGGGATACGCCACCTTCTGCATAAGGAACTCCATGTTTTACTAAATATTCTTTCTCTTGTTTAGTAATGAGTACTATATTAATACACACCTTTCATTTTAAATTTCTTTGCATTTACCAGCAAAGATAAATAGTTGGGGTGGTGGGACTCGAACCCACGACCGTTCGGATATAAGCCGAATGCTCTCACCAACTGAGCTACACCGCAATAATGCTACATAAGTAGCAAAATAAGTACGCTGAGATTAAACGTATCTTCGGAAACCTTTACCGACATTATTTTTTCTTCGGTTATCCACTATATGTTGCTTACGCACACACATAGTATCTTCCACAACCGCCTTTTGAGAAGAGGCTTATCTTCTTTACTGTATGACTACTCAAGTTTCATCGTTCCATTAACACTGCCGTGCTATAAATCTCCGCTAAGAGAACTGTGCAGAATCCGCTTAACACATCCAGATATTGCGTATCTTTCAGTGTGTGTATTACCTCCGAAGAGATTACACATTTTGGCTGCTTACACCATACAGAGGTACAGACTTTTGCTTTATAATTTGTTTGCCTTTTGCATCAAACCAATTTTTATATTATTAATTCATAGAAACGAAATTAAATACAGAAGACGCGCTGCACCAGATGTTTCGTTATCTTTTGGATAACAAAATCCATCACGCCTTCGTAGCTTTCGGTTATAATCCCTACTCGCATCCTGCATAAGCTAATTTGGCATCTCTACCAATTCACTTACCCAAATGGACATCGCACTTGTCTAATAAGGACTCGCACTATATATCCTCCTAATTCCCCATCATATCTTCATAGGTTCGCGTGAGCTATTCTGTTGCGCAGAAAAATGATTCTCAGCGGTTGCCCCTGAATCACCTTGTTGCTCCCTATTTCCTGACACTATTTCCACACAGGATTTACTCGTTTTACCGGTATGAAACGGCACTTTTTGAGTGCCTGGGGTGTTAGTTTTGCATAGATTGACCAATTTTCATGGCGACGAGTTGTAAATTCGCCTTTAATACGCTCACACGCATCTATCTGTGCTATGCCACGAGTTGCGGGACTACGAGTCGAACGTAGCTTTAGAGAACATGAATCTCTCGTGGATCCGATCCAACATATCCCGCGATAATACTGGCAAACTATTATATCTGCCAGTAAAAAATAAAACATAAAAGAAAGAGGAGATAATTATGAAATTAACATAAAGAATTAACCTTTTAAAAGGGCGGCAGAGAGTAACCGCCCGTTGAATAGACTACAGGTTTTGTTTCTTCCGGTGTAGTCAGAATAAAAAATGATTATTTATTCCCTTCAAAGAAAAACAATTTTTTTTGAAAAAGAGACAAAAATCCCAACAAAATTAGGCATTTTTCATACTGTCAGCTTCGAACATTTTATGGTTTCTCAATTTCTTCATGCGATCTTTTGCTTTTTCTCGATCAATTTCTTCGGCACACTTACTACAATAAATCCTATTTGGTGCAGTCATTTTAACTCTTTTTCCGCATGATGGATTTGCACATTGTCTATATCCTTTTTTAAAGTTACCGATATATTGATTTCCCAAATTAGAAAATTCTTTTATCTTATATGCCACATTATCAGATTCAGCTAAATTAACTCTAATATTCAGGTTGTCTATTTGTTTACCAAAATAAATATAACCATTTTTATATAACTCATGAAGCATTTCGCTTTTTTTATCCGACGTAAGAGTAATATTTGCCAATTTAAAAATTTCAGACAATCCTCTAAGATCCTTTTTATTAATCCATCCATCAGAATCCATATAACGAGCTACGGCATATAAAGTAAACATAAATTTCTTTTGTCTGTCATTAGGAAGTGAATTAATAAGATCAATTTCTTCTTGATAAATTGGAACATATTTTAATTCTCTGAATTGTTTGTCTTTTCCGTTAATTTCTTCCTTTTGCTTTGACTTTTTATCTTTCTCGTTATCATAAAAAATATCACATACATTCTCAATTTTGTGAATCCATTTATATTCCTGATAGCCATAAATCATCATATCGGAAATCTTATTTTTAACGATTTCAACTAACTGTTTTTTTTCTATATTTTCATTGTTAATATAATAATATTTTGCTGTTAAAACAATCAAATAGCCAATAGATAGATCTTCTGGTTTCTTCTTTGAAGCCAGAACAGATCTAATATAATCCTTCTCATTCAGTATATACATTTTCATTCTCCATTTCTTCCAAACGTTTAATAAGCAAGTCACCAATACAGTCCCAACAAAACTGTCGATTCCCCTTATAACCATAGGTAATATCAAGGATAATATTCATGCGCTCTTCATCGTTTGGGCAAAGATCAATAGCCTCTTGCCTAAATTTTTCGCATAAATATTTTCTGTTATTATTTGATTGTTCTTTGTCGGAAGATCTGTTTGCTTTATACTCCTTAATACATTCACGATACTCTTGTTCAAGATCATGTAAAGCTTTTCGATGTTCTTCTGTGCATCGACGTTTAACTTTTAAACGATTGTAATCAAAAGTAGAATCATGATGTAATTGTGATTTATATCCGTCTAATTGACTTTCAACATACCAGCAAATTTTATTCATTGCACATGCTCCAATGCCAACCGGCATTTTATACTCATACCAAAATAAAAAATCCTTTTGTTCGTCAGTTAAATTATCCTTTTTACTATATAAATCTTGAATACTGCAATCATATAATGCAGCGCATTTTATCTCGCTTTCCTTGATATAATTCTTATACTTACGTTTAATCTCATCATAAATATAGATCATAAAATACGGTTTTCGATAAGCACAAATTGATTGTAAATAATGATTATCTTTGCAAGCACCAAGATTATACCAATATTTTGCCATTGGCTTTGCGATAATTCCTTTGATTTTATCCAATTCATCCTGTTGGTGAAGCTGTCCACATTCAATACGATATAATAAATCATTATATTCATTAGACCCCTCTTTAAATCGAGATAACACTTCAATCATAGAAGTTACACGATTTGTAATCTGACCAACCTGATTTCCCATGCCGTTTTTATTTGTTTTTTTTACTTCTTTTTCATTAATAACAATCTTATTGGCTTTTCTTTGAACACATTCAATTGCTAATAATTTTCTAAAACAACGAAGTAAGACTTTATTATTGGTTGAATATAAAAGATCGCCATCCCAGTCGCAACCGTTTTCCGCCACACAAAAAGAATCCCATGCATTGATAATCATAATAGTATCCATATACTGATACCAATACAAACATTCTTCGTTTGAAATTACATTGCATTTTCGAATATTATTGTGAGAAGTCATTGGACTTCGAAAGATAACTACAGAATCTACAGATTTGTCAATCCAGAATTTTGAGTAGCATTGATCAGCTTTTAATAAGCCAGTTATTTCTAGGCCACAAATTGATTGCATTAACGCAAACGGATCACCACTAGCAATTTGATAATTACCATTTACAATTAATTTACCAATTTTTGCATCATTTATTTTCTTCTTAATATACCTATGCGTTGAATCAATAATATACGGATCACCAAGCATATATTGGCTTGTATATAATGCACGTTGCCATGAATTCACGTCTGTATTTTCATTAATTCCAAGAAATTTAATGGTGGATTCGTAGTCTCCACACATAGCATCTTTTAAATGCTGAATGGTAGGATTGCACAATTCTTTAATATCATCATCAGTGAATTCATAAGACTGTAAATATTGATAATTTAATTCACGTTCTTCATCTAAGATATGAGGAGAAATTTTCGTAATTGCAAATTCATATCCACACTCTCTATATGCGGCAATATATTCGTCAATACTTTCATATGCCGACCATAATTTCAATGAAGATTCCGTGAGAATCATTTCACACTCTCGAATGTCCTGCACATTACCCCAAATATCCTCGATAAAATAGTTCCCACCATTATATTTTTCGATAAACTCTATAATTGGGAAAGGGTAGAGCATACCTTTTAACCAGGCATTTCGCAAACATACACCTGCAGGAGTATAATCTAATCCAAGAGATTCAGCAACTCTTTGCATATATCCAATAGTACATAAATTAAACCCATCAGACACTGTATTTTCCATTACTTTATGTTTTTTTTCGCGAATTGGCTCACCGTCTCCAACTCCACTATCGAGAGAAATTACATCATCTTCGTATTGAGTAATGCAATCTTTCACAACTAAAATTCCATGTGGTTCGCAAATTGGCTGCGATGCAGAGCAAGTTAACGCTTTATATGCTTCGTATTTTGCTGGAACTAATGGCACTTCTTTGTTTCGCCTACATTCACATAATTCATTTAGTTTATCTATGTATTCCGAATTACAAAATAGAAGAGTGTTATTTTTCAAACCACCTGTTGTTCCAACAAAACGTCTATAATTTATACCATTTACAGTAACACCTTTTTTGTTTGTTGCTCTTGCAAAATCTGTTTTTTGATCAATAACGACTTGCATAAAAAGTTTCGAAAAATCACATTTCCATTTTGCTTTCTTCATGATTTTCTTTGCCATAATTCGAAATTGCTGACCCTCAAATAATGAAACAGATTCTTGGTATTTAAATGCTTCTTTTTTATCAATATTCAAATTCCATTTAGAATATTTTAATTTATCTGTTCCAATTTTAAAAATCTCATACTGAGGTACATTAATACCTGCCATATATCTTTTATTCCTCCAAAATCTTATATTCTCCATCGCCAACACAGACAATAATTCCATACTGATGTATCTCTAAATCATTAAACATACCACCAACTTGAAGATAGTCTTCAGAAATGTTTTTCAATTTAATACAATGAATTTCACCATCATATTTAATGGCACCAAGCATTTCATTCTTTTCATTGATTGCAAAAACAACACAATAATTGCAATCTTGAGTATCTACAAGCTCATAACAAAAATCATAGATGTCATCATCATCTGCCAATAAAACATTCATCTTTTCACCACATCCGCATCCACATACTGGCGCACACAACATGTTATATTCAGGATCTAATCCAAAATCCTTAAGTTTCAAATTTTTAAAATTCCATATAAAATCTATAATATTTGTATTAATATTCATACTAAATCCTCCTGCGTTACACATTCATAAGCAAAGCCTTCATTTGTAGTATAGTAAATGTGTTTTATGCCTAGATCCTTAATAGCAGCCATACATGACGGACATGGCCTAGACATACCATAAGGTTTATCATTTCGTTTTCGATATATATATAATTTTACTTTGGAAAAATCTATATCCAGATGTCGGATGGAATTGATACAGCTAATTTCTGCATGTATTTTAGGAAGAAGTGTTTCCTGATCAACGTCAGTAATTCTATATTTGTTATAATATTTCTGTACTGGATGTGTTTTGTTGGTATTACAACCAATGCCAATAATATTTCCCTTATATACTGCTACACAACCAATATGTACGTTTTTATAATCAGAAATATCTGCAGCCTGTCTCGCTTTAGATAAATATCTACGATCAGTTTTAGTAAACAAACTCATCCACTTCCTTTACTGTGGACTGTTTTGCTTTTAATTTTTGTGTTTGAATAATATTTCGATGACACTGTTCATCAAACTTTCTGTCTGCAATAATCTTTTCTGCGAAGTGCGATCCATGTGATAGGGTAGTAGAATTCGGATATGGAGAAAGTTCTGTAAAATGAATCAGTCCTCCAAATTTTGTGTTATCTCTCATACTTCTGGTACAAAATCTTGTGTTCTCTTTCATAATTAGTATCTCCTTTGATTTTCATAATTTTTAAATACATTTTTATCACTCCTTGATTTTAGGGATGATTAATAGTTCCTAATTTTATATTCTCTAAACATTCATCAACATTTCATCTTTTTAACACTATCTCCAAGTTCATCAATAAACGGACTAGGAGTCATAAGATTATCATTGTATGATGCAGTAGAAGAGAGATATAATTCATTCTCTGCTCTTGTAATTCCGACATATAATAACCTGCGTTCATCATCGAGATTGTCACTTTTTGCATGTGGGAGCAGTCCATCATTCAATCCAACAATGAACACGATTGGATATTCCAAACCTTTTGCTCTATGAATTGTTGAGAGATGTACTTTATCATTATTCTCCATTGCAACTTGTCTATTGATGTCATCTAAGTACAACATAAACTCGTTTAAATCAAAATACTTTTCTGCAATATTCTGAAAAGCATCCATATTTTCAATCTGTTCCGAAAATCCACCATCATCAGCCTGTTTACCCTTGCTAACAAAATCATCGATTTTAAGATAGAATCTCAAATATTCAATCATCTTACCAACCGACTCGAATTTTCTGTTCTGTAGTGTATTAATAACTTCATATAATTGATCAATTCCATTTTTGAAACGCCAATTTCTGCGATCAATCGTAAACATTGCATTGTACAACGAAGTGTTTTTCCTCGTAGCATTTTCCTTGACTTCAGCGAAAAATTTCTGGTCTAACCAACGATTTGGTTTATTATACACATACGAAAATGCTGAATTATCTCCTTCGTGCAATGCCAATTTAAGATAAGAGATCAGTAACTTAATCTCTGGTAGCTCCGTAAACATAACCCCATTAACAACGTCATATGGAATCATATTTTTAGACATGACAGTTTGCAATATTGTCAACTGGGCATTTGTCCTTGCTAGAACAGCCATATCTCTATACTCATTGTTCTCTTTTTTCTCTGTGATCTTTTTACAAATCCAAGAGGCTTCATCATATTCACTTACAAATTTTCTGTATTCAGGGAACTGATTTGTTCCTTTAGAAGCAATACTTTCTACATAATTCTTATCCTTACTGTCAGGAATATGTTGTGCTAACATATTCGCCATGCGTACAATATCTGTACTACATCTGTAATTCGTGTTTAAATGGACGATTTTCACATCAGAATAATCCTGATCAAACTGCATAATGTATTCACTTCGCCCACCACGAAAAGAATAGATTGCCTGTAAAGGATCACCTACAATCATAGTGTTTTTATTATTAATTCTTTTAAGAAGAAGAGACTGTGCCATAGACACATCCTGAAACTCATCTGATAACACGTAAAGATATTTATTCTGATAAAATTTTAAAATATCTGGGAATTTGTCAAAACACTGATTTGCCATATTCAGGAAATCATCAAATTCAATATAGGACTTATCCTTTTTATAATCTTCATACATTTTATAAATCTTTTTCATCCGATCATCAGGATACGGATCGTCATCTGAATAAATCAAACTATCTGTTGACCCTAACATATTTGTCTTTTGAATTCCCAAAAATCTCAGTATTCCATTATAAGGAACATCATCTTTATTCCTACATAATCCAAGTAAATCACAGCAAATTTCTTTCAGTACTTTTTCTTTTTCCCAAGATGCAGTCCATACTTTGTATTTTCCATATCCATATGTAGAAGTAATAATTTTAAGAGCGAGAGAGTGAAAAGTTTCTACATTTACACTAGCTACTCCAAGTTTTCCTAATCTATGCTCAATGCTTTCTTTTGCCTTTTTACTGAACGTGACAGCCAAAATAGTAGTGGGATCAATTCCATGATTCTTGACCATGTTTAAAATTCTATATGTAAGTACAGATGTCTTTCCAGATCCAGCTGCAGCAATGACAACCATATTTCCGTCTATGGTGTGAATGGCTTCTTTTTGGTTTGTATTAAATTCCATTTTTATATCTCCTTTGCTAGTTAATTTGAAGCGTGTATTCATCTTCAACTTTACGTTTATTAATTCTCTTCCCAAGATATTCAGTTTCATTGTTTATTGTCATTTCGCACAACCCCTTAAAACACAGGGAATAATCATCTTTGCTTTCATAGATCGTATATTTTCGAGGTGATTTATCAAAACGTTTTTGGGCATTGCCAATAATCATCTCTGTGAAAGTATCATTAAATTTTTTGATAATATTGGATTGATATGGGAATTGATTTAGAACAAAACTACATTTGTCAAGATCGATGTAATAAGCTTCATATGACTTATAGACAAGTTTGATTTTGCGTTTATATAATTCATCTTTGAGGGCTTCATTAAATCGTTGTGATTTTTTGCTGTAATATCTTTCTGATGCATTTGTGATATTTGCTTTTTCATCAGCAACCTTAATACAAGCAGCATAAAAATCCATATCTTCTTTAGACGCCTCTCTAGTTTCCAATTTAATATTTGCATGAACAACTCCATCTGAATCGATTTCAATCATCTCGTCTGATACTTCAGAAGTGATTTTGTACACATCACGCCAGATGATAAGACCTGCGGATTTAAGATAATCCAGAGCATTCATAATATAATACTCAATCATATCATCTGATTTATTATAAAATTCATTAATAGTATCCAATTCGTATTTAATAGCTCTGCTAGTTTCCTCTTTATTATATTTACAGAGATTATAATTTTGGTTGACCATATTGATTTCTCTGGCCCATTTACCAAGTGTGATATCAATCTTTCGATTTTTATCATGTCCATTAATGATTTTTTCTAGTAGCAGTGGAACAATATACTGATATAAAGATGTGTTCATTTTGCTAAAATTAGCTGGTAAAATATAAGGATATACTTCTTTGATCATATATTCCTTTTTTCCGTGAGGTTCGATTTTACAATATCTACTTACTTTTTTTAAAAGAGTCTGTTTATTTTTTGTTTGCATATAACCCAATTTTTCATATGAATCCTTTTGGGATTGACTGCCATAACGAGTTACTAGATCTTGTTCAGAAATAAGTCCTACTTCAAAATTATTCTTGTCCATAAAAATGTCTCCTTTTCAAAATGGTAATTTTAGAGTCATTTTTACCTTATATATTCTGAAAAAATTTTACTGTACCATTTCTTCCTAATATATATTATATATAGGGAACTTTTGGTACAGTAATTTCACCCATAATTTATAAGGGTAAAATTGCTCTATTTTATACTTTGTTCATACTTTTAATAAATACTTTATAAATGGTTCAGTACCTGGTGGCTGCTTTAGCAGACGCCAGAGCAAGGAGAGCTACTGCATCTCCGCGCTAGTAGCGTGGCACACTATTGTCAATCCAACCGTGTAACCAAAAACTACCGTAGCCACTTTTTGATAATTCATTCTCTAATAGAATAATGGTTTTATCAAATTGTTCACTCATCCAGAATTGCATCAACCATCTCTTCAAATAAACTTCTATATTCTTTGTCATAAGCTAGTGCATCCATGGTCATACAATTCTTTAGATTATTATTATGACAATAGTCATCTATCATCTGATTTAAATCCTTATCTGTATATTGTTCTCCAAACTCTTTAAATAATTTTCTATATAATGTTTTGTAATCATCAATTCCATATTTCATCATAATCCGCTTGAATTTAGGCATCATAATACTTACCCAATATGGCATTTTCTTATTTGATATTGTTCCAAATGTATTCATATTATTTTCTAATAAGGTCAATCGTTCATTTAACTGAGCAATATCTGTGTCATATCTTTCATATAGTAAATTAACTGCCTGAGTCATATTATTTTGGGCTTGAATAAGATTTTCAAGAGCTTTAATAATTGGCTGTAAGTTTATAGATGTAAAAGTATTATTTCTATATTTTTCTACAATATCCCATACCCAATCCATAAATTCGTCTGCTTTCTTTTGATGGGACCATCTGCAGATTTCCATGACACCTTTATGGGAATAATAGTAAGTTTCATGTCCTAAACCATCTGACAAGCAAATGGACAGTTTGTCCAATCGGTCGCTATGTCTTTTATGAATTTTACCAATAGCATTTGTTGGATCTTTATATTCCAACGCTTGTCCAATTTGTTCTCTTGTCAATAAAATGTCATCATTCATATTTCTGTAAAAGCTGCAATCCAGTTCTCCAAACTTTTCTGTTGTAATTAGTTTTAAATTATTATTCATAGTAAATATCTCCTTTGTATTTATGATTTTCTTTGATATTTGTTTATTCTCCATGCTATTTGAATCGTTTTTGTGTTTTATGATTTGTCAATTTTTGATTTTGAGCATAAAAAAATAGCAGACAAGATTTCTCTCATCTGCTATAGGAATGTATTTTCATATATTATTTTATTCTTCTTCTCTTGCATTAATTGTATCAAAGGATAACCAGAACACATCAGGCTTAGAAATAATTCTTGCATCAATGTATGCCATCTTCATGGAAAGACATGTTCTTGCTTGGTAACACTTTCCATCTATTTCATTAAGCACCAATGCAACGTCAGGAATATTATTTTTGTTGAAATATAATGGAATCATTAGCTGAATCCTGTTATTGTAGTAATGAGGAATAGCAAGCTTATAATTCGCAGTAACCTTTTGAATTGAAGAATCGATTACTCCTTTTAGTGTTTCCAATGCAAGATCACTTGTCCGAATACGTTCTGGTAAACGCTGCGCTGTATTAAGGTCATCTAAGATGTGTTCATAATGAACATTAACGGGATAATGCCAGTTGAATATGAGTTTGCCTGGATCAGAAAAGTAATCAGCTCTTTCTGGTAAATCAATGATTTTTAAATCGCCTAGCTCATAACGATCTTTGAATCCTTTAAATATCCAACTTGAATAGCCTAATCTATTATTAGGTTCTGCATATACATAAATTGGTTCGTTATAATTATCATATAGGCCTGTATTAAAAATACAATAATATTTTGCTGTAACGATTTTCCCTTCACTCTGCAGTTTTTGGAAAGTGTGTTTCATATAATTTTTTAAAATTGAATAATCGTTTATATTTCCAAAAGACCACGGCTCTGACTGTGCTCTTTTTGCTAATTCCGCCATCTGAGCATTGTAATCTCCCCAATAGAAAAAGCTATATAAATCATTCATGCCCAACAGTCCTTTATATTTTTGATATTAATAATTTTAGCATAATTCGAACAAACATTCAAATGGTAAATTCTGTATATTATATAGGTATATATGAAATAGAAGATCGTTTTATGCTGGAGTTTAAAAGTAGCCCCCCATGGTGTGTCTGGTATGAGAGGATACAGATCATTTCTTGGGTATGATCGTAGGAGAGTATGTGAGATTATTTGTTTAGAACAAATTTTAATGTGCTTAGTGGATAGTTGTTAGGGTATGAATATAAAATTGATTTAAAATCTGTAGAAGTATCTTTTTGTATGGGGTAGGTGATTTTTATGGTCATCTACCCTTATTTTATTTGAGTTATTTCCTATTTAAAATGTGATGCTGACACTAAGTTTGATTCTGTACACGTAGGAACTTGCAATGGGAGACGATCCTACATAACCAGGAAGAGAGACTTCCTGCTGCCGTTCTGTTTTACAATATCCTACTATTGAGACATGGATGTCATCTTGTACCGTAAGACGATGTAATTCTTTGACATACTCATCATATCCTGTTTGATCAGTTACTCTGTAGCAAACACTATATGATGTTTCTGTTCTTGGTTTAGAAAAGAATCCACCGCCAGTTATTCTACGTACTTCTTCACATTCACGTTTAATATAATTGGCAGCTTCTGGTTCTCCGTAATAGGAATCTGGATAATAGCATGAGATATATTTATTATTGCCTATTGTGGTATATTCATTGCGCTGTGCTTTGGATTTAAGGAGTTCTTTTAAATAATAATAATCTCTTTGCGCATCCTTTTGTGCTTCAGATGTTGCTTTAGTCTGGATTTGTTCTTGCGTTGGTGTAAGGCTGGACAATTCATCACGAAATGACATGGTTTTCCTCTTTTCTTGTATAGGTGGACAGTTTGTATGGTATAGGTGTTTGAATGGATTCTAGGTCGATTATAATACTGTTTTGTCCTTAGATCAATAGTAAGGATGATTTGTGATGGTATGCGTGGATGGGGAGAGGAGTGGTGAGTAAGGATGGATAGTTGCATGGATATGGGAGTGGAAGAGTGATGCGAAAGTTGATGTAGAAGAGAGCAATTTTTGCGTGGTGAAATACTTATCGTTAGAGTTTGGAATTTATATGGATTATTTTGGAACGGATGTGTGAAAGTTGGAAATGAAATATGAATGGTGGAGTGATTTTAAGGCTTGATTATTGGGGTTAACGATAAAGGGTACGATAAGGTGTTTTGTGGTGAAATGATGGGATTTTGGGCTTGGATATTGGGCAAAATGTGGATTGTTTTTTGATGGGCGGAATGGGAGGGTGAGATTGGGAAGATTGGGTGAGTGATGGATTCTGGAGTTAGTGTGTGGATGAACCAGCTATGTGAGATTTCGGAAAATTCAGACAATTTACCAGTTTTAACTACCCCCGTCTGAATATTCAGACAATAAACAGATCACAACGTAATTTTACCCCGAAAAACAGGTATTTTATAGGGCATAACACAATTCTAATACAATTCAAAATATTTTGATAATGGATAAAATTTTTCCCGTTGTTTGGTAAAATAAAAATTTTTGACCATGGCGCGCGCTGTTCCGGTGGCAAGGCGAAAAAGGTGGTAAAGTGTGACGTAAGGGCATATGTAAAAATTTTATATATCGAAAATAGTAATGATTACTATTATCAAGTTATCCACATAAGTTTTCCACATTATCCACAATTTCCACAATTACAAATACTAAACAAAAAGTTTACCAATACTAAACCACACATTTTCATAAAATCAATAATAGTAACCATTCCTAATTTTCTAAACTGACTAATAGTCATTTAAAACTGACCGATAGTCACAAAAATATGACCAATAGTCAACCTTCTATTCCGGCACGCTTAGCAGTCAATATCCCTTTTTGCTCAGATCCCAATTTATTAAATCTTTCAAGTATTTTGTGATTGAAATATTTTGATCTTCTAAATAATTTTGTAGCCGTTCATAGTCCTGTATATCAGTTGGAGTATATTGTATTTTTACTTGTTTACATTTTTGGTTATATTTTTTTTGGTTTCTGGCTTGTGATTCAGTTGTCTTTCTTGTATTTTCTTTATTTTCCATTAAATTTTACTTTTCTTTCTTATTTTATTGTAAATATACGTGTGCAATCTGATATTAATTTTAATATCTATTCATACACTTTTAAAATTACACAATAAACAATCATAATAGCAGCGTTTTCTATCAAATTTGTCAATACTAATTTTACACACGTCTTAAATATTTAAATAATGCACAAAAATATCTCGAAATGAATAATTTTTTTTGTAAGATTCGTCATTGATTAATATAGTACTATATGCTATTATACAATTACCGAAAGGGCAATAGCCTAGACGGTACGCGAACGGTCGTTTCGTTCGCGGTGATCAAAAGACTGTATTCCGTTCGACCGGGGACGGGCGCACATGATGGTATGTGTTATTGAAAAAGGACAATTTCTAAAAAACCCGCAACCGTGTATGCGTAACCACTATACGGGCACTTGTTAGCAGATGACAAGTGGTTGAGTCTATACCAGATTCCGAAAGACTCAGTTTGTAGCACTTGCCAGTTAGGCAAGATCTCAAATGCTACCCGTGCAAAGTCCACACGGTCAAAGGACTAGGAAAGTAAGGTGTTGCCGTGATACTACAACCGTAGGGGTTGCAAGTCTGAAAACGATTACTTGTTATTGATTTTTAATAACAAGTAAGTTCGACATCAACGAGTAGCTAATAACCAGTTAGGCGCGCTTTGTACTTGCTATACTGAGCAACGAGTAGTTGAAACTATCAATAACAAAGTTTTCACTTCCGTTCTAAGGTTTTTCCTTTTTACGGTTACCAGATTCACAAGTGTACAATTCCAACAAGCCGCTTTGTGAATTTGATAAAAAAGTATAGGCTTATACCTGTGCATGAAAAACGATGTTTCTTAGATTTACCTTTCAATGTCTTTTCAATCCGAAACATTAGAAAGTTTTACATAGGTTTTATAAATTGTACCTTGACAATTAGGGTTGATAAGTAACGGACTTTACCCCGTGAAAAAAGTTTAAATCATTAGCCGGGTTGCAGCAGGTGCAGTCTGCCTTTTTAGAAGGTCTTACGGCTTAACCGTATTAAAGAAACGGTTCGAATCCGTTCCCGGCTTTCCTGCTATTATAGCAGAGTTAGAACAAAAAAACAATAAAAAAATGAAATTTCGCATCTGTGCGTAAAACAGAAGAAAGAGGTTTGTTATGATCAAAACAGAAAAATTTTATGTAAAATCCGATGCGCTGAAAGAAAACGAAAACATCGACCGTGTTCGTGATCTGGTCATTTCAGAAGTTCGCAACACTGAGTGGGCTAAAATTTCACGGAAAAAGGCATTCAAGGATGCCCGGGAAGCAATCGAATCCGCACATGTTGACGTTGACGCGTTGACCTGCAAAGAAACCGTTGTGCTGGAAGTGCTGGGCGCTGAAAAAGGTGCTTCCTTCCTGAAAGACCGTGCGGAATATCAGGCACTTAAAAAGGAAGTAGAAGCTTGTGTTCCGCTCGATCAGATCACGAGTCTTTGCCAGACAGATAGAACGTGGATTCTTCTGATGGCGCACATTATCTGCCCGTCTGTAGTTCTCACCAAAATTTTTGATGAGATCGACGTTGCGACTCCGGTCAAGAACTGGTACACATCCGGCAAAGGTGCGAACAAATTAAAAGAAGTCCTTCAGCCGATTTTCCATCGTCTGTTAGGAACGGAAGGTGATCTGTTCTACGGAATCAAAGTTAGAAAATCTAGTTTTGATGATGTAGACATCCGGAACTTCCTTGCTATCTTTGGCGGTCAGGCTAAAAGAACCGAAACCAAAGAAAAAGATAAAGACGGCAAAGAAATTATCAAGTTCAGTAATCATAATTGGATTGACAAGTCCGGAAACCAGAAAACACAGGAAGCAGCATTCACAACTCTGCTGTCTGTAATTCTGGATAATCCGGAAAAACACGTTGTCATTAAACCGGAAAAAGAAGAGGGAGCAGTAGAAGAAAAATAAAAAATAACCATACTGGAAAGCCGGAAAAGGGCGGTGCAATTCCGCCCGATGCATTCAAGCGATTAACGCTTGTGAACAATGAAAACAGAAAAAAGGAGGTCATTCACATGACGAAAAAAGAAATGCAGGAAACCATAGAAGAAAGATGTTTACAAGCGTGGGAAGATCTGAAATACTGCACTAAAAATTTCGGTAAACACGATAATAAAACTGTTATAGCTCGCTCAAGATGGATAGCTTTAGATTCTCTCTATGCAGACTTATTCGGAAGAGAAATCAAATATTAACTTATTAATGACTGGACTTGGTTTAAAGGTAATACAGAACCAACTGTAATCAAAATAGAATTTTAAAAGGCAACCATGCCGAAAATGGTAGAAAGAAGGTAAATTATGGCAAGAAAAGAAAGATATGAATACGCATGTTCACGGTGTGGTAATAATTGCTGGGGATGTTTTTATGCAGAAGAATGTCCAGTATGGAATGATCAGCAGGACGCAGAGCCTATCCAGATTCCTGCAACTGAAGTCTACATGTCGCTTTGCGAAGGTAGACACGAGATTCCCCAGGCAATCGACGGATCTATTTTCGGAATGGAACTTGATCCGCTTGATCTCTCCGGAATGGAAAGAGAAGCATCAGAACAGCTCCGCGGCGTTTTCACACTAAACCTGTACGTAACAGGTCTGACGGTTGCGCTCATTGCCGTTCTTAATGTGTGCAGAGAACAGAAAATCAAAGTTACTCTGTATCATTACAATAGAGAAACGGGTGACTATTACCCACAGGAGGTAAAATAGAAATGTGCAAGGTAAAACATGCACCAAAATTCTACGTGCGTTTAGCAACAAAGCCGGTAATGTTCCCAGAAAATTTTGTGGTACATACCGGCTCTTTTTATGGTCGTTTCCAGAACGCAAATGGTGAACAGGTATTTTGGGTCTGCGATGACTTCAAAAAGGTAAACGACGCATATTCTGTTCATATTTTAACAGAAAATAAAAAGGCAAAATGGGAATATGGGTCTGCATCTGCAAAAATTCAGCAGTTTATCACGATTGCTTTGCGGAAATTAGGCAGAACGCCGATAGTAGATAAGGCAGATCTTACTTTTGACAATGTGCGTAACATGATGAAACATTCCGCTTTGCATAAAAAGGGAAGCGGTGCGCGGATCAATACGTATCAAATTAATCCACCTTTACAATGGAATGAAGTAACAGAGCTTGCACATTGGGAAGGTAAAGGCAATGCTGGACGTATTGCAAATGATATTAGGTAAAAAAAGGAGGAACAGAACTATGTTCAAAAAATTAGTCATCACACTCTTAACAGCAACAACTATTTTTTCCGGAATCTCTGCTTACAACACCACCAAAACAGCAGCAGAACCAGCAAAGGCAGAATCACGGCAGAACTCCGCAACGGAAATTACAAGCGAAACTCAGAAGCTCGATTACAGCCAGGAACAGGACTACAGTTACGCCGATGCGTTCGTCTGTGACATTGTAGACTGGAATACAAACGGAGAAGAACTGTCTCTTATGACTTCCGACGGTTATGAGTTCTACTCTTATAAATCAGCCGACGAGTACGATTTTAACAAGGCATACGTCGCACTTGATGACATCACCGACGTAGAAAAGGAAGAAGGCAAAATCCGTATCTACACAAAAGATGGAAGTGTTTATGAGATTTTCGGACTGACAAGAGAAAACTGAAAGGCAAACATAAAATTCTATCTTGTACAGTTATAACAAATATGTTATAATAAATTTGACGAAGGAGGAATATAATAAATGTATACAGTAGAATTTTATAAGGACGTCAACGATCATTGCGAAATTGGAGAATATTTCGCAGAGCTTGCGGAAAAGGCAAAGATAGATAAAAACGCAAGAATCAACATGAACAAGATTGCAGAATATATTTTGTTGCTTAAGCGAAACGGCACAAGAATCGGATATCCTGTAGTTCGACCGATCGAAGGAGATGTTTGGGAACTGCGACCATTAAAGAATCGAATTTTCTTCTTCTACTGGAAAGAGAATAAGTTTGTGTTACTAAGTCATTACATGAAAAAGTCGCAGAAAGCACCGAAAAGAGAAATCGAAAAGGCAAAGGCAAACATGAGAGACTGGTTAGAAAGAGAGGGAAAATAGCTATGAAAGCGCATAAAAATTTCGAAGATATGTTCAATGATCCGGAATATTTTTCCGAAGAAGACAAGGCAGAAATCAATTTTGAAGTCGCATTGATTGAAAAAGTAAAGGAGATGAGAGAGTCCAGCGGATTCTCTCAGACCCAACTTGCAAAGGCAAGCGGAGTTAAACAGTCAGCGATCGCCAGAATGGAAAGTATGAAAGCAGTACCGCAGATTGATACACTTATTAAATTGCTTGTACCAATGGGATATACATTAGATATTGTCCCGTTGCGGAAATAGTCCTTATAAACTAAATACTGTATACATTTTAATAGCAGCCATCAATAAAACGGTGGCTGTTATTTTTGTACTCAAAATTCAAAAGGCAAATAGAGAATAAAACAAAAAAAGCAAAGGAGAAAAAGAAATGAGAGATAAAATTTTAAAAGCAAGTTATATCCTGGCATGGATCGGCGCAATCTGGTTCCTGCTCAGTTTGGAAGCTAGTATGTGGAATATTATTCCGTCTCTTCTGTGTCTTACTTATGTCGTAGCTTTTGGTGAAGCGAACAACGGAAACTGGATCATTTCGCAGCACTAAGAACTATGTAGTATAAATGCATAACTTATAATTATGCATAATATATACATAATCAAATTAATTAAGAAAGGGAAATTAAAAATCATGAGAAAAGTATTCGAAATCAAAGTAACAAGTAGCGCAAGTTTTTATTCTTATCTTGCATTATCTGGAATCGACTTTAAAACAAAAGAGAAACCAGACGTAGTAATTTTCACTTGCGACATGACCGACACGGAATTTATAGATGCAGTCCAGTATTGCAACAAGCTGGCGGAAGAACGGAAATTCAACGAGTCTGTAGAAAAATACAAAAAACTGCATGAAGAATATATTACTATTCAGCAGGTAAAGGAAGCGTTAGACGATCTGTTCCATGACATCAGCTGTCAGGTATTGTACAAGCAGAAAGAAGCAGAAAGAGAACTTGCGGAAATCTGTGTAAAAACTATTAAAAAGACAACGCTAGAATTTATCCTTACTAAGAAAGAAATTATTGACATTGTAACGGAAATCGGATTCAATGCGATGATGAACAATGATCGGTTGACAGAATTTCTTCTTCCTGGTTGGAATGAAAGCTTTTATAAAATCCAGTAAGGCAAAACCATAGAAAGGAGCTGATGCACAATCACACAACGCAAAATAGAATCATGGTCACTAAACCGTCGTATAGAATCTTTACGGCAAATGGATCGTAGATTAGCAGAACTAAACATTGCAAGCCGTGATACGATCTGGAAAGAATACGGTGGAGGACTAAGAGAAAATAAGAAGGCAACGCTTGAAAATTGGAAGCGAATTGCCGAAGATGACATACTATATGATAATGCTATATATTGTTATATGGTATGTACGCTAGAACCATATACATTATGTGGTTTCGAAAACTGAACACAGAGCATAGAAAAGCAGGTTGAAATATACCTGTTATTTTTATGCTCAAAATCAAAAGGGAAAGCCAAAATAATAAAACATAGAAAAAGGAGATTAAAATTATGTGTAAAATCAATGGAGTAAAATTAACAGAGATGAGAGAGAAAGCTGGTATGTCACAGAATGCACTTGCAAAGAAACTTGGAGTTGCTGAAAGCACAATTTCCAATTATGAAACAGGTCGAAGTAATCCGTCGGAAGAGAAAGTAGACAAAATCTGCTTTATCCTGAAGATCAATAAAGACGACATCGAAATTCATGATGTAGGATACAGCTTTTCAGATTCGATGGGAAAGACATATGAAAAATATAGAAGAGCAAAAGGATTCCGGCATTATATGACATCAGTCGATTTCGAAAATTGGATTAATGAACAGAGGGATTTTGATGCAGAAATGGAAACATCGGAAGTAAGCAATGCATTACGGTATCCTTTGACAGTAGGAAATAAAAAATATATAACAATCAACCCACTGTTTGTACATATTCCAGACTGGCAGAGAAGTACGGACATGGTAAAGGCAAAAGAGATTGAAGAAAATTTCAATGAATCGAAATTCGATCCGATCAAAGTGTTCCTTATTGATGGAAAATTATATGTAGCCGATGGCGCACATAGATTAGCTGCATTCATTATGAAAAACAATCTGTTAGGGAAAGCAGAAAAATTAAAAATTCTGGTTGAGATTATTGATTGTAAAACAATGTGTGAGGCCGTATTAGTTTTCTTAGGACAGCAGGCAGGAAGGAAACCTATGTCGGTTAGTGATATGTATAGAGCTGGTATTGAAGCGAACGAAGAAGATTATATTAATTTCAAAATGATTTTCGATGCATACAACATCCAGATCTCGGCTGACCTGAATCGGAAAGAAAATCCTATTGGGAAAGTTACACCAACCATGAATCTGTTAAGAATGGCAAAACGCAGACCTGAATCACTTAAACATGCAATCGTTATGATTAAAGAATTAAAATGGTGTGGATCTGTAGAAAAGAATGCATTCACACAGAGAAACATCAATGTACTGTTGAAAATGGAAAGCATTCATGGAACGGAAACGTTAAATCTCCTTAAGAAGCATTGCAGTGGAGCAGCTTTCTATGAAAGCAAAGTATTCCCGGTCAAAAGCAATGCACAGCTGTTCGATGTTCTGGAAAGCGAAATCAATAAATAATACATATCTTACATAATACATAGCAAGCAATACATATACATATTTTACATAGGGAGTTCGGAATAAGAAAGCACCACCTTATCCCTCCATATATATATAGGAAGAAACACCGTCAGCCTAGCTAACTGATGGTGTTTTCTTTCACTCAAAAACGCAAACGAGAAAGGAGAATAACGATTATGTCAATGGATGATTTACGGAATCTGCTTTCGGATGATGAATATGCAGGATTAGAAGAATATCTGTCCGAAAGCGAAAGTGAAAATTAAGTAGTTAGACAGAGCGGATAAGGAAACTTGTCCGTTCCAATGTGATTACTTAAATCACAAGAAAGAGAGGAAAATAAAATGGAAAAACGACATAATCCAGCTGGCTTTGATTATGAAATTATTGCCCAAAAGAAAGAGTATGCACTCATCAAAATGGAAAGTACAGAAGAGTACAAGATCGTATCCGACATCTGTACTGATGGAAGTTTGGCTTACACTGTCTGCTCATGGATGTATGGAAAATATGGTAGAGAAGAATATCTTGTTTTACAGGATGCTCTTGATGCATTTCGTGCTAGAACGGAAAATACATACATTCCACGGTCACGGTTGGAAGAACTTACAACGCAATGGAAAGATACTCTTCTGGAAGAATGTAATATGACAGACGAAGAACAGTATGAATATTTCATGAATGAATGTGCTATGGATGATGCAGAATTAGAATTTTTCGGATTATTAAAAGGAGACGATGAATAATGTCGAGACGACGAAAGCCAAAGGAAGTTCTGGATTTTGAAAGGGAATATTTATTTCCTAATGGATTCAGAGAAACAAGAGTAAACGGAAGAGATGGTACTGGATCACACTTACATTATTTAAACCGTGTAACTCACAAGAGAATTGAAGTAAATACACGGCTGAATAGAGAAGTAAAAGCAAGATTGATAAAAGAGAATAATCTTGTGTCAAATAAAAAAGTGAAAGGAGCGAAAAGAATTGAGAACGCAACAATGTGCTGTATTTGATCCAGATCATTACAACATAATTGACATAACCAATTATGAAAAATACCGTCAACACATCGAGCAACAGCGCGAAATGGAAATCCAGAAAGCGAAAGCCAAACGCAAAAGAGAGCGGCAGCGTAAAAAACTTATAGCACAAAGAATCTTTTGCGTGATGCTTATGGGCATTGGGTATCTACTTATTAGATATGCAAGCGATACCTGGCCGTTAGGGGTAACGTTCATTTTATTTGGGCTGTTAGTAATCACAGAAAGGAAAGCGATTTTATGGTGATTTGGATAAAAATCTTTGATCGGTACGAACCCGTACTATATGTACAGAAAGACGCTTTGCGGCATATGACCGTCTTGTATGTAAGAACAAAAAATACAATGGTTGATGTATATATGAGTCTTGACGGTCGATTATTTGCAACAAGAAAATCTGTAAGAGAAGGAGGCAAGGGAATGTGTACATTGTAGCAAGTAATGGTGTAGAAACACAAGCCAGAAAATTAAAATCAACTGTTTCTCTTCCGAAAGCGAAAATGCTGGTAGAAAATTTACAGGATACAGATTATCTCGGTTTGAAATATTGGCTGGAAGATGATGATGGGAATGAAATTGAAACTGAGGTAATAAAACATGGTTAATGTAGCACAGTAACTATTCATAAACCAGAAAAAGTTTTTGGTTATTTCTATGGATTCATCGGATGAAAGAGAAATTTCAGAAGGGAGAATAATGGTTAAGTTTGATTTTTATGCAATATATGTTGAAACAAGCGAAAGAAGCGGTGAAGTTGTAGATATATTTTCTTCTTTTGAAGAATGTATGGAGCATCGGATGGAACATGCTAATTGGTTTTGTCCGAAGGGTGACATATGGATTTTGCATATCAACAACGGAAAGAACTTTAGACCATCTGAAAAATGGCATGTAAACGCAGATGGCTCGACCAAGAAGGAGGACTAAATCATGGCAAAAGAATTTATTTACAGCAAGACAAGAGAAATTGGAACTATTGGTAAAAACACAGTGGAAATCGGATATTACACTGTTGATGGTAAAGAAATGCCTGATAAGGTATACATGGTCACGAAGTTTTCACGGAAAGATGGAACTGAAAGCACGAAGGCAACTGCGATCTGTAGTGTGGTAGATGCAAATGAACTTGGTAAGCTGCTGATGAAGGTAAAGTAAGGAGGAATACATAATGAATAACTGGATCAAGAAAATGAATGAGATGTTTGAGGAAAACGTATATACAAACGAAGGACGCGTCACAGTAGATTACTGTGAGAATGCGAAATGTATTCTTGTCAATGTTTGCGGAAATACGGTTGTTATCAAAGATCTTGATAGATTCAATGATTTTGGTTTGATGATGAAATGTATTGCAACAGTACGAGGTCTTTATGAACCCTATTATGCTGAATAAAAATACAGCAAGGCAGATAGAGAATAATAATCTATCTGCCTTATTTAATTGGAGGAAAAGAGAAAATGGAACTAAGAAATGGATGGTACAAGGCAGATAAAGGAAAGCATTTTGTACTTACAGAAAAAGGCAAAAAAGAGTGTATGAGTTATAAATATAAAACAGTTGGAAAACCAGTAGATGAACATGATTATGAAGCAGTTGAATGGTCTATTGACAAAGGCTATGTAATTGAAACTGATATTCCAGGATGGACAAAAGGACTTAAGGGATATGAGGTTGTGTATTACAACGGAGAATATAGATTATCAGCAGGTAATCCACAAATATTCCCAACACGAAAAGCAGCAGAGGTATATAGAAAGCATTATGAATCTTATCCGTGGTTTGATGAAGAATTACTTATTGAAGAAGTTGAATATGATGGCGTTTCATTAAGTGAACCGAAAATTTACAAGGGAAAGGAAGTAGTGGATAAAGAACATTATTTCGGGCTTAATGCTCATGAAGTTGGAGAATATTTTACAGAAGATATGATCGATTACTTTATGAGTTTATTGCCACCTGCTTGTATGAGAAGTGATTGTTGTCAGATTGGAGAACCAAGTTCAAGTAGAGTTGACGAAAGCGGAGAAGGTAGAACAACATATTCCACATTCAAAAAGGTAGACGATGGAATTTGGGAATATTGTGGTGATTGTTTCAGAGGTGAAAATTATATGCATGGAAAAGATGTTCCATATGTGAAATAGGAGATGATTGTATGACACGATCCGAATTTGAAGAGAAATCATTTGAGGGTGTAATGAGTCAGCTCAATGGGGAGTTAGATGAGATTACAACGCTTGATAACTTAAAAGAATTTGCAAAGTCAAAAATAGATGATGGACATTATTTTCTCGCTAATCATATTATTGAAGCATTGAAAAATGGAAATGACGAAGATTGGTGGGATTATGATTACTGCATGGGAACGCTTGATACACCTATTCCATTAACAGAAAAAACAGATGTTGAGCATTTAATTGATGATTAGAAAGGCAGGTTGATAATATGAAAGTCAAATATGTTGGGTTTGGTGGATACATGGAAGTTCCATGCTACGAAGATGAAAATGGAAAGTTATATTTTGATGAAAACAACGGTAAAAACGGACTCAATCTCTATACAGGTGCTTATAGAACTGAATGGGATGAAATCTGTGGTGAACCATGTAATAGAGTAACAGAACCAGTTGAATGCGATGATCCTTTTGTTCGTCATCCAAGGGAAAGGGATTACATGTTCTTAGACAGAATGAGAAATGATTGTAACTATTTCCTCGGAAATGGAAACGGTTATGAAGGTCATCTGTGGGGTGGCAGTGTAGAAGTAATCTGTGACGAAATGGAACGGATTTGGAACTCACTGGAAGAAAAACCGGAATGGTTGACTTTGGAACAGATAAAAGAATACAGAAAAGAAATGATGAAAGTGAGGATGAAATAATGAAATATATACCAAGAAACAAATACTATCAGATGATTAGAGAAACTGGAAGAATCCCAGATAAAGAAGAATATGACATTGCCGATTTAGATTTGTCAGTGTATCCATTGAACGAAGATACAAAACGGATTGCGAACGTAAACTTCATGGAAGAGACAGAAGATAGAAATGGAAACTATATGTTGAGTGGACATTGGATGTCTGATTTGAGCTATCAGTTCGCAAAGAAATGCAAATTCGATTTAGTGCAGGTAAATGGTTATAGCTCTTACGCTTATTCAGATGAACAGATGGCGGTATTTACATATTGTGAGGGAGATATTTATCTCACATTATTTACTGATAAAGCGAAATATAAAGCTGAAAAGGAAAGAACAATTAAATTTTATGAAGAGGTATATTGATTATGGCATATAAGAGAAAGACGAAAGATTGTTATGTAATTGAAGGAAATTGTGGTTATGGATGGTATATTGAGTGTAATTGCGAAGACTACGCGGATGCAAAAGCACAATTGAAAAAATACAGAGAAAACGTAATTTATCCTGTGCGAATTAAGAGATGGAGAGAAAGGATTGATGATTGATATGCAGATTATTGATAGAGCAGTAATGGCAGATGGAACAAAAATACAGCTTGAAGATTGGCATAGTGAAAATTCAGAAAAATATCCAGATTTGCATGGATACACAATTAGTGCTTATCCGATAGCGAAAAATACAAGTAGATTTGGTTGGATAAGAAAAGGTGAAACGTTCAGACTTGCTATTGCCAGAAATGAATATGCAAATTACACAGATGATATGGTACTTGCAGATTATGAAGCGTTAAAGAATGGAACAAAAACTCTTACAGATTTAAAAGCACATTTTTGGAATCATCAGAGAGATTGTTTTGTACTTGGATTATAGGAGGTAGAAAACTATGCAGAAAACATTAAAAGAAATGCTGATCGAAGCTGGTTATCCAGAAAGCGAAATGGATCATCATTATTCTGATTTATATGTATATGTAACACCACTTACAACAAAGGTAATTAAAGAATGGTGTAAGGCACATGATTACAGAATGGCTTGGCATTGTCCTACATTTAAAGACCAGATAACAGGCAGAATGATGTATGATTGTGCATTTCAGTGGTATGAGAAGTAGTAAATAAAATATTAGTTTCATAAAGAGAAAAGAGAGGAAAAGATCATGAGAATTAACGAAGTAAAAGAGACAAGAGAAGTATTAGTAAGAACAGAGTACGTTGCAGAAGATGGAATTGTATTTAGAAGCGAAGAAGAGTGTAAGAAATATGAGGAATCAGCACTGTTTGCAATTAGTAAAGAGTTAAAGAGACTGACAAAAGATAATACATCTCAAAGTGAAATTAATGATAATTTTTCATGTGATGATACTGTAGAAATTTTTGATGTACAGACAGAAAGAGATTTAGAAAATCTTAGAAGATATTTATATATTAAAGCAAGAAATAATGGAGCATCCGAAAGTAGTGTGAATGATTGTTTTAAATCAACAAATGGAACAAGAAACAGTTATGTGTTCAGTAATGTAACATATGGACACGAAGTAATGGTCTTTTGGGATTATGAGGAACAGTGGTTCTGGGTATACGGAGATGGTAGCATTGATGCATTTTGCAATTTCCATAAGGATAGAATCACAAAACTTATTACACCCAAGGAGGAAAATGCAGATGCTTAATATAACATTCAAATACAGAGATGAAATGAGCAACTGGAAATGGAGAACGCAAAGTTGCGTAGTATCATCTGTAGAAGAATGTAAAAGAATTTATGGTCTTGACAATGGCGATGTTGAATACGAGATTTTAGAAATCAAAGAAGAATAATACAGAGAATAATAAGGCAGATGCAGAGATGTATCTGTCTTATTTATTAGAAAGGAGAAAAATGCAAAATGTAAAATTTGTAACAAAAGAAAAAGATAAAATAGTCGCCTGGTGTATTACAAATAGGTTGATTATGTTTAGAGACTTTATGCAATATGTATTAGATAGCACAGATGATCCTCATAAGTTCATGGTCATTGACATTGAAAAAAATGTAGTTTACGACATGTATAGAATTGCAACGGAAATGTATGAGATGCGAAAGAGAACTTTTACAGAACGGATGAATAATATCCAAACTGGCAAGTGGCTTAAGTATTCAGACGAACAATTAAAAAATATGTAAAGGAGATAAAAGCAATGAAACACAATCAGGTTTGTTATTATGTTGAAAGAGGATTTAACGGGAAATTATATGTTTCGTATGGAATGTACGAATATGAAAAAACGTATGGTGGACATAAGGTATCACGGTTGAAAGCACCAGAAATAAGACTAATAAATGGAGTTCCATTTGATGATTTTCAGTCAGAAACGGAATTTAAAAAAGTTCCTAAAGGATGGACATATAGCACTGATTTATATACCGTAACAGAAAACCTTGATAAAAAAGAAAAAATCAATGCAGCAATGAAAGGTAGATATTTTACATGTCCATCGGATCTTCAGTGGTTATTTGATAATGGTTATCTTGTCAAAATGGAAAATGTAGAACCAATTATTGAACCAGAATTTAATCACGATACATATAGATTGAGAAAGAAATATCCTGCATGGACGCAGTGCTATGGAAGTCATAATGACAGATATCCAGATGAAGTTTTTGAGACATATGAAGCTGCTGAAAAAAGAATGCATGAGATCATGGAAGAGAATTATAAACGATCAGTTAAATGTGCATTGTTAGATTTTTATGAGGATTTAGAATGGGTACTGGAAAAATATGAAGCTGAACACGGTGGAAGAGAAATTGCAAAAATTAAACAGAACATTTTAGCAAGACCGCATTTAGAAGATATAATGTTTAGATATTATAAAGGAGATATCCTCATTGTATCAAGAGAAGCACATAGAAAAAATACACACATTGAATGGGAAAAGATAGCATAAGAAAGGTGAAGAAAAATGAGTATTGATGAATATAAAATGGAATTAGAAGAGGCGAAACTTTATATTTCTCAATTAGAAAATGAAAATACTAGAATCAAAATTTCAAACAAATCGCTTCGCAATAACAATCGAGCGTTATTAGAAGGAAATAAGAAATTATCAAGACATGTTGAGAGATTGAGAAAAGAAAGAAATGAATTAAGATATCTCGTAGAAAAATATAATACAGTGAAGGTAAAATAATATGATCAAATTTACGATGAACGCAAAAGAACTCAAAACCATGATGGATAAAGCAATGACGGTAGTAAATAAAAAAGCATCTGTTCCGATCCTTAAAAGATTATATTTCTCGATTGACGATAAGGGAATTTTAAAAATTCTTAGTACAGATATTGAGCATTATGTTGAAGTAAGAACAGAAAATACGTACCATACAGAACCTGGTATGTTCGGAATCGACATTGAAGATATTAAAATTATTTCAAAAATGTCAGGAGAAATTACCATAGAAGATATCACATCAGATAAAGAAGAGAAAATCAATATCAAGTGTGGCAAGAAAAATGTTTCTATTCCACGATTTGAAAATACAGATGTTTCTCTTCCGGTATTAGATAACGGAGAAAACATTCTGGATGTAAAAGAAAACTGGTTATCTGAAACAATTTCTAATTTGTCAGTATTTGTGGCAAATAGAGAAGAAGTTAATCGGATGATGAGCGTGTTCAATTTTAATACAAAAGAGAAACGTGTAGAAGCATTATGGAACTGTATGATCGGAATGCGACAGTTAGAAGACGATATGACTCTTAAAGAAACAGAAAATCCGTTTGAAACAGTAAAACTGCATTGCAGATGTGTTTCAGTGTTTAAGAAATTATTGGACAAAAAATCAGAAAGGAAAGTCATTATTTCTCAGAACGATAAGTATGTAAAAGTAGAAAGTGAAAACTTTACATATATTACAAAAAGAATTGATGGTGAATACTTCAAAATAAATCAGATGTTGTCGGATGAATGGGATTATAAATTTACTGCAAATGCAAAAGAGCTATTAGAGGCAATGAAGTACGATGCAGACCTTTTGAAAGAATCGAAATTGCCAGTTACATTTCATGCAGAAAATGGAAATTTATACTCGTATGCAAGCACAACGAGATATGAAGCTTTTGATGGAATCGAAGTCAAAGAGAAACCAGAAAAAGATTTTTATATTGGTTTTAATCCGAGTTTTCTTGTTGATATAATGAGCATTGTAGATTCTGAATATCCAGTTTTCTATGGGACAAAAGAGGTTTGCCCGTGGATTATTAAGGGAGATACATATAGCTTCTTGATTCTACCAGTCAACATTAAAGATGTTAAAGTTAAAGCTGAAAAGAGAATTGCAAAATATATTGAGATGAGTAAGACAGCATAATGGAGGAATAATTATGATTTGTATGTTAATTAAACGAGTAGAAGAAGGATATGAAGTAGACGGAGAGTTTATGGGATATGGGAACAGGAACATTATAGAAGCATTTGCGATGGAAGGAATTGACCTTAAAAAAGAAATGAATGATATGAAAATCGGAGAAGTGAAAGTTTGGAATATTGGCTGGTATCCAAATGATCGGATTCATAGAAGATATTTACCGGGAGAATTAGTAACCTGTTAAAAGAATTGCGTGTTTCATTGGAAAGGAAAGGTAAGATATGAGTAGAAAGTATGATATTAGAATTTGTAAATGTGGACGGATTCATGCTATCCCAAATGAGAGGATTGAAAAGGCATTAGATGCTGATAAAAACTTCCTTCTTATTTGTGCAGCATGTGGAAATGCAACTCTGATTGGTGCAGATATTTCGCCTGATTGGGACGATCCATCAAAAGATTGTTATGAAATGTATTCGGCAGATTTTTCTTCATACGAAGATAAAGTAATCAATACAGATACATTTAAGGAAAATGAGAAAGAAAAGGCAGTAGAAGAAATTTTTTACAGTCACGGGATTAAAGTTCCTATGAAAACAGGTCAGTATGCAACAGACTACTTTAACGGCAGATTTTCTGATAGATGGTATCCTGATTTTTATAAAATTCAGAGAACGGATATTACAGTAAAGGAAATCATGGACTTTATTGATGAATATACACACGACAGAACTACAGTAAATATGAATAGATTCATCAATGAAACACCCGACGATGTACTTGACGAGTTATCCAATTATCTGATTGATGGGTTAGATTGGAAGGGAACTAAATTTGAAAAAGAGTGACACAAGTAAGAAATTCGCATTTCAAAAGTAGATTGGAGGAAATTTTATGGTACAAACAATAAAAATATCAAGCGAGGAAATGAATTTAATTAATGATTTACTCAATCTTACAGGAGATGAAATTTATCAGAAATATGGATATAAGAGAGATGAAACAATTACGCACACCGCAAAATTTCCAAACGGAATTGAAGCAGATATTAAGTTAGTACTTTGTGAAGAAGAAGCTCCATATACAGAAGGTGTATTATTCCATAATGGATTTGAACTGACATGCACAGAACCAGATTGTACATATGACGGTGAATGGAACTTTGAACATAATGGAATTGAATACACTGTTCTCGTGGAAGTAGAAAATTGAAGAAACTAAGATTTTAAAAGGAGTAAAGAAAATGAGAGATTTAAGACCAGGTGATGTAGTTCATTGCCAAGGAATTGTATGTACAATTAAAGAGATTGTATGGCAGGAGCCGTGGGAATGGAGAGAAGCGTATTACTTAGAGTTTCGTGATACAAACGGAGTTTATAGGTCGTGGAAACAGAATTACGATGGCGGATTTGCGGATCTGATGGAAATAGAAGCAGAATGATTGTGTGAGAGAAGGAAAATAATATGAGATATCTAACATTTTATTCAGAATATCCGATTTATGAACCAGCAGAAGGTGGTTATTATTATGCTGGAAATGAGGTTACTAAGTCAAATCGAATGTCTAAGCGGAAATGTAGAACTGAATTTGAAAAGATCTGGAAGGAATGCTTGAAAGAAAACAGAGAAAATGGATTTAAAGATGATCTATCAAATTATAAAGAGATCATGCAATTTTATATTTATCCATGGATTCGTTTAGGAGATACAGAAATTTGCAGAGAAGGATATTTAATAGGTGAAGGTGAAAGTATTGTAATTGAACGGAAACTTGGAAGTCAAAGAAAAGGATGGGAGCTTTATTGTTAAGAAATAGCAATTTCAAAGGGAGGTAATACATGAAAAAATATTATTCGATAGAAGAAGCAGTCAACAATGTTTCTGAAAAATTTAAGCTTGGCTTAAAAGATACAAACGAAATGGATGATAAGGAATTCGATAATGCGAGTGAATACATATTAAAATATGTGAGATTCGTAAGCCATCCGGATTATATTCAGCTTGTACCGCAATCACTCGAGACTGATGAATACATTTTATGACATAGAACGGAGAATAACATAACGAGATAGATAAAAGCAGAGAACGCCATCTCTGCTTTTTCTATAAATACATACAAGGAGGTGTGTAGCTATGCCGTACATGAAATACGGAAACTGGTATATCCCAGGATGCAGCATTGCTTTTCCAACAGAACGAGAAGCCTGGGAATATATTGAAGGCTAACAACAATGGGGCAATGGAAATTCCATGTAAGTCCCCAATTCCTTGAATAGTTATTATAACAGAAAGTGAGAGAGATGTAAATGAATAAAACAGAATGTGAAAATTGTAAAAGAGTTATGGAAGAAGGAATTCGAAATGCAAATCAGGCGATTAAAGAATTTACAGAAGCAAATAAAACCGATAACAGAGTGCATTTTGAAACTTTACGGATGAAAGCTGAAAATCATAGAGGATATGCAGAAGGTATTCTTCAGGCACTTGTATGTATTGGTTTTAAGCATGATCGGATGAGAGAATTAGAAGATTTACTCGGAATTTAGGAGGAACGGAAATGGAACATTGGGAAAATGACTATGAAGACAAAATCTTATCATATCAGGAAAGTGAAACAGATGAATGTGGCAGCTGTGAGTATAAGCAGAATTGTAGAAGTCAATGTATGAAAATTGCTGCAACATACAATTCTAATTTAAAAGCGAGGTAACTGAACGTGGCAAGATTTGATATGGTAGAACCCATAAATTAATATTAGATGAAACAAGATTTTCATTTGAAGATTGGAGGGGAAAAATATTATGAGGAAATATGAAGTTATTGAGGATAATGGCGGTGGATTAACTTTAGTTGTTTTTAATAAAAATGGTAAAGTCGATTATTTACATAGCGGATATGAATATGGGAAACATGGAAGGTTAATATGTGATTTAGAAGCATTAAAAAATGGAGATAATCCAGTTGCGGATTGGGATGGTAATGAAGATAATCCACAAGCAGTATATGATAACATAGTATCTTTTGAATATGGATGGGAAATTGTGGCTGACAATGATGGCATGTACCCTGATAAAATGGGATGTGCTGCTTGTTTTGAATTTGGAATAAAAAAGGAATAGAGGTGTTGTATGTGGAGAATAAAAAACAAGTAGCAATATATATACGTGTAAGCACACTCGATCAAGCCCGTGAAGGATATTCTTTAGATGCACAAGAAAAAACGCTTAGGAAATGGTGTGAGGAACGGAAATATAATGTTTATGATTTGTATGCAGACAAAGGAATTTCAGGGAAGGATATTGAACATAGACCAGATATAAATAGATTATTATATGATGCAAAAAATGGGAAATTTGATTTAGTTTTATTTTGGGCACTTAGTAGATTTACAAGAAGTGTATCGGATTTATATTCGACAATGGAAAAATTCCAACAATGGAATATATCTATGGTTTCATATACTGAAGCTTTTGATACATCTACTCCAATGGGTAGAGCAATGATTGGCATTGTTGGTGTATTCGCACAGCTAGAAAGAGAATTAACAAGTGAAAGAGTTAGTGCAGCTATGGCAGAGAGAGCCGCACAAGGAAAACGTACTTGTTCTGAAATATTAGGATATGATTTAGATGGAAAGGATTCATTTAAAATCAATAAAAAAGAAGCAGAATATGTGCGTTTTTGTTTTTCTGAGTATTTGTTAAGAAAAAATTTATCAGAAGTTGCGAAAGAAGCAAAAGAAAGAGGATTTAAAGGTAAGAGAGGCAAAATCCCAACAGCTTATAGTGTTCAAAAAATTCTTACACGAACACAATATTGTGGGTACAATATTTTTTGTGGAGAAACTTATAAGGGAAATTTTGAGCCAATTATAGATGTTGAAACATATAATAAAACTTTATCGTTACTTAAACGACAAGGGAAAAATATTGGTAGGAGAAGAATAAAACCATTAATAAAAATTGAGACAATGAAATGAGGATTTGCTGTGAAGAATGGAGAAAATAGAATGAGAAAAGAAAATGGAGTATCTGTGACAAAAATATTAACAGATGTTCGGAGTAATCAAAAAAATGGGACATTGCATGGGTATAATTACTTTGAAGATGAAAGTGGAAAATGGATATATAATATTGATTTTCACATTGATGGTTGTTTTGCACCTATTCAATTGAAATTACCTAAACGAATTTCAATTACAAGGGCAGTAGAAAAGGCAAGAAAAATATTTAATAATACAAAATATTGTAGACAGCCAGATTGGAACAATTAAAGATAGCAATATTGATAATTGGAAGATAATGAAACGATGATTTCTTAATTGGAGGGAACGATTATGGAATTTAAAGAGATGATTTTTAAAGGTTTATGTGATGGAATAGTAAAGATTATCAGTAATCCAAATGATGATTGTATTGCTTGCCAGATTGGAGAATTTTGGTTTTACTTTATTGGAAGAAAAGATGAAGATTTAACACCTGATGAAGTGTATGAGTCATATACTAAAGAACAACTTACAGAAATGATTTATTCAACATTGCAGGATATGGAAAAGGATGAACTTGATGGAGTTGAATATTACAAAGCATTTTTGGAAGAAAAATATGCATGTAATAAAGAGAAATCAGATGATATGAATATGATTTTATGGAACGAACTAAAGAAACACAGAGGACATAAGGTAAGTATTGTATCATATGGAGACTGGGATAATCCAGCAGACATTTATTTAGAATGTGAAGATTGCGGAGAAGTTGTACTTGATGCAGAAATCTATACATTGTGTGCAAGAGAAGATATTTAACTGAATGGAGGAAATATGATGAAACGTGATTTAGTAGATGAATTATATAAAATGGCATATAAACGATATAGAGAAAAATATCCAAATAAAGATTTTGCATCTATTCCAAATTTTTTAGATTCACTTTGGTTTAGCATTGAAGGTGAACTTAATAGAAATGGATATGATGCTGCAAGAAAATATGTAGAAGAAGCAGAGTTAATTGTATTAAGGTGAATGGTAAGATTGGAGGAATAAAATGGAATTATTAAAGGAATATTCAGAAAAATATGGATTAAAAGAAGTTGTAAATGACTATAACGAGCATAGACAAACAAAAGAAAACAGCATTGTATTCTCCAACGGATGGGTTGCTTCCATCGTAAGAAATAATGGTATTGATGTTTATCATCCAAACGGGAAACATACCACAGAATATAAATCACACAAAAAATATTCCGTTGCGATGTGTGATTATAATGGATATTTTGACTGGGTTTTATTGAATCAATACGGAGCAATTGAAGGTTGTATTTATTGCGACACAGAACTAGAAATTTTGATTGCTTGCGAAACAATTAGGAGACTTTAAAGAAACCACAATAAAAGGAAGATTTAGTTGGCTTAGAAAGAGAGAGAGAAAAAAATATGAGAACATTAAATTTAAGAATAAATTTCTTTTGGGATGACGGAGATGATATGGAGACATTTGAATTAACGGTGCCAAGCAACGTAAGTAATGCGGAAATACTGGACGCACTAAAAAAAGAACATGAATATCTCTGTAAAGAAGACGAGGAAGACGTTTATGGAAAAACTGGAAGGACACCAGAAACATTACTAAATTATATATGTAATAAATATTTTGGGTGGTCATGGCGTGATTTTCAATATGATATTGATGTTAATTTCAACTAAATGAAACGTAGATTTTAAATGGAAAGGATGGTGTGTTATGTATTATTGCTTATTTAACTGTGATGAATGGAAATCATCAGATTCTATGAGTCTTTTGATGGTAACAAACGATAAATTAAAGTTATTAGATGTAATTAAAAATGAAATCTTGCAAGGAAATATGTGTTATACAAGATTACATAATGAATATGAAAGTACACAGGAACAACAAGCTTTTGATTGGGAATCAGACCAGTGTAAATATACATTGAATGACGAATTAAATCATTTGGTATATGGATATGTTGAAGAACTTGAAGATGGCGAGATGAGATGAAATAGAAAATTCAAAATTAGGAGTGATGATAATGAAAAGAGAAAAAGCAACTAAAATTGTAACAGAATTTTTAAAATACATGAATCCTGATATGTGGAATGGCAACGGAAATAAGCCAGAATCGTTTGATGAACATGGTTGGCAGTATTCATTAACAGATGATGTGAATCTTGAAATTACATTTGTTAATAACGAAGAAGATGGATGGTGTCATTATTGTGATTTAGTATACGCATCTGACAATGTTTCGTTCGATATGTTAAGCGGGTATGGAATTGATTCCGTACAGAATATTATTGATACAGTGTTGGATTTATGCAGAGATTATGAGTTGTAATGAAACGGAAAGTACCAGGAGGAAAACATTTGAATAAGGAAGAAAGTTTGGCTTTTTTACAAAATTGTATAGAGAAAGTAAAAAGAGCAACAGCACAGGATATTCAATTCTATAAAGAAGTTTATGACAGAGAATATGCTTATAAAGAGAAATGTTTTGAGAACAAAGGAGATAAAAAATGAGAGGAATTACATGTGCATTAATTAGTTTGACATGTTGGTACATGGGAAGTCATATGTCAAGAGTTAACTTGACAATTAAAGGAGCTTTAGCGATTACAGCATTTGGTATGTTGCTGTGTGCGATTGTATTTATGGCGTTTGGAATATAATTGAAACGGAAATTTCAATAGAAGAAAGAGAGAATAAATATTTAACTGAACGTTTTTCTTTATTGATTGTGGACATGAATTGGAGGTTGACTACTATGAATGAACTTGGTAAATTATTAGTAGAAGTCGATAAAATTGAAGACGATGATAAGTGGTTAGAAGCAGAGCATGATACAGTCCAACAATATTGTGAAGATAAAAATTATGAAATGACAGAAGACGAAATGGAAACCATTCGATCGAGAGGATTGGAAGAGTCTTTTGAAAGTTGGATAGAATTTAAAGAAATGATGGAGGAATGATTATAAAGAAGTACAGTGTGACATTTACAACATATAAAGAATATGAAGTAGAGGCAGAAAATGAAACTGAAGCACTTAGAATAGCGGAAGAAAAATTGGAATCTGATAGATGTATTCCAATAGCAGATACTCATTATGATGAAAGTGATGTTGAAGAAATTGAGGAGTAAAATATGGAAGAATATATCTTAGATGAATGCAGAAAACATATTCTAAAATTTCATAATATGTCTGATACAGAGATTTATAATTGGATGTGTGATAATTATAAAGGATGTAGAGATTATGAAATGATACGAAGATGCAGTTTCGTAATATTTAACGAAAGCAGGTGACGAAAAAGTTATCTGCTTTTTTCGTATAGAAACGGAGAATAATAAGATAGAGTTTGACAAACTAATAAATTAAAAGATTGGAGGAATTGAAATGTTTACAGAAGAATATTTTTCAAAATGGTTTGATATTATTCCAGAGCATGATGCAAGAACATTATGGAATGACGGAGATAGAAGTTTTCTCGTATTGAATATAGAAGATGGGATAGATAGATATGCGGATTGCTTTGAAAGTTTTGAAGAAATAAAGAGAAGTTTTCCTGATGCTTTATTTGGACTGGATAAAGCAAAATAGTAATGGAGATTTCATATTTAGAATCGGAGACTGATTTTATGATTAAATTTATAGAAAAAGAAAGATATTATGATGATAGTCCATATACAGGAAGTTGCTATTATTACCCTACATATATGGTAAAAGATGGGGAAGAATTCTTTGTATTCAATCGAAGAGAACCTGACGATGAATGGAAGATAAAAGAGGACAAGGCAAGAAAGAATCAGTTGATAGAAAACGAAGGGAAATATTTTAAATTTAACGGATTTTATAATAATCCACTAGAAATGTTGAAGGAGATTATTGAAAGAAAACATCATTTTACAACGCCAAAGGACATGTACTATGGTAATTTAGATATACATAGATATATAGATTTCCATGGTAATAGAAATGAAGTTAGTGCAGCTTTCCATTATAGAATTTATGATATAGAGTTAGCATGTACAATTCAAAAAGTTGTCAAGCTAATCAATAGTGAAGATTGGAACATGGCAAAAGCAATATTGAATAAAAGACAATGAAAAGCACATTTCAATGAGGAAAAAATCATGGATATTATAAAGAATTGGTTTGAAAATAACGGTTATGAAATCGAAGAATATGAAACTACACTACAAGCAAAAACAGCTACGATCTTATTCCTGGTTGTAGAACCACACAACGGAACGAATGGGAAATGGATGTTAAGAGTAGCTGCGTTGGTATCTTTTGACAGATGGGCGAATTCGACAGCCGTTGAGGAATTCTTTGATACGGAAACAGGATTGCGTAACTATTTAGAAAATAATCAACTTTACATATATAAAAATGTATTGAGAAATTTGTCGGAAGAATACGAGTTAATTATGAAGATTGATCGGAGGTTGATAGTATGAATAAATTAGTAACAAAAATAAATTGGGATATGACTGGTTCTCGTAAAATAGAAATATATATGTATGGTGAAGCATCCGTAGAAGCGAATCAAGAAATGCAAGAACCATTAGAAAAGTTATATCAATACGAAAATCAGCCAGATATGAGGAAAAAGATAAAAGAATATGTTAATGAGCTTGATACAGAAATTGATAGACTTGAGGGTTTTTTCAAAAATACTGATAGTCCATATGATTTACGGATTAAAGGTAGACTGAATGCGATAATCGAAGTAAAGAATGATTTACTTGGAAGATTGGAAGAAAATTTTAATTAGAATGATTGATTGGAGGTTGGTTGTATGAATAAATTACAATCTATGAGAGGTAGAATTGTAGAGATTACAGAAGAGAACGGATGGAAAGTTGATGTTGAATCAAATGATGGAGATAATTTTTCTTATGAATTTTCACAAAGCAGTCCGGCAGGTCAAGATTTCAGCTTTGAAGCGAAAATGGAAGATAATAATGTATATGCATTACTGAATGATATTAGAAATTATTATGACTGTTATGATTGCAGCTATGAGGCATATGTGCGGCTAGATAATACAGGACATGGAACCAATGGCGCACCATATGATATGAAAGATGTTTATGAAGATATGGAAGCGTGTGAAAAAATGATTTTTGAATTATGGAAATCGTTAAGTGAAGAAAATTGGGAGGAATATTATGACGATTGAATATTAAGAATTAAATTGCGGAGTAAAGGCAACAAAAGAAAAAATCAAAAATGGTACAGAAAATGGATGTGAAATCAGTAGAGGTCTTGTCGATACAGAATATAGTATAGCAATTAAAGCAGATCATTACCCAACTTTTGAAGAAGCAGAAGAATTTATAAAAGATGATTTAAAAAGATTTGGATATGATGGTGTTTATGGAATTACACCATTATCAGAAGAGGAATTACATTCGTTTTTCGATACTGAAAACATTGATAAATGGAAAGTATTAAGTAAATGAAAACCGCATTTCAAGGAGGTGCTATTTTATGGTTATGACAAGGCAAAGATGTAACAAATGTGGAAGACATCTTTATTCTGCAAATAACATGCGATTTTGTATATGGTGTAATTTAATTCATGAAAAGAGGTTTGATTATGAATAATATTGACAAACAGAAGGAAAGAGCAAGCAATACAGAAGAATTATTAGATCATTTGATTGAAATCATTGAAAACAATGATAGTAGGTTTTCACTTGAATGGTCAGTAGGTGGCGAAACAATTACAATGGAAATTTATGATAAATTAAAAGATATTGGTTATGCAGCGAAGATTTATCCGATTGAATATGATGAGAATGATGAGCCAATTAATTTATAAAATCAAAATGGAGGATGACAAATATGAAATGTAATGAATATCCAAAATATTTTAAAACTGTAGGAAATGTTGTTTACGCAAGCTATGATAAAATTTGTTGGTTCTTTTATACAGATATGGAATGCTGCTAAAGATGAAACAGCGGTTTTAAGAAGGGAGAATAAAATTATGAAAACAAACGAGAGAAAGTACCTGGATATTAGTACAGCACATCTGACACAGGGAACCTTTGGAAAATTGAATAGTATGCATTTGCCGTATGCTTATAATTATGACGAAGGAGCCTTTATTACGGTTCCAAGCAAAAATGAAATTGGCACCATAATCATGCCAGACGATTTACGGATCTTACTTCAGTATGCATGGATAAATGGAATTGACCTGATCCGGATGGATAGAGACGCAGATATTATTGATGATATTCCGGCATATGACTGGGAAAAAGAAGCAGAAAGAATTTGCTCATGTTTGTCAGATGATGAAGAATATAGAAATAAAACAATTAAAGGTCTTATATTGGCGTTCGAATATGATGATATGGACAAGTTGAAATTAATATTAAAGTTATTATGTGGACGGATTGAAGATATGAAGGAAGTATATATAAAACAAAGACAATACATAAAAACGGAGGTCTAAATGTATGTATACATATCAATTTTGTTATGATGAAAATGTAGATGGCTATGGGTCGATTCAATTTTGCGCATCAAGTGAAAATGAAGCAAGAAAACTATTTTCAGAATGGAAACATGATAATAAATATAACATTCCAAAATGTGATGTAAGCATTATCTACAATAAAGAAGATCAAGAAGAATATGGCGATGATTATATTGACCCAAGAAACGGAGATGAGAAATTATGGCAAATTTAACACATTTATTCAAGGTAAAACAAAAAGTTAAGTATCATGATCCAGACACAGGTAAATGGCATAATGGAGAAATAAAAGAAACACACTCAGATCATGTAATTGTAGATATTCCGGATATTTCAGATCATTGCTGGTTCGAGGAAGATTTGAATTTGGAATATCTTTATCCAGAATATAATTTTGAGCAGGAAAGCAGATGACAATATGTTGTCTGCTTTCCTTTTTTAGAAACGGAGAATAAAAATAAAACTGAATTGATAGGAGTGATTTATGTCAATGAATGAAAAAATTAAAGCATTATATGGTCAGTATGAAAAAATTTTACAAAATTATGAAGCAATAAAAAGCATGAATCTTGACCAACAAACAAAAGAAATAGTGAAAAATGATTTACAAAAGAGATGCAAAAAATCCAAAGAAAAAATGATCGAAGAAATACACAATCTTCCAGAAATTATCATATCTCAAGACGCACCTAACATACCAAAAAAAGAAGAATTGGTTAAAAATGAAAATGTAGTAAAAAAAATTAAACCAGTAGAAGATCCAGAGTTCCAAGAATGGAAAGATTGGGTTGGTAATACATTGCGGATCGTCTATGGTCATGATCCAAAATACATCGACAGTGATGAGCCACTGCGAGAAGTATGTGACAAAATGACCAATGTATATGGTGTTGTTTGGTCGCAAGAATACAAAGAAAATCGTTGGTCAAATGGCGGTTTTACACCAAAAATGAAAATTATATTTAACAACAAACAATACAAATCCATTTTTGATTCAATTGTAAAAAACAAGTATACAGAAGCAATGGAAAGAGATGTTGTGAAAGTACAAGAGGTAATTGCGCCTTTGATAGAATTATACGACGATAAAAGCGTTGGAGGTTGTGCAACAATAAAAAAGATTTATTCATATATGGAAGAAAGATTTAATGTTCAGTGGGAACGAATGATAAAAAGATATAAAAAGGATACAGGCATTTCTGGTAAAAAAATGGATGTTCTTTATTGGAATGAAGGCTTAATGGAAAGATTTAGAATATCTGTCAAAGAAATGTTAGAAAGGGATAAGTTATGAGACAGTCAGATTATACAAATCATAGAGCGTTATCACGACATGAAAGTTATGTAAAACAAAAAGCAAAGTGGAGAGATAAAGCAATTGAATGGCAAGCAGATATGTACAACCAGAATTATTCGATCGAAGAATTATCTAATTGGAACGATTTCTTTGAAAAGAAAGGACGGATGTATGGGTTGCTTGTAGAGTTTAGAGAAAATGGAATTTGCTAAATATAAATTATATTCTTGTCAAGGAACGTGAAAGGATGAAGATAAAATGACATTTGAAGAAGCAAAACAGAGAAATGATTACAAATACATGCTGAATGGAATTGAAGATTGTATTGAAAAGATAAGAAATAATTGGATGGAGGATATGTATGAAGATGGAGAGCCACAGAGAGGTATTGCTGTACTTCGAATTGGATATGTTGATGTTGAAGTGAATTTATTCACAGAGGAACAGATTACTCGTTACGATGATCAAATCGGAAATAAGACACCAGTTATTGATTATTTCGTTTGTATAAAATACGGAGAGAACGATGGTGAATGGGAATCGGATAATTATTTAGACTATCAATTAAAAGTAAACTGGAATGCAGACGATTGGGTAGCACAGCTTGAAAGAGATATGTTTGAAGCACTTGATGAGTATGTAAATAAGAAAGGTTATAGTTATGATCATGCAAATGTGACCAGATGAATGTCGAATTTGATTGGAGAATTATAAATGAATGAAAAGCAAAGAATGTTAAAATACATTTTAACACATTTAGGTGATAATTTTTGCGGATCTGGTATTGATTCTTATGGACGAGCATATGCATTCACAGATAGTGAAATTGCAGCCAATAGTTTAGAAGAAACTTTATATAATATGGGGTATGAAGCCAGCAAATCATCAAAAGAAAATTTAGAATCTGATTATGTAATCCAAGAAGGCATTCAAAATGGAGGATGGTATAAAAGGTTTGTCCAACGATGTGCCGAAAAATATTCATCAAATGGAGGTAAAGAATATGAGAACAGATAAAAAGTACATGATGATTGTAACAGAAGAAGATGATAGATACGATGCAGAAGATGGTTATGATTGTGATTTTTATGCAGATCATCCATGGGAAGGGAATTTAATTGATATTGTGTATGGCAATAACATTGATGAGTTGCGAGGTAATGGCGAAAATGAAGGAATGTTTTATATGTTATATTTAGCTGAAAACGGAGAGAGAATTGGTTATGGATGTGTTGATTTTGACACTATTGAAGAAACGATTTCGAGATATGAACTAGAAAAATGTAAAGATATGAACACTACATGGACAAAAGATGATATTATAAATGCATTGGTCGAAGATGGTATAGAACCAACCAATGCAAATATTGTAAAAGTTATTACAGCGGAGTTTGTTCAAAATTTCAAGGATAGAATTATTGAGCTTGGAAATGAGATGATTTCGTGGCAGGTCAGTGATGTTTTTAAAAAGAAGGGAGAATAATTATGGTAAACAAATATGATAACATACAGGACACAACAGATAAAATCTATGAATTTTGCAAAGACTACATTTTTGAGCATGGTTATGCTCCGTCTTATGACGAGATTGGAAAAGGTGTTGGAATTAAAAGCAAAGGCACTATCCATTGTAATATGCATAAATTATTGAAAGAAGGTAGAATTGCAACAGATTTAAAAGAACTTGCGTCCAGAGGGTTCCGTATTTCTGGTTATATTATCATGCCGATAGGTGTAGATAAAAGATGAGTAAGACAAGAGAAACACCATGCTTATACTATATTTGCGCAGGACAATGTAGTAAGGGGAGAGAAGCAGATCACAATCACTATTGTCAACATTGTGATAAGTATAAATCACGAGCAAAAGTACGACACATCAATCAAAAGAAAGAAAAATTGAATAAAATCAGAAAAGAGAAACGTTATTAACCGGTACAGAAATGTGCCGGTTTTTTGTTGCAAAGAAAGGAGAATGTATGAAAAGAAAAACGTTCAAGGAATATTGTCAAACAGATGTGCGTAAGTTCGAGAATTTAGAAAAGAAATGGAACACAACACAAACAAGTATAAGAAAGAAGTTGATAAGATATGTAGAACTATATGGATATGATTTGTCGGAATCAGATATGGAGTTTATCAGGGAGTGGGTGATTGAAAGTGCTTACAATGTCTTGAAATTAAATCATCAGTTCGATGAAGAATTTAAAAGCCAAAACAAAAATATGGAAATTTCAGAAGAGGAGTTAGAGCTGATGTTTCCGTCATATATTTTTGAATAGTGAATTTTAGGAGGAAGATATTATGTCACTTGAATATGCCGTTGGATACTATGGAACCTTTGTCGCAATTGGGGTCATTATTATTATTATTATTGCTGCAATTGCCGATTTATGATTGGAGGAATAAAATGAATGAAAGAGTCCAGACAGGCTTAGAGGAAGAAAAACTTAAATATAAACGAAAAATCGAAAACATTATGGAAGGGAAGTCTAAGAATCTACAAGACTTCCTTTTATATATGCATGATTTATCAGAAAAGACAAAATATGTTTACATGTGTGATGTATTAAAATTTCTAAAGTTCACAGGGAAAGAAAAAGAAGAAGATCTTGAACTGAGAGATTTTGTATCCTATATGGCAAAAATACAAGATAAAGATAATGGATTGGAAACAGTTTCTTCTTATCAAATTGCAGTTTATTCTGCATTAAAACTTTTTTCAAAATGTATGTTTGCATATAAAATTTTTTCGAAAAACTATATGGAAGAAATTGCAAAGCCAAAAAAGAGAGAGCAACAGAGAACAATAGAAAGAAGAGAAAAGAGTTATTTGACTCCAGAAGAAACACAAACGTATCTTTATAATGTTGATCATAAGCTAACAGGGAAAACAAGAAAGCCATCAGCTATTTGGTCACAAAGGGATATTGTGGTTATAAAACTTTTTCTTTCTACAGGTGTACGTTGTGCAGCGTTATCCAATATGGATATAGAAAACTTAAATATGGATAAAGGAACTTTGATTGTAACAGATAAGGGAAAGAAAGTTCATACATTCATTTTGATTCCGAAAGTTTTGGATGAATTGCAAAAATGGTTAGCATACAGAGATCAGCTTGTAACAGCACGCGATACGCCAGCTCTGTTTCTTGGGAAAACTGGAAAGAGATTGTCAACAAGTGCAATTTCAGATATTACAAAAAAATATGCTTGTAATATAAAAGGAAAAACAATTAGTCCACATAAACTAAGGGCAACATATGGTACTACATTGTACAACGCAACGGGTGATATTGTGCTTGTACAGAAAAATTTACATCATGCATCAATTAATACAACGCTGTTGTATGTAAGAGGAATGGAAGAAAAAGCACAAAAAGAATCTGTAGAAATTATGAAAAATATTATCTAAACATCAACGAGGCGGTAGACTTACTGTTTACCGCCTTATATAAGAAAGGAAATTATTATGGTACAAATTTTAGAATTATTCGGTGGAATTGGAAGTCCACGGTGCGCATTACGGAATATCGGTATTCCTGTTAAATCAATTGATTATGTCGAGATCGACGAAGCAGCAGTCAGATCATATAATGCAATGTTCAAAAGTGAACTGCCGTATAAAACGCAAACAGTGGTCGGATATAACCTACGCCCAGATATTCTGATACATGGTTCTCCCTGCCAGGACATGTCTGTTGCTGGACATCAAGGCACAGCTACTGGAAATGGAAGAACAAATCATGGAGCTGGTGCAGAAGAAGGATCTGGAACAAGATCGAGTCTTATGTGGGAAACGATTAATATTATTAAACAGATGGGTGAATGGAAACCCAAATATGTGATTTGGGAAAATGTTAAAAATGTCAGAAGTAAATATATGGTACATAATCATGACAGATATATGAAAGAATTGGACAAATTGGGATATACAAGTACATATGAACTATTAGACGCAAGAGAGTTTGGTATTCCGCAAGCAAGAGAACGCTATTTCACTGTAAGTTGTTTAAAAGGAAAGGAATTTGATTTTTCTGATCTGATTAGAACGCCAATGAGAAACATTCATGAGTTTTTGGAACAGAAAGTTGATCCAGTATATGAGGTAACACAACCGAGCATTCTGGAATGTATTGGAGCATCCGGAATTAGAAGAGCAACCGTAATTGACCAATATGCTTATACAATCACGACTCGCCAGGATCGGACACCTGCACAGGTAATTGACTTACATAATGGAAAATATAGATATCTTACGGAACGGGAATGTTGGAGACTTATGGGTTATACGGATCAGGATTATGAAGCAGCTGCATCTGTCCAACAGAAACGAGGAAGATATAGAATGGCATTATATAAACAGGCTGGCAATAGTATTTGTGTTCCGATATTTGAAAGTATGTTCAGGAAAATTCTGTTAGGCGAAACGGCATAAGAATATCTGTACAGTTGTCTGATAATTATGGTATAATACTGATAAGTATATTCAAATGGAAAGAGAGGCATTATAATATGCAGAGAAAATGGTGGTGTGATGCAATGAGAACGTGCAACCAGGAATATGCACTTTGTGATGAGGTAGAAGATCTGAAAGATATTAAGAAAGAAAAAGTAATTGCTTTAAAAGGCTGTGATCAGCCGTTACAGATAAATAAATTAACTTGGCTTACTGGGGTAGACGCAGCAAAACAAAGAGAAGAACGTATTTGGCAGAATGATGCTGGATTCTGGTCGGCCACTCCGTTCGGGAAATTTGTAGACTGAAAGAAATAATAGATTCATTGGAAGATTGGAGAATACAAGATGGCTATTCAAAAGTTAGATAAACATATACCCAAATCCGCAAAAACGATGCCTATATGGATAAAAGAAAACTCAAATGATTTGGCATGGGATTTGGTGTATTTGACAGACGATGAGAAATATTTTGTATCTATTGATCATAAAAGAGTATATCCTGTAAGAGAAAGTCTTTTATGGAATATGGTCGATGTACCAACAAATTGCAACCAAGTTTCTTGTGAATGGAGATGATATTATGATAAATGTACAATGGGAAGAAAATGGAAAAATTCAATATGAGAATTTTTTACATGAAAGTTCAGTTAATGATTTTGTAGCTGATTTAAAAAAGAGAGAATGTGTAGATATAAAAATCACAAAAGATATTGAAAAAGTTACTGCGGAGAGAATTAGAAGATATAATTCTGAAATAAAAAATATAGATAATAATAATACGGTTATAGATAAAGCATATTCTAGTTTTAAAAATGGATTTGAACCAGGCGTCTTATACTGTTTTAATAATGGACTTAAAGGGATACTTTGTAATCAGTGTAGATCAAAGGTTAGCTGCAAGAGAGAAGAAAATATATTAAAGAATGCAGCAAGAGAGCTGTATAAACTTTCGAATGGTATGACTAAAATATAAAAAGCCAATGAAACCAAGTTTTCATGTGGATGGAAAGGATTAGTTGATATGGAACAAACTTTTTATATTGGAATGAAAATTTGCGATTATTATACAGTTTATATAAATGATGATGGATATGAACAAAAAGAAATGGTTCAAGAAAATGAAATTGATGGATTTATACATTGTCTAAAAGTTTTAGGATACGAGGAAATCTAAGTTTCAAGACAAGAAAGGAGATTATGAGATGAGTACAGCAACATGTATTAAGGACTATGATGGTGTTGGATTCTTAAAAGAAAATAAAGACGGACGTGAAGAAGTTCATATCAAAAAAGGTGTCGTAATTGAATGGGATAATCAAGGATATCTTTGGTTTGATAACGTATGTTTCGGACATATGGATGCTTATCCTGGGCAATATTTTAAATTTTAAGGATAATGAAATTTAACTTTCAAATGGTGATAATATGGAAAAATTGAAATTGTACAAAGTGACAAAGGCAAGTTCAGATGGTACATTTAATATTGGTGATATAATTTGGCTTTCTAATAATGAAGATTTAAATAGTTGCAAAGGCCTCGGATTTCTTTCGAAAAGTGAGTGGGATAATCCTAGAAGTAACGATTTTGAAGTTGAAGAATGTACCGATTATTATTTAGACGTGACCGATCGGAGTGAAAAAGTAAGGAGAAAAGTTTAGATGATATATCTGATTGCATACAAGGAAAAAGATGGAAACGATTTTATGGGTCAGCCTTATATTCTAGGAGATTTTAATAATCTTGATGAATGTAAAGCGAACGCACAGAAGCTTATCGGAGATGGGTATTGCTATGTTACGGTATTCGAATGTGAAGAGAATGCGCCAGAAGAAATCTCGTGGGATTATGTAAAAAGAAACAAAATGGAATTTTGAATATGAAGTATAAAATGACAATTTATTTGGATTGGAGGAAATTATGAAATTTAAAGCAGGAGATAGAGTATTTCATAAAAATTTAAGATTATTTGGTACATTTGTTGGATATGCATGGGAATCGGATAAAGAAGCAGATGTGGATTTTGAAATGGAAGATGGATATATAGAACAGAGACATGTTTCAATAAATCAATTACAGAAGTGTCCAAGTAACGAAGAGATTGGAAAGAGATTGGAAGGTATAACAGTGGACGAATTAAGAATTAAAATTGAGCAGCTTATTGAGGATTTAGAAAATGAAACGGTAAATCGCAATATGAATGATATGGAAGAAGGTAGATATAAAACTTTGTGTGAGGTATTGGATTTAATTGACGAGCAGAAGAAATGACGATTTTAAAGGAGTAGATATGTATAGAGTTATATATAAAGGATATAATGGTGGTTATCACATGAGTGATGAAATGACATTGGACGCTGCAAGAAAATTCAAAGACGATTGCTTGAAGATGAATTATTTAAAAGAGAATGTTCATATTATACAGATTGTAGAATAAGTTGAAAAATTGCTTTCATGTGAAAAGAAGGATGAAAATATGAATAAAATTGAAACACCAACGCTGGATATAATGATTGAAATTCAGGAACAATCACAGCTTTGTGGAGAATTTCTTGATTGGCTCTTAAGAAAATATACCATGTTTGACAGAAAACAAAAGAGAGAAAGTCCATTTGCCAATGTTATGGGTAACGGAGACTATATCAATAAAGAAAAGTTACTTGCTGAATTTTTTGATATTGATTTAGTAGAAGCTGAAAAAGAACGACAAGCTATTCTGGATGCTATACAACGATGAAAGATTGTTTTCAGAAGGCAGGTGAAATGTTGTGACTGAAGCAGATATTAACAAATATGTTGTCGAAGAAATGGAATATGCAGAAGAGCAAGAAGATAAAATTGCCATTAGGCTTGATTTATCAAATGGAGAATCTGTAGAAATCTGGTTTGACGAATATAATGATTGTTATACCTGGAGCAATGCCTCCTATGGATATGAAGATACTTATGCAGTAGTACAAGATATTTGCGAATGGCTGGAAGATAATTTATTAGAAGTAATAAATATAGAAACAGTATAATAATTAATATAGACAACAAAAGGAAGAAACAAAATATGGATAATATAATTTATATGTTTGACATTCCGTTATTTACATATGATGGATATGCAGATGCGATGGAAGATGGAACTCAGTATCAAGCACTTGAATGGAAGCTGACTGATATGGAAAAATATAACGGAAAATATATTGTGGTTGGTTTTGATGGATCGTTGAGAATTTATGAAGCTGAAGGCGAAAAGTTGTTTGAAGGCTCATTACTTGATTCAAAAGATTTTGTTTGGCATCTGAAAAATAAAATTAAATAAAAGGAAGTAAAGGCATGAACTTAGAAAATATTAGTAAATACATGTGTTTGATTCTCAGACATAAACCAGAAACAATTGGTATTACTTTGGATGAACATGGGTGGGCTAATGTTGACGAACTGATTGACGGGATTAGGAAAGACAATCCTGGATTCGATCTGGGTCATCTGTACGAGATCGTAAAAACAGATTCGAAGGGAAGATACTCTTTTAATGAAGATAAAACACTGATCAGATGCAACCAAGGACATTCGATTACTGTAGATGTAGAGTTAGAAGATAAACAGCCACCAGAATTTTTATATCATGGAACTGGCGAAAAATATGTAGTGTCAATCGATCAGATTGGGTTAATTTCAAAAAGCCGGTTATATGTTCATCTTTCAACAGATGTGGAAACGGCTGAACAGGTTGGTAAGAGACATGGAAAAGAAATCGTATATCAAGTAAACTCAGGGCAAATGTGCAGAGATGGATACAAGTTTTTCCTGTCTGTGAATAATGTATGGTTGACTAAGGAAGTTCCAACGAAATATCTGGAACGATGAAAAATGGTTTTAATCAATGAAAAATAATTTGACAAATAAAATGAAAGAGGCAATAGAACTTTTAAAACGAGAAGAATTTTATTTATATAAGACTGATAGAAATTCTGTTTGGTTGTCTTACACTTTAGGAGTTCCAATTCATACAAGAACAATGAACGCATTAGAAAAAAAAGGAATTGTAAAATTTGAGCTAGCAGAAACCAGGAATGCAGAATTAATGGCAGAATTAAGTAAGGAGTATAAATGATAGAATGTAGTAGAGACTGTAAGAAATGTAAGCAGCTCAACGTAAAAGTAGATAACCTAGGATATCCATGGGATTATGAATGTTTAAAATACGGAGATTCAGTTTTTAGAGAGAAATTCCAGGATACAAAGGAATTTACGAATTTTAGTAAGCGATGAAACAGACATTTCAAAAGGACAGAACAATGGAAAACTATATGAATGCTCCCATTCAGTTAGAGTGGACAGATAAAGATATATTAGAAGATTTCGATAAATATCATGATAAGAAAGCAGTTTCCAGAAGATTTTGCATTCCCGTGTCTCAAGTAACAGAAATATTAAAACGAAACGGTGTGAATGAAAAATGATTCCAAAATATTTGGACTATACAGTAACACCTGCAGATTTGAGAAATATGTCAGAAGAAAATGTAATAGAATTAATGATTTTCACGGATCGAGATCGAAAAGATAATGAGGATGCAGAAAGACTGTATTGGTGGTGTATACAAGAAATCAATTTTCGAATGGATTTGAGCGGATCTGAATATGAGCAGTAAGAAAGCGATGGCTGGTTTAGTCATCGCTTTTTTTATGATATGCTGCGGCTCTATAACGGAAATTCGCATCCTGGATTTCTTGCGAGATATGTTCCATTCGATCGATATATTCTGTAACATGTGATGGAATTTTTGTATCCCATTTGTTTTTATCGGAAGTAAGTAGATCATTCGGGGTGCATTCTAATGCTTCACAAATTTTTTCAAGAGTTTCAAAGCGAATACTTGCCATATTACCAGAACAAATTTTTGACACTGATGGTAAAGAGAGATCAGTAGCTTCTGCAAATGCAGCTTGACTTTTATACTTAGTCAATATTAAATGTTGGATATCTAATTTAATCATATTGCACCTCCGTGTCAATGATTATAACACAATCAAATAATAAAATCCATAAAGATATGTTTATGTAAATAAAGATAAATTGTAATATAATAGCGAAAATAATAAAGATATATTTATATTAAGTATTGACATATTAAAGATATGTTGATATAATGAGTTCAACGTAAGAAAAACAAGAGAGAAAGGAGGAACCGGGTATGGATGTGAAATATAGTAAAGTAAAAAGAGGAGAAATCTATTGGGTAGATTTTGGAAATACTTTAGGTTCTGAGGTAAGTGGAATACATCCTGGTCTTATTGTACAAAACGATGATGGAAATAATTATTCTCCTACAACAATCGTAGTAGCTTTGACATCGCAGAAAAAACCTAATCTTCCAACTCATGTTGTTTTAGAAAAAGATACGTTGAATGGACTTAAGAAAAATTCATTGATCACATGCGAACAGATGAGAACAATTGACAAAGGAAGATTATTAAATAAAATGGGAATGATCAGTCGAGCCAAACAAAAAGAAGTTGATACGGCAATGGCTATCAGTATAAAAAACTTACTTATGGAAGGGGACTGAAATAATGAAAACAACATATGAATATTGCTCCATCGATCAGGCTATAGAAAAACTACAGAATTTAAAAAAGAAAAATAAAAAATATAAAATTCTGATTTGCACAATTGATTATGATCAAAAAGAAGAAATGAAGAAACTTACAACACCAGAAGAAGGGTGTGAATTGGTTAGAAAAGCCAAATCAGTTTTTATGAATGAGGGTGAAGTATTTGAACATGTGCAGCTTTTTTCTATTGTTCAGGATTTAGAAAATATGAGAAGAGAGGGTGTGACACATGACATTATTTTACCACATTTAAAGGAGTAAAATGGAAATATTTACCTCTGGAATATACATGTCAAGAGGTATAAAATGGAAATATAAGGAAAAACAAAATTATAGTAGTGCAAACAAATGTTCGAAAATATATTGACAAGAACATTAGTTCGATGTATTATAATTTTGTCGAACAAAATAAAAGAAGGGAATCATACCTGCGTTGGAGCGCATACGGTATGAATCCCTTCCTGTACATAACAAGCAAAACAAGCAATATTCATATGTGTTTAAGGTGTTGGAGCAGCTTAAACGAATAATGGCAATGTCCTGCTTAAGTATCATTATACATATTAATTTGCAATTCTGCAAGTCTATCTTGAGCAGTTCGCTATTATTTCACAATTTCATTAAAAGAGAATAACAAATACGAAAAGGTACTTATTATTTCAAATGAAAATAAGAACCTGTATTAAAGTTACCTATTTTAAAAAACTAAATAAAAAAAGGAGTGATTGAAAAATGCAGTACATTATCACAAATGGAAAATGTTGGGTCATTGAAAACCCAATGCGTCCAGGCGAGTATATGGCATCAACTATGTCATCTAGAGCAAAACACTTCACATTCAAACAGGCCAAGAGCTTATTAAATTCGCGGAATAAAAAGATGAGTTGGATTCGTCATGGATACTCGATGGTTGGAGAAGATGGTAAAGCACCATCTGTTTCTCCGAAAGCAAAAGGTAACGGTGGTGCTTTTCTAGCAGAGAATGATGTATTCGTTGATCTTACATTACTCGATCAGATTGAGGATGAAACAGAAAAATACTTAAGCCTAGCCGGTTGGGATGAATCTGAACTAAGCAATATGTCAGAATCGCTTAACACATACTTGTCAAAACTTGACTCTGAAGAGAGTGATATTAAACATGCTTTGGTTATTTACGCCCATAATCATAATGGGAAAATGCCACAGGCTCACAAAATTGCAAAAGTTGGCTATATGTTTTTACATATTTTAATTGATCGAGCGCACGTCAAGGCGTGTATGAGAAAAGTAACCATTATGAAGAATGCTCTTACATACTCATACTCCATTGGAAAATTACAGCATGAATTAAGCAAAAATGAGAATGGAGAATATAGCGAATATAAACCAAGAACTGCGAAATTCGAAGAAACGATGAAAATATTAGAAGGGTAGGGTGATAACTATGAAAGAAAAAGAGGAAGTAAAAAAACAACGGAAAGAACCATATCATTTTTCGCCAGCACAGATGCAGCTCATCGAGGAATATATGGATTGTAGTATGACAAAACTCAAAACGTTGTGTCGTACTATTTGGCTGAAAGATACTCTGGATCAGAAATATTACGATGATTTATATGATGATGCAATGACTGTATTAATGGAAACAGTAGAATCATACAATCCAGAGCATGAAAAGAAAGCATCTTTTAATACATTTCTTATGGGAAATATTAAACGATCCTATTTGGAATGGAGAAGAGATAATTTCGAACGTGGCATTCGATGCAATTTACTTATGAAAAATGGAGTTATTGTAAAGGATGAAGAAGATAAGCCAATCGTAGTTCAAAATATTTCTCTAGATACTCCAATTCAGAACGATGAACAAAATGGAAAAACAAGAAATGTGGAAGAACTTGTCGCTTCTCGTTTTAATTTGGAAGAACTCATTTGTGAAAAAGAAAAGACGGAAGATGAAAAATGGCATCCAAAGGTAAGAATTTTTTTACATAGACTTTCGCCGTTACAGCAGAAAATCGCTCTGTTAATTGCAAATCGTTATAACAAATACGAGATTTGCGAAGTTTTACATATTTCCGAAAAAACTTATGAACATTCATTTAAAATGATTTGTTCTGAAAAAAATAAACAATTAATACGTAATCTGTAAGAAAAGAAAGGAGTAATACTATGAGATTAATACGAGACAAAGTTAAAGAAGAAACTTGGATGTGCAAAAAGGTATGCGACATGGCAGAGAGAGGAGAGCTTAGATCTGATTATTTCCTGCAGCGAGACATTGACCAGTGGGAACATTCAGATCGTGATAACTTTATTGTTACGATGTTATTAAATGAAGATTTTGATGCTCTGAAAATCTGCGAAGAGATTACTCCTACAGGTGTAACACTTTGGATTATTGACGGCTTACAGAAGTATACATATATTTCAGACTTCAAAGCTGGCGGATTTAAACTTGGGGCGAATATTGATCCGAATGAGATCACATATCAGGAAGCTCGAAGAGATAAAGATGGTATTTTTATTAGAAATGACAATGGAGATATTATGTATGACGAAGTTACCTTTTCTCTGAAGAATAAAGGTTATGCTGATCTTCCTCCAAAGTTGAAAGAAAATTTTGATGATTGCCCTGTAAAGATTGTAAAACATCTCGACTGTACACCGGAAGAAATGGCTCGTCATTTAAGGAGATATAATCGTGGAGCAAAAATGAAACCAGCACAGATTCTTCTTACAAGAATGCTTAACGTTGGTAGACGTGTAAAAGCATTGGCAGAACATGATTTTTGGTCTGATCGCGCAAACTTTACACCAACAGTACATAAAAACGGAAAGATTAACCAGATTATTGCAGAAATTGTAATGGCACTTAATTTTTGGGACAATTGGACAAAAAACGCAAGAAAGATTGGAGAATATTTAAACGAGAACGCAACTGATGAAATGTTCAACAGTGCAAGAGAATTACTGGATCATTTAATGACAGTTACATCCTTAGATACATCTGAAGCACTGTTTACTACAAAAAATTCTTTAATTTGGATTATGTTCTTTGATCGTTGTATGAAAAATGGAGTTAAAGATGAAATTTTTAAAGAATTTTTGAATAATTTCAATACATATACCGATGTTTCCGTAGAGATTCCACATGATGACGAAACGTTGATCACGACATGGAATGATTTAGACGCAAGCAAGTCTACGAAAGATCGTGTGGTTATCGAAGATAAATTATTTATTTTACATACTCTGTTGGAAAAATTTGTTACTGATAATGGATTAGTAGCAATCGAAGAAGAAACTGAAAATGTAGCAAATGAAGAAGAGAATAATATTTCAGAGCTAGAAGTTACGGAAGAAACTGAACAGCCGGTAGAAACGGATAGTTCTAAAGAAGACTTCTCGGATGATGAACTGATTGGATTTGTTATGGAAAAGACGTCCTTAAATGTAGATTCTGATGATATTGAATTATATAAGGATATCATTGAAGATTCTGTCAAAGTAACATCATCTCTGTATCAGAATTGCTACAAAGCATTGATTGCTGTTGTTGCAAAAGCCTGTAATGAAGAAAAAGATCAGGAATTTGAAGAATGGGTTAAAGTGTATCAGAATTCCAATGAGGAATACAGCTCTAATGATGGCGTTAATTTTAGATTTATGCAGAGAGATTTTGAGAATTATCTTGTTAAAAATGGAAATGCAGCGTAAAGAAAGGAGAATGATATTATGCAGATGAACATTGAAGATATCAAAATTTCAGATCAGTTTCTTGCTTCTCATCCATCTTCAGAAAAGATGGAAAAAGTTGAGAAATATTGGTTGCTGACGAATCATCAAGACAAGCCAATTGTTCTGGATAAGAATGGTTATCTTGTAGATGGATATATCCGTTATCTTATCATGAAAAGAAATGGTGCTAAGACAGTTCAAACTGTGTATAAAGGCCAGCCTGTTGCACTGATTAATGGAGTACATATTCACGCTAATGGTACAACAAGCCAGGAATATACTTGGGAGATTCGTAGAAATAAGAACTGGAAATCTTTCCTTGAAAATCTCAAAGTTGGTGATTTAGTAATGTGTGCAACCAAATATGGATATAGTCCAGTGAAAGTTACAAGGATTCAAACGGAGAATATCGAAGGGGGAGTAAAACATAAAAAAGTACTTTTAAACAAAAGAGTGACTATCAAAACAGAAACGAAATAGAAAAGAGGTGAGACGAATGAAAAGGTTAGGAAAATATTCAGGAAAGGTTTACGAAGAACATGAGATCCAGAATATGGATGAATGTGGAACAGTAATTACAGACGAATAAGCTGCAGATAAGGACTTTATTAAAAAGCATCACATGTGTGATTTGGTACAGTGTGTATCATGCTTTAGGTGTCCGACATCGAAGAGTTTCTTCTGAATGAAAGACTGATTTCATGGGAAAATAAATACTATATATAGTGGTTGAGCGAAAATAAAACCACTATATATAGTATACATAGAAGACCATTATGAGAAAGTTTGGCGACCAGATCACGATGATCTTCAAAAAGAGAAATTAATAGGTTGAGTTTTAGAGGAATGTAATTTTATAGGGTTGCAAATCCTCAAAATAAAATAACTCTATAAAATTAAGACGTTAAATAAAAATAGACTTAGATTTAATCTACGTTATTACAAGAAAATATATTGATATGTAACTCTAGTATCAAATTATATCGTTTAGATTTAAACATGCGTTACGTCTAACTTACTTGTCGCAAGTGATTTAAGCATAAAAACTTGTAATAACATTGTCAAAGAGTATTACCGACTATAAGTCGAGTTATTAATTAAAAGGAGAAAATTATGCAATATTTAGATTTTACTTTAGTAGTAGATAAAAATAATAAACCATGTGTACCGATTTTAAACGGTAGAGCTGGTTATTTGCTTAGAAATAATAAAGCAAAAATTATTAATCATGATCCATTAGTAATAAAACGAATAGACGATTATAAGAGTGATTTCGAAAATAGGGATATTTTCGAGTTAAAAATTGATAGCGGATATTTGAATATAGGATTTTCTGTCAGTGATAATTATCATGAGTATTTAGCTGGACAAGTCGAATTATTAAAAGGAATGTCGGATAGATTAACAAATCGAAATGGATATCGAAGAACACGAAGATCCAGAATTAGGTACAGGAAAAATAAAAATGTTGATTACAAAACCGTACATAATCCAACATATAAAAATGGAAATGAAGAAGGATGGTTTGCTCCATCAATACAACATAAAATTGATTCACATATTCGTTTAATAGATAAAATTGCGTCATGGGTTCCAGTAGATAAGGTAATTGTAGAAGTTGCTAAATTTGATATCCAGATGATAAAAGCTTTGGCTGACGGGAAAGAAATATCAGGAAAAGATTATCAAAATGGAGAAATGAAAGGATATGAAAATGCAGCAGCTTATGTTAGAGATAGAGATAAACATACATGTCGGTTGTGTGGCGCAAATAAAAATGTTGTGATTGAAGTTCATCATATCCAACCGCGTTCAAAGGGAGGAACCGATAAACCAAGTAATCTAATATCTTTATGTCATAGTTGTCATCGGAAGGTGCATTCCAATAATAACGACAATAAATATTTTGAGAAAGTTAAGAGTATGAAGTTATCGGATACATACAAAGACAGTACTTATATGAATATGGTTCGTTGGGAACTTTTTGAAAGGCTTTCTGGCAAATATGACGTCAAAGTTGGGTATGGATATCAAACAAAAATTAATAGAAGGAATGCCGGTTTAAGAAAATTTCATTATACGGATGCTGTTTGTATTAATGATTACAAGGATGTGACACTAACGGAGAATATCTATATTGTAGACCAAAAACGATGCAATGACAGGAGTATGGAGACATTTAGTGATGCAAAATACATAGATGTACGTGATGGAAAAGAAAAAAGTGGAAATACATTATATAAGGAAAGGCTTCCAAATGCTCCGTCTAAACGAGTCACGCAAAAAGAATATATAAACAATATGAGACAATTTCGTGGTAAGAAAATTAAACCTGGTAAACGCACTTTTGTTTGTAATTCATATTGTTTGAAATGTGGAGATTTAATTTACATAAATAGTGGAAAGCATAAAGGAAATATCGCAGAAGTAGAATCCATGCAAAAACTACCTAATGGTAATTTCAAAATACGATTTACGTATAAAGCACAAACAGTCAAATACCCTTCTATAAATATAAAGCCAGAAGAATATGAATTATTAAAGAATAATTTATTAGACAAAGTAAAAATTGTAAGAACAAGGCGTGGAATGATTTGGAGAAAATATAATCGTCTAGAATACGAAGCGACCCATGCAGATCAAGAAGGAATGGCTGTATAAATAAAAGAAAAGAGGTGAAAATATACTACTTACAATTTTAAGAATCATTCTAATTATCTTCGCCTGATTAAATCTAATTGAAGAGAATCCAGAACGAAAAAGTGAAAAGGCTTTATGGATCACTATTATTGTAACTACTGTGGTTGAGCTAGTGTATAGCTTTTTCGGAATATACTAACGGAGAATAGTAGGTCATGCGATTTAACATGCCTAAAAATGAGGTCGGAAATGGTTCCCGACGCACTCTGGAAAGAGTACCTGAGATGATGGTTACGTCGCCCATCCATTTTTAGGCATTTCAAATCACATGACTGAAATATAAAATGTGATGAAAGGCACATTTTAAAAATAATAAAGAGGAGTAGTTATGAGTTCAAAAGACAATACATACACAAACACAAATACAAGAACATTTTTTCTGTCAGATGATGTTGACAATGAATCGGTTGGGAAGCTGATTTGGGAGATGCTTTATCAGATTAATGAAGACAATGAAAAAGATAAAAAAGAAAAGGATTACAAGCGCGATCCAATTAAATTGTACATTAATTCCTGCGGTGGAACTATTTATGATATGTGGGCGCTGATTGATGTTATTCAGAATAGCAAAACGCCGATTCACACATATTGTATGGGATATGCCATGAGTGCAGCATTTGATATCTTCTTAGCAGGTCATAAAAGGTATTGTTACAAGCATTCTACTTTCATGTATCATCAGATACATTGTAAAAGAAGCGGAAAGTATCAAGATCTGCTTGAGGATAGGGTTGAGATGGACAATCTCAATAAACAGATTGAGGACTATGTTTTGGAAAGAACAAATCTGACGAAAGAAGATATTGCTGACATTCGTGAAAAGAAGAAGGACTTCTATATTCATTCGGATAAGGCGATTGAGTATGGGATCGTGGATGAAGTACTGTAAAGAACTTATATTTCGGAGAATATATAAACAGAAAGAAGGAGTAAAACATGGCAAAAGAATTAACAGGCTATATAGCCGTAGCAGGAATTAATCTTATGGGGAAGGAAGAATATTTTGCAATTTATAACGACGGCTATAAATACGAAAAAGGAGATAAAGTATTAGTTACTGGCTATCGTAGAGGTCAAATTTTAACAATTCAAAATATTCTTACGTTGGATGATATGACGCATGTTCATGAAAATGAAAAAATCACACAGGAAATTGTTTGTAAAATCAATCCAAGCGCTATTGATATGACGGCCTACGAAGATCGAGAGAAAAGACGAAAAGAATTAGCAAAAATACAATATAAGAAACATCAGTTAAGACAAATGATGGATAATATTATTCAGTCAACAAAAGATGATAAAAAATATGAGATTTTTGCAGAAACGGATTCAGGATTTGCAAAGCTTCTGGAAGAGTATAAAGAATTAATGTCAAAAAAAGTAAAGGAGTGATGAAACATGAGTTTCAAAGTAGGAGATATTGTAAGAGTTAAGGATTATAAAGACATTGATTGTCCTAGTTTTATGCCAAATATGAAATGTTACTGTGGGCATAAATATATCATAACTGAAATGATATTGTATTCTGATTTTAGTGAATATAAGTTAAATTGCGGTGCTAATTTTATATTTAAAGAAGAGTGTCTTGAAAAAGTTGTTGCAAACTCTGACTCAGGAAATAAAAATGATACATTTACATTCAACGCTGAAAAGGAGAACAAAGAAATGAGAAAACAGAAAGTAGGATTAACACAGAGGGAACGTATTGAAAACAAAATGGAAGAGTATATCTATAAGTCGGGTGTATGCTCTGTCAATATTATTGTGCCAAATCGAGTAGTGGAAGTGACTTTCAATGTTGATCTTTGGACGAAAGCAAAAGTAAAAACAGTATGCGACAAAAATGATACATTCTCTCTTGAAAGAGCATTATACATCACATATGCAAAACGACAATATAATGACGTGTATACGCTAGAAGGTATTGAGAAGAAAGCTGATGAGTTTAAATATGAAAAATCTTATGTATCCAAAGTCAAGAATGCTCTGAAAGTATATGAATGTCAGCAAAAACTTGCTGCGTTAGACAAAGAAGAGGAAGAAATTAAGCTTCGCCAGAAACAGAAACGTCATGAGAGAAATGAAAGACGTCGTGCAAGAAGAGCAGAAGAGAGAAAGAATGAACAAATTGCAGTTCAGAAAGAAGCATATCTTCAGGCTATGAGAGAATTTGAAGAAAAGAAAGCAGAAGCATAGAAAATAAAATAGAAGAAAAACATAAAGAAGGAGAAAAAACATGTTAGATCAGTTCGTAATTTTTAAAGAAAAACTTCAGAAACATTTTGTGGAGATGACCAAGGACGCAGATAAATTATTCGAAGTAAATGTAGATAAGGATAAACTTTGGGATACATATCTTGATAGCTTTGCGCCAGGAACGAACAATATTTTTAGAGAGAGAAGAGAACATGACTGTACCTGCTGCCGCCAGTTCATTCGTACAATCGGCGCTGTGGTTGTAATCAAGGATAATAAAATGGAAAGTATTTGGGATGTAGATATGTCTGGAACTATTTATGAGCCGGTAGTCAAGGCACTTTCCAAACTTATCCATAACGAAGAGGTAGTCGATGTTTTTGTAAGTCAGTTTAAAAATATTGGCACAGATAAGAACTTTGAAATGATCAACGGAAAATCTCATCAGTGGGATCACTTTTATATGAGACTTCCTGATAAGTTTGTATTTGACTCTCGTAGATCTGCAGGTAATATCCATGGTGAATACAGAGATATTAAAAACGTATTTAAACGTTCTCTGGATGAGATCACTATGGATTCTGTGGAAACAATTCTTGAGCTGATTAATTCCAATACGCTGTATCGTGGAGCAGAGTGGAGGATTCCGCTGGTTGAATTCAAGAAATACAAAAAGGAATACGACAAAATTCCGGAAGAAGAGAAAAATCTTTATGCCTGGGAGAAATCTCTAAAAGCAGGAGCCGTTATTGGTAAAATCAGAAATCATTCTATTGGAACACTACTTGTAAATGTAAGCGAAGGAATGGGCCTCGATCTTGCAGTAAAGAAATACGAGCAGATTGTAGCACCCAGCAACTATAAAAGGAGTAAGCCAATTTATACTCAGAGAATGCTGGACGATGCAAAGAAAACGTTGACAGAACTTGGATATATGGATTCTCTGAAACGTCGCTTTGCAAATCTGGATGATATCACAGTAAATAATATTCTATTTTCTAATAAAGATGCAGCGAAGAGAATTTCTGGTGGAGAAGACATTTTTACAGAGATGTCAAAATCTGTAGCAGTTAATCCAAAGAAATTCTCTAGAGTAGAAGAAGTGACTGCACAGGATTTCGTAGAAAAGGTTCTTCCGACTGCGAAAGAGGTTGAAGTATTTGTAGAGAATAAACATGAAAAGAATTTTGTTTCTTTAATTGCGCCAGAAAATTCGGATGCCAAAACAATGTTCAAATGGAACAATGGTCTGAGCTGGGCATATACAGGAAACATTACCGATTCTGATATCAAACAGAATGTAAAAAATGCAGGTGGAAATGTAGATGGTGTGCTTAGATTTTCTATTATGTGGAACGAGGATCAGAACGATAACAGTGATCTCGATGCGCATTGTATTGAACCAAATGGTCATGAAATCTATTTTGGTAGTGATAGAAAACCACGTAAGTCAAAACTCGGTGGACAGCTTGATATTGATATTACACAGCCAATGAATCAGATGCCAGGTAAACCGGCAGTAGAGAATATTACTTGGCAGAATAAATTAAAAATGATGCCAGGTGTTTATAAATTTTTTGTACATCAGTTTGCTAGTCGAGGAAGTAAAGGATTTAAAGCAGAAATTGAATTCGATGGCGAGATCTATTCGTTTGAATACAATAACCCAGTGCGTGGAGACGTAGACGTCGCAGAAGTAATTATGGATAAGAACGGAAACTTTACCATCAAAGAAAAACTTTTTGGTCACTCGGCTACTTCTAGTAGAGAAGTATGGGGAGTACAGACAAATCAGTTTACACCTGTATCTGTAATCAGTTACAGCCCGAACTATTTTGATGAGCAGAATGGAATCGGGAATAAACATCTTTTCTTCTTCCTGAATGGATGCGTAAATTCAGAACAACCGAATGGTTTCTTTGTGGAATATCTTAAGAATGAATTAATTCCACATCGTAAAGTATTTGAAGCACTTGGCGCAAAGTGTAGTGTAACAGACGTAGATGATCAGCTCTCTGGTGTTGGTTTTAGTCTGACGCAGCGCAATGAGCTTATCGTTAAAGTAAAAGGTGCAACAGAAAGAATCATTAAAATTAAATTTTAATAAAGGAGAATATGAATTATGAGTAATATGTTTGAAAAAGCAGTAAAAGGTAAATATCGTTTCCCGTATAAAGGACAGATTACAGTAGAAGACTTGTATGATCTTCCGCTGGGATCGCTGGATACAGTGTTTAAGACGCTGAATGCAGAAGTAAAGAAGACGGATGAAGAAAGTCTGCTTCAGACCAAATCCGCGGAAGATGATATTCTTGCGACAAAGATTGAGATTGTAAAATATATCTTTAATGAGAAACTCGAAGAAAAGAAAAATCAGCAGGAAGCTGCAGAACGTAAAGAGAAGAAACAGAAGATTATGCAGATTATTGCTACAAAACAGGATGAAGCACTTCGAAACGCTTCCGTAGAAGATCTGCAGAAAATGCTTGATGAATTAGATTAAAAAAATGGCTGGCTGGTATAAAACTGGTCAGCCAAACTTATAAGGTGATTATTATGACGCAAGAAGAACACGATCGAAAAATTCTTATTGAACGAGCAGCTGTAGAAGAACTTTTACTAAAAGAACATATTAGTGTTCCTACAGCATACGAACGTGTCAGAGAATATGTAAATAGATTCGAAAAAGAATCGAAATTAGAAATTAGTAACGATTACTAAAATTTTGGAAAGTGAGGAAAAAATAATGGAAAACACGATGTCTGAATTAAAGGAATATCTTGATAGAATTGGAATTTCAATTGAAGGTAAAACAACTTGTGAAGTAAATGATGAGATTGCAAGTGTTTGGAATAAACTTGCAGAAGATAAAGAGGAAATTTAATGTTTGGATTAGTCTTAAAAAGCGAATACAATCACATGAAAGATTTTGCTCAATCAATTATTCATAATTTAAGAGATGACTTGGAATACGAGAGAAAGAAAACTCTATATTGGATGTGTAAATACGATGGCACAGTGGGAGACGATGTGTCATTTGAGGACTGGGTAAAGAGATTTGACGAAGTAAGAGAGGAGAATAAACAATGAGAACTTTAATTGTAGTAGATGTGCAGAATGATTTCGTAAATGGTAGCCTTGGATCGGAAGAAGCACAGGCGATTATTCCGAATGTGAAAAAGAAAATTGAAGAGTATTATAATCGTGGAGATCAAATTATTTTTACAAGAGATACGCATTATGACGATTACTTAAATACTCTGGAGGGAAGAAAACTTCCAGTAAAACATTGTGTTTTTGGAACAAGAGGATGGAAGGTTGTGAGCGACATTGAGGTTCCTAACTGCAGATATGTAAACAAAAGTACTTTTGGAACTTTGCAGTGGAGAAATATGACATGGATTGGAGATGGTGATATCGATCTGGTCGGTTTGTGTACGGATATATGTGTAATTTCAAATGCATTAGTCCTTAAAGCTATGTTTCCAAATACGGAAATTACAGTAGACGCAGGCTGTTGCGCGGGATCTACACCAGAAAAACATAAGGCGGCACTCGAAGCCATGAAAAGCTGCCAGATTAATGTGATTGGAGAATAAAGATATGATCATTTTAAATGGGAAAGAAGTAAAAGTAGAACACTTTCCAGATGGAACACAGAGAATCGTATTAGACGATTGTTTTTATCAGAAATATAACAACATTACATGGAAGTATGAGAAAGAAGAAGAACTTTCAGCGCTGATTTATATTACAAAACATTTAAAAAATTTTCCATATATTAAATCAATTGATCTTACAATGTTTTATCTTCCGAATGCCAGAATGGACAGAATCCATGATCAGGGCGAGGTTTTTACATTAAAAGGGTTCGCTGATGTTATTAATTGGCTCGAATTTGACAGAGTAGAGGTACTTGATGTTCATAGTAATGTTGGAGCAGCGCTTTTGAATAGAGTATATGTTTTTAATCCAAGAGAATATATTGATGAAGTAATTGAGCAGATTAGTAAAGAAAATCTTATTCTTTATTTTCCGGATACCGGTAGTTCGAAAAGATATTCTGGATTGTTTTCTGACATTCCGTATTGCTATGGTGAGAAAAATCGAGATTGGAATACAGGAAAAATTCTTGGACTCAAAATCAGAGATAACGATATTGATCTTAAAGGTAAAAAAGTTTTGATGATTGATGACATCATTTCATATGGCGGTTCTTTATATTATAGTGCAAAAGCGTTGAAAGAACGTGGTGTAGATAGAATTTATGCTTATGCATCACATACCGAAAATTCAGTTCTTGATAGAGGAAAAGGAACATTAATCAAATCACTTGAAGATGGAACAGTTGAAAGATTATTTACAACAGACAGTCTTTTCACAGGAAAACACGATAAAATCACAGTTATGGAGGTCTAAAATGAGAAACATTTCTTTTATGCTGATGGCAGATACATATAAAAATACAAATCCTGATGCTCTTCCAAAGGGTCTTACAAAATTAACTTCTTATATTACTCCTAGAAAATCAATGTTCAAAAATCTGAATGAAGTTGTATTCTTTGGATTACAGGGTTTTATTAAGGAATATATGATTGATTTAGCAAATGAAACTTTCTTCAAAAGACCCAAAAAAGAAGTTATTGCAGAATATAAAGAATATCTGGATAATCAGATCGGTTCTCAGAGTTATGATCTTGGACGTATCGAAAAATTATGGGATCTGCAGTATTTACCTGTAGAGATCAAAGCTCTTCCAGAAGGATCTGTTGTAACAATGGGAGTCCCGTGTATCGAGATGAGTAACGCACATCCGGATTTCGCATGGACGGTACAATGGCTGGAATGCATTATGCAGTCTTTTATTTTTGGGACATGCAACTGGGCAACTGTAGGTCATAAATATAAAACACTTGCAAATGAATTTTACGAGAAAACTACAGATGGTGCTAATCCTGCAATGGCTATGGCGGATTTTGGATTCAGAGGACTCGGCATTGAGAACGGAGTTCATGCAAGTTCTTCATGGCTGCTATCTTTCAATAAAACTTCTACAATTCCTGCAACTCAGTATATTGATAAAATGTATGATGCTGATTGTGCTAAGAACCATATTGGTATTGGCGCAGTTAGCCTGGAACATGCAACCGTATGCAGTAATCTGGCTGTATGCGAGACAGAAGAAAATCTGTTAAGAAGATTACTGACTGATACATATAAGAATACATCTTTCAGTTATGTCTCTGATACATTTGATTACTGGAACCTTATTGACGAAACACTTCCAAAACTGAGAAAAGAAATCGAAGAGCATAATGGCAAATTCCTTGTACGTCCTGATAGCGGCGATATCGTTGAAATTTCAGTAAAAACTGTTCAGAAATTATATCAGATTTTTGGTGGAACTGTAAACTCAAAAGGTTATAAGGAGTTAAATCCAAAGATTGGAATCATTTACGGAGATGGTTGTCAGTACAGTAAGATCAAAGAGATTTGGACACAGCTTGAAGGATTAGGATTTGCAGCAGATACGATTCTTTTTGGAGTAGGTGCGTTTTCTTTCTCTGCAATGTGTACGCCAGAAGATGGAATGGTTTGCTTAACAAGAGATACTTTTGGATTTGCAATGAAGAGCACCTATTGTGTAATTGATGGCAAAGAATATACCATTCAGAAGAATCCAAAAACAGATAAAAATAATCTGAAGAAATCTCATAAAGGACTTTGCTGTGTAGTAAAAGAAGAAAATAAATTCGTGTGTCATGATGGTTATGCAGAAGATACAATGCCAGAAGAAAATGAACTGAAACTCGTCTTTAAAGATGGAGAATTAGTAAAAGAACAGACTTTTGAAGAGATTCGTGAAAGACTGAATGGAGAAAATCATGATTGAAATTATCGAAGGAAATTTATTTGATACGGATGCAAAATTTATTTGTCATCAGGTAAATTGTATGGGAAAGATGGGATCTGGCGTGGCTTTGCAGGTCAGACAGCGATTTCCACATGTATACGAAGAATATAAAAAGGTAGCATCATCGGATATGCTGGGGAAAGTACAAATTATACCAGTCAAGCCAAAGTATATTGGATACGACTGTGGATCGATTGCGATTCCAAGTAATGAACAGTGGATTTGTAATTTCTTTGCACAAGATAACTATGGATATGACGGAAAACAATATACTTCTCTGGAAGCATTAGAAAAGTGTTTTAGAACTATGTGTTGGAAAGCACATGAAAAGAACAATAATTTTAGTGCAACAATTGCTATGCCATATAAGATCGGCTGTGATCGTGGTGGAGCAGATTGGGACGAAGTATATTCAATGATACAGAAGATTTTTAATGAACTTGATACTCATGTTGAACTGTGGAAATTAAATCAGTAAAGGAGAGGAGAATAGATATGTATACTTTTGATGCAAAAGAAACAAAAAATAAGATTGTCGAGTGGATTAAAATGTTCTTTGAGCAGAATGGGAAAGATTGTATTGCCACAGTAGGTCTTTCAGGGGGTAAAGATTCAAGCATTGTTGCGGCTCTCTGTGTGGAAGCTCTTGGAAAGAATAGAGTTTTAGGTGTGCTCATGCCAGACGGAGAACAGACAGATATTGAAGATGCCTATGAAGTTGCTAAACATTTAGGTATTGAATACTGTACTGTAGATATTCATCCAGCAATTCTTGCGCTAAAGCACGAAATCAGACCACAAATTGGTGATCATTGGTCAAAACAGACATCAATTAATCTGCCTCCTCGAATCAGAATGGCAACACTTTATGCAATTTCACAGAGTATGAATGGACGAGTTGCTAATACATGCAATCTTTCGGAAACACTCTTATCTTGGGAAACTCGCTGGGGCGATGCAGTAGGAGACTTTGCACCATTAAAGGATTTCACAGTACAGGAAGTAAAAGCTATTGGATATGAGACGATTCTACTGAAAAAGATGGTTGACAAAACGCCGTCAGACGGATTATGTGGATCTTCTGATGAAAGCGCTCTTGGATTTAAATATTCTGTATTCGATCGGTATGCAAGAACAGGTGAAATTGATGATGCTGCAGTAAAAGCTATTATCGATGCAAGGGTTGAAAAATACAGATTCAAGAGAAGACCAATTCCATATTTTGAAAGTGGTCTGAAATCATATTTAGACTGATTTGCATTCTAAAATAACCACAACAATTCACCATCATGAGCGTTCTACAATCAATTCTAACCTATTAAGAATATAAATTGTAGAACGCTTTTTATAAACGGATCATAGGAGAATAATCTTACATAGAAACATATAACTATTTACATAAAGAGAGGACAAAAACCAATGCCGATTAAAGATGTATTAGATGATATCGACTGCATGATCAACACACTTTGCCTTGCAAAACGGGAACTAGGCTATGCAGTAGTATATGAAAGTGAAAGAAACATTCTAAACGAAGATCAGTGGATCGGATTTATCAAAGATCATCAGCAGCCAAGCGGAACGATTATCAGAGAGGGATTAAAGCAGGTTAGCCGTATTTCTCGAAAACTGGCAGATGAAGTTGTGTACGGCAAAGAAAAAGCTAATAAAATTTGTAGAGGAGATATGGATGAATAAGATCATCGAGGAAGATTTCGAATGTCTTGATAAACATATAACAAAAGCATTGACATTCGATAAAGACAATGTATATAAAATTTCGGACTTTATCGAACTGCTACAGAAAGCGATGGAGAAATATGGTGATAAAGAAATTGCTACACATGATATGAATTTTGACGTTATTTCAGGGATTACATGGCCCTATATTTATTTTGATGAGACTGCAGGTGTCGATAATAATGGTATAATTTGTATTTTTGAATAGAGAGGAATGTAAATGAGCAGAATAATCAAAACATGGCGTGATCCATATGACGCAGGATTTTCAACATGTCGTAAAAAGCAGATTGAGATTCAACAAGGATTAACAGTCCTGGTTGGCTGTAACGGATCTGGCAAGACAACACTTCTACATAATATTAAATCTGAGCTTAAAAAAGAAGATATACCAGTATTTTATTATGATAATGAAAAAGACGGTGGGAATAATTCTATTAGTGAAAGTATATTTTATGGAAATCTTTCTTTTACGGCTACAGCATTGTGTTCTTCTGAAGGGGAAAATATTTCTTTAAATCTTTCTAAGATTGCATCAAAGTTAAGAAAATTTGTTGAAACTGGTGATAATGGAGATAGATTCAATGCGTTGGCAAAGACGCTCGCGTTAAAAGATGATAACGAAGAGAATAACGTATCGAACGAACGCTGGATTCTACTTGATGCAATGGACTCTGGCTATTCAATTGATAATGTAATTGAGATGAAGGATTTTTTTGATCTTGTTATTAAGGACGCAAAAGAATTTGGCATCGAATTATATATTATGATTTCTTCTAATGAATACGAACTTGCACACGAGAGTAAGTGTTTTGATGTTATGGAAGGAAAATATATTCAGTTTGCATCCTATGAAGATTATAAGAAATTTATCCTTCGTACCAGAGAAAAGAAAGATAAGAGAAAATATAGATAGAGGTGAAGGTTAGCAAGAAGATGGAAATTAGAGAACAGTATTTTGTATTACAAAATAAAGATGGAGAATTCTTGCATACAAGAAATGACTCTGTAGGAACGCTGTATTTCATGGATGAATTTAGAACATGTCATAAATTTAAAGATTCAAAGTCATTAAATCAATTTCTAAACAGCATCTATGGCAAATCAATGTTTCCGCAAGCGTTTGAAAATATTGTGGCTCGAAAAGTTGTTATAGCATTTGTTTAAGACAAGGAGGGTTTTATGATGGACATGTATAATAGTTTGCCTGGATATTTAAGGGACAAAAATATTGATATAGATCAATTCATGAAAATAGTTGGTGTTAATGAAGAAGCAATTGAGAGGTATATGAGAGGGAAAAAAATGTCACTGAATGACAAAACTAGAATAAATTGTGGCATTGAAGTTCTAAGTAAATACAAATTGTCATCCCCTCATTGGGTGCCAGATATCTTGGACGATGACAATTATATCTATTATTATTATACGCATAGAACTGAATTTAGAAAAGAAGTTGATGAATTTATGGAAAAATTTGATCGCTTATATTCTAAAGAATTGAGTTTGCCTTTAAACGAGAACAATTGGGGTAATAATTATTACAAAAAACATAAGTTCGATAAAAATTGCGAATGTGATACATGTAAATATTTTTGCAGATGTATGAAAACGGTAGAAAATCCTGCAAGATATCCAAACGGAAGTTGTGAACAAAAGCGTATCTTTGATCGTAAAGAAAGGGGATATAAACTTTGAATGTATATCTAGTAAGTATTAAGCGAAAAAGCTGGTGTCAGGATTACGCTATGGTTGTTGTAGCAGAAGACGAAAAACATGCAGAAAGAAAAGCAAGATGGAGTTCTGATGATTTTCGAAAAGCTACGGACGTTGTGGTGCAGAAAATAAATTTAGATCAAGAACAGGTCGTATTGATTGCAAATACAGGAGCATAAATATGAGTACAAGCATGGAAAATTTAGAAGAATACGAAATACAAACATTGTTTGAATCATTAAGCAGAGTATTACGAAATCAGAATAAAATCCTTATGGATCTTGAGCAGAATGGATATAAGCCTCACCTTAATGAAACAAACATATTAAGCAATAGATGCTTTGGTATCGCTCAAAAGTATCAAAATTTTATCGAAAAAATAAATGAAGATGAAAATAGTACAGAAGACGACGAAAATAAAGAGCCTATGACAAACAAAGAAATTATTGATTATTTGGCATTAACTGGATTATACAAAAACACTGAAAGTGATATGTATTACGAAAAGAAAATGCTTGACGAAAATAAAACAGTTCCAATTAGAGATTTAGTAGAAAGATTTATTGATGTAGACAAGGAATTCACTGGAAAACCTTGGAATATCATGCAAATTCTAAAGAATATAGACATGGTTATTCCGTTGGAAGATCGAAAATAATCCGATAGAATGTTGTTTTCAACAGGAGGCAGAGATGGATAAATATTTGAGTGTGATTACAAACTTTGGCTGCCACTATGCGTGTCCATATTGTATTGTCAAGAATAATAATCTGCAGATTCCTAAAAGTACATTGGAAGGGATTGATTCCTTAGCAGATGAGATTAAGAGGAATAATTGCAATTGGGTTTCTTTGTCGGGTGGAGGAGATCCAATTTGGGATTATGAAAACCATAAAGATTGGTATAACAAATTTTTTGATATTGTTAACGCACTAAGGGTAAAAATCGAATTACATACAAGTATTCCTAATTTAAGCAATGTTCCATATGATCACTTCGACAGAGTAGTGTATCATCTGCATAGTCTCAAACAGCTCCATTCCATCAAAAGAATCGGCAATGAAATTATTAGAGTTGTCTTCGTAGTAACGAAAGATTTTACAGAAGATCTAATCAATAAAATTGCTGTTTACTGTTATAATTCAGATAATATTGACGAGTTAAGCTTTCGCCAGATGGTAGATAATCATTATCAGGAGACAGATTACTGCAGAAATTATCTGAGATCGGGACATCAGAAATTATGGTGGTATATTGAACAGAACGACTACAATCTTTATTATTGTGAAAATAAAGTATATACAGAATATAGAAAAATTGGAGAAACAGTATGAGAGTAACATTAACAGGACATAGACCTAAAAGACTTGGACTCCCAGAAAACGAAGCGGATGATGCTTGGGAAAAGATTGAAGAATGGATTGTAAAACAGCTCTTTAAAATGAATGAAGTTTGTTATTTGGAGAGAGAGAATTTAGATATCTATTGTGGTATGGCTTCAGGAAGCGATTTTGCATTTGGAACAGTAGCTATGTTAGTAAAGGTGTACGAAATCATTCCGTTGCGATTGCATTGTGTTCTACCATGTAAAGATTATAATTCGTCACATGCATTATATGATGACATGAAAAAATATGCAGACGAATGGATTGAATTATCCGATGAATTTTACAAAGGTTGCGACAATGCAAGAGATCAATATATGGTTGACCACTGTGATGTATTGTTGGCAATTTGGGATGGTAAAAAATCTGGTGGTGTATGGTCTACGATTCGCAAAGCGCAAAAGGCTGGTAAACAGATTGTGTATTGTCCTAAAGAAGTATTAGAGAAAGACTAATCTAATAGTAGCCTGGTTTGTCGTGTAAACGTAAATAAGGAGAATGATATGTCAACAGGATTTAATTGGTTCAAATCATATAAAATACATATCCATAAAGGAACCACGATGTTTGACTATGATGATTCAGACATCGAATATATTGGTGGAGGCAGCACATCACATTCTGGATATAATATTGGCTTGGTACAAGATTTGATCGAAAAATATAGTGGAAAGAGAATACCTGCTATACAAGGAGAATGGCTCGAATCAGAAGATCAGGACTTACATTTGATTGATCCAAAAGAAATGACTGAGATTTGCCAGAGAATTTTAGATGGAAGCGAGATAGATAAGGTTAATATGAGATTTCGCATTGAATGGTTTAAAAAGCTATCTGATCAAGGATACTATTTATCTTATGACTATGCGTATTAAATTGAGGAAGGATGCAGCGTGGAAATCAAAGAAGAAAAAGTTACTCAAACAATCAAGACTTATACTTTTACAGAAGACGAATATCACGAACTAATTTATAACCAGAGAAAATATGGGTACAACAAAGCATTAGAATATATTGGATTCTGTGTAGGAAACTATAAATACAAGGTTAGTACTCTTGGAGGAATAGCACAATTCATTGAAGATTTATTGGATTATCTCAAGAATGGATACAGGATGAATAATATGTATGATTTAAGTTTTAACGAATGGATTAAAAAGAATAAAGAGTAAAAGATAAAAATCCTTCACTCGTAAGAGTGAAATATATTATCTACTACTTATATATTATTTACTACTTATACTGTTAAAACGGGTGCAGCTGATGTACTCTTTTTTACCAGTTTTCAGAAAACGGTACTTTAGAATGTACACGCTTTTACCATGGAAAAAGTAGTAACGGAACGACAGAACAAAAGAACGAAGGAGAGACGAAGCGAATAAAAAGATTGCAGAATCTCTTACTCCAGAGCTTATCGAAAAGCAGAAGATTGAAAAGTGGAGCGGCGATGTTCTGCAGGTACAGGGAAGTAATACTCCTATCGTAAGTATTGGAGAATAATATTTTGTCATCCGTGGTGTCATAGCTACGGGTGACATTTATAAAAAATAAAGGAGAAAATACATATGAAGAAAAAATTAGTAGCAGGAATTCTAATGGCAGCACTTACGGTATCATGTCTTACTGGATGTGAAGGGTTGAATAGCGAAGTAAACGATCTCAATGGGTCTATTACGGGTAATACATATAATGCTTCATTTTATACGAATGAAGGTGAAAAGTTCATGGATATGAGTGGACAGAAAATTGACCTGGATTCCAATATTGTAGAAGAAGAAACGTATTCAGATGGCAGTTGGGGTTATACGAAAAAATTGTCCAGCGTAGTTACGGTCACAATTGATGGCAAGGAAGTGGAAAACTGCGGTACTACAATGATCTTTGCAGAAAAAGGACTAAATCCTGATGTGGATTTTCAAAGTCCAGAAGTAATTAATAGTAAAACTGATGGTAGTCTTGGAGAGAATGTTATTATTGCAAGCGTTGTCAATAGATTTAAGAATTATTTTGGTAAGGCTCGTGTAGTCGTCATCCAGTCTCAGCTTGGTGATCCAATCTGTGCTTATTCTGGCGATAGTGTGTATTATGAGGTATGCGAAGATCTGCCGAAAACGACAAAATTAATGATTGACGGAAAAGCACTTTATATTCATAGAGCTAACTTTCAGATTATTGACAAAGAATTATTGAATTGAGGGAGAACATAATATGGATAAATCAGTATTAATAATGGATACACCTAAAACATGTTTAGACTGTATGTTTTGTTTCGAATTAGATGAAGGAATTGAAGCTTGCTGTTCTGTGACAGCAGACGAGGAAGATAAAAGTTTATGTAAAGAAATTATCTGTGAAAATGGTTATTGTAACAATAAACCAGAATGGTGTCCATTAAAGGAACTACCAAAAGAAGAAAACGGAGATGAAGATCTTTGTAGTTTCGATCGTGGTTGGACAGCAGGTTTTAATACATGTCTGCAAAGAATTAATGGAGAAAAGTAATGTATAGATATATTGCAGATTTACACATAGGATGTACGAATTCTTTTGAGCATCGTACATTGGAGCATGATGAGATTCTTGTGAAGAATTGGAATTCTGTTGTCAATAATAATGATACAACATTCATTTTAGGAGATATTGGTAGATGTGGCAATAATAAAGATAATGAATATTTATGTTCTGTCATTTCAAGACTCAAATCTAAAAAAATTTTAGTGGTCGGAAATCATGATGAGTCAGGATTGAAAGATTATAGGGTAAAACAGTTATTTGAAACTGTGGTTGATTATTTTGAACTTGCTGATAATTACAATGGTATTAATCAAAAACTTGTGCTTTCTCATTATCCTATCTTCTCGTGGAATGGTTGTTATAAAGATACAGTTCTTCTTTATGGTCATACACATGGTAATTTCGATGACACTATCTATCAGGATTCTCTGGAAAAACTCAGATATAAAGTAAGACAATTAAATATAGAGAATAAAGAAGTGAAGAAATTCAAAAACCTTCCTTATGCTTATAACGTTGGTGCAATGATGGGTTGGATCAATTATTGCCCTAGAACATGGGAAGAAATTAAAAAAGATCAAATATTTGTAAGAAAGGTTGAAGGGCGAAATGAATAAAGTATATATTGTTACATCTGGAACGTATTCAGATTACGCAATTGAAGAAGTGTTTGACAATCGTGAAGATGCAGAAAGATATATTTGTTTACACGACAATGACGGTTGTTTGGATATGCGTGTAGAAGAATATGATATTTACAAAAATGCAGAATTAAAAAATGTAAAAGTTCATTACGGTATTTATTTTATTATGCGTGAAAATGGAATCAAATTTTTTGATATTGTATACGACAACAAACCTATTAAAACAAATATTAATAGATCTAAACATAACTATTTAAAAAGTTACGATGGTACATTGCCGTTATCCAATAGAAATATTTTTAAAGATAAAGATGTTGTAAAGAAAATCGTATATGATGCGGTCGCAAAATTTGAAGCTGAAGAAGCTGGAATCTGTTAGAAGAATTATGCTTGAGAGATTAAATAAGATTATAGAATCAAAACCATTTAAGAATGCAGCTAGAAAAACGGGCAATGTGGTCAAAATAACATTATCAGTATATTTTATTCCTATTATTATATCTGTTGCGCTGATTCCAGTGATACATAAATGGTTCTTTATCTTAGCGATTGTTATGTTATTTTCAACGTATTCATTTTCTAAATGGTTAATTAAGTTACTAGAAGAGGGGAGATTATAATGTTCTATTCAGTTAATGTTTATTTTGATGGAGAATAAAATATGGTAGTTAGTTTTAGCAGAAACATCTTTTTTGAAGTTGTATTGCAGAATTGAAAATAAAATCATAAACATAGACGGTAAAAGATGGAGAAATGGCAGACATAAATGTAGATGTCATGTATGCGGCAAAGTTTTGGATTCTAAGAAAGATAAGTATAGTCCAAAAGAATGCGGTTGGATGAGATTAAAAGACAGGAAAATTTACGATCCATGGATTTGTCATTCATGTTTGGAACATTATAAACATGGTAAATGGAATGTTTTAGATAATTATAGTAATGCAGGTGTGTATTGTTCTGAATGCGGAAAGAAAGTGTACAGGTCTGATTATGCGAATCAGAAAGTAAAATCAAACTTCTGTCCGAACTGTGGAGCGAAAATGGATGTGAATTGATTGGAGGAATAACGATGGAGAACAAGACATTGACGGATATCTATCTGATTTGTAAGGGTTGGTATAACAAGAGTCTACATAAAAACGAACTAGAAGCAATGAATTCATATTATCATAAACACTATGGATGCGATGATATTACAGTTGACGTACCGTTTGCACTTCATTTGTTTCTTTATCCTTTAACATTAGAAATTATAAAAAGAGATCCTGATAAAGCAAAATTTCTTTTTATGGACGTGACATTCGGAGAAAATAATCAATTATTTGTTAATGTCATGTATAGGCGAATTATACATATGATTATTCAATGTACCATTGGAACATTCAATCTGTCAGAATACGAAGAAATGTTTGACGCAGCAAAAGAGTGTAATTATGAAGATGAAACACTTGGGATTATATAATGAAAGCGATATTTCGTTAGGAGAATAACAATGGTATGGAAGAATTGTTCCGCTGGATGGAGATAGCTATAGTCTCGAAGAAGAGGTTATAGAATCTTATGAGTGGAATGATCCAGAACAAGAAATTGAAAATGGATTTCTGGTAGTAGTTAGTGTAGACGTGATAGAGGATGAAGTATAAGAGGTGAAGAAAATGCTAAATAAAGAAAAATATAAAGATAAGATTTTTGAGATCGCTGTTAATCATGATACATGTGGAGTCAAAAATGGAGAAGTGCGTTCATGTGGAGAATTAAATTGTTATGAATGTGATTTTTATAGTTCAGATCATTGCGATATGGATTTTCAAAAATGGGCAAATTCTGAATATAAGGAACCAGAAATTGACTGGAGCATGGTACCTGTAGATACGCCCGTGTTGGTAGGAAATGACAAAAATGATCTATGGATTCGAAGATATTTTTGTAAATATTGTAATTTAGCTAATGATTATAAATTCGAAGTTTTTTCTGAAGGTAGAACATCTTGGTCTTCTAAAGGAGACAGTTATTGTTATCCATATTGTAAATTTGCGAGAGAAGAAGACATTGAAAAATACAGAAAGGTATAAATATGAATCAAAAAAAAATATGAATACGTTATAGTGTTTAATAATTGATAGGAGTGATAAACATGATTAATATCAAAGAAAAAGAATTAAAACCATGCCCGTTCTGCGGGTGGACTAAATTAAGAATTGGTCAAAAGACAAGATATTCGAAAGTTGCATATTTTGTGATTTGCAATAAGTGTCATGCTAGAGGCGGAACGTGTAGTGTAGATACTTATAGAAAAGAAGAGGAACACGATAAAACAAAATGCGAAGCAATTCGAAAATGGAATGAGAGAATATAATTATGAATCAATTGGAAGAGGCATTGAGAGAGCAAATTGATTATTGTGTAAAGATGGAACATTTCCATAGTGCAGTTTTCTGTTCTACACAGGAGAAAAAAATAATTGTAGAAAAATCATTAGATAAGATTTTAGAAAACATTCCAAAAGAATCACATTTATTTCTTTCTCGGCGTGATAACACATCTGTTTTATTCTTTTCAAATTCAAGTGTCTTGAGAGTTTTCAATTTATCGGATTTAAAAATTAATCGAGGTTATAAGTGCAATGGATGCATCATCGACAAAGAAATGCCACAGGAATTAAAAGAAATTTTGGTGTATGCTCGAATAATTCCTAGGACATTTACTATGAACGGAGAATATGACTACGAAACATGGGACGCTGTTAAAGAGAGGGTTAAAGAAGTATGGTGGCCAGATACGATAGATGAATTAAGTTGTTAGAAGAAAACGGATATGTTATTTTGTCGTATATCCAAATAAATGGGGTAGATATGGAATTTGAAAGACATTATCATAAGAGTGAGAAACTTTATATTGAATATTTAAATGTATATGGAACCGTGCATTTTGATTGTAATGAGTGTTTCTGTGGTAGATCATGGGTTCTTCTGACGGCAAGTAAAGGCGATGATTGGCATAAGCCATATACCATTACTGTGACTATTTGTGATCAGGATGATTATGATATTGGACAAATTTACTATTGCAGAGAAGAAAACTTTACACAGGTTCTAATAGAATTAATTAACTGGATGAATGATTTAGAACACGGAATGTGTTTTTACGATGAATTCATTGTAGATGTAGAAAACTTCTTTCCAGATTGTGGTTGTAGAAAAGAGTGGAGGTAATTATGGAACATATAGTTCAGTTTGGGATCAGTATTGATGATGATCAAATTAAGAAAACGATAGAGAACAATGTTAGATCTCAAGTTGTAGCGGAAATTAAAAAAGATTGTATGAAACAATTAATTGGAAATGACAATGCAAGTGCTTATCAATATTCTCAGAAAATTAAAGACATGGTAAATGATAACATCAAGTCATTTTTAGAAGAAAATAAGGAAACTATTATTAAAGAAGCAGTGAATCAGTTAGCAGAAAAATTATCAAGAACGAAAGCTGCGAAGGAAGCTTTAAGTAAGACGATTGGAGACATGTTTTAACAATGAAAACCAATATACATAAAGTAAATTACGATGGAACTCCAAACACGAATGGGAATTGGTGGGTATGGAGAGAAACATGTGATAGGTGTCAAAAATTGATATATGATGAGACAACGCAACATTCGGATTTTGAGGAAGCAGATGTGGATTTTTGTGCTGAATGTATCAGATATTTTATGAAAAAACATATTTCTTATAAAGAAGCTGAAATGAAATACACAAAGAAGAATTTGAATTTCAATTCAGATGAAAAATTTTAACTAAGAAATTGCACTTTCATAGGAGAAAATATGGTCAAAGAATATTGTGATATTTGTGGTAAAAAAGCGAAAACCACGAAGTACGTACTACCTTTTCGGTACAAAGAAAAAGCGAATGATAAATTTAACAATACAATCTTGTGTTTTGATGTGGTAAAACCAACGGAAGTAGATTTATGTACAAATTGTGCTTGGGATATAAATTCGTTAATATGTTATGATATTAAACAGGTCTTAGATAGAAATAAATAATTTATGAGTGTTCGCTCAAATAATTTCACAGAATAGGAAAATTAAATATGGGAATTACAGCAAAGAGTTATTTTAGTGGAGCTGGTGGCATGGATCTTGGGATTAAAGAAGCCGGTATCAACATTTTAGAGTCATTTGAAATTGACAAGAAATGTTGTGATACTTTGCGAAAGAATTTTAATCATAAGGTTAACGAATGTGATATTGCCAAAATAACAGTATTAGATCAGCAGGATGCGGACGTTTACATTGGGACATTTCCGTGTACTAAATATTCAACTGCTGCAGACATTAATGGAACACGAACAGGCGATGATTTGTTTTTACATTTCTTTCGACATATTGTATTAGCAAAACCAGAAATGTATGTTGTTGAGAATGTGCCTGGAATGCTTAAGTTTAGAGTTGTTATGGAAGCACTGACAAAACTTCCGGATTATTACGTTCGAATTGAATGTCCAGTTAATGCGAATATGTGGTTGCCACAGGAAAGAAAGCGACTGATTCTAATTGGCAGTAAAAAGCCTTTTAGTCGTTTTGAATATCCAGAAAGAAAACCATTGAGATTGAAAGATATTCTGGAAAAAGATAGTGAAGTAGATATTCCGCAATATGTTTTGAATCGTATTAATGGAAAATACAGGGACAACCCAATTGTATCTGATCCAGAAAATGATGATCTTGCACCAACATGTGTTGCTCACTATGCAAAGGATAAAGGGACAAGATTAATTAAGGATGGAAAGAGAATAAGACCATATACGGTTAGAGAATATGCGAGACTACAAGGATTTCCTGATTGGTTTCAGTTTTGCGGAACTGATAATGATGCTTATCGTCAAATTGGTAATGCAGTGGCGGTACCTATGGGTAGATGGATTGGAGAACAGATTGTAAGATATTTCGAACAATAGGAGATAGGTATGGAAGAAGATTTGTTTCATTTGGAGGGTAAAAAATAAATAATGAATACAAAAGAAAAAGAACTTAAAGAGGAATACGAAAAATTCATACTAACAAAAGAAGGTAAGGAATGGATAAATCATTGGCAGAAGATAATTGGTTCTGATACTGGCGGAGACTTTGGAGATTATTTATATGATTTCTATCCTGAAATGATTTCTTAGGAAGGAGAATATTATGAAGAAAACAAAAATTATTAGTGCATTTCCTGCTTGTGGCAAGACATATGCTTTTAAAAAATTAAATGAAAAAGGTTATAAGATTCTCGATAGCGATAGCAGTCGGTTCAGTTGGTGTTATGATTATGATCCAACCATTTCAGATCAAATTGAAGAGTATCGTAATCCTGAATTTCCAAAAAATTATATTAAGCACATTAAAGAGAATATTGGAAAAGTTGATTATATCTTTGTAAGTAGCCACAAAGAAGTAAGAGATGCTCTGATTGAAAATGGAATCTATTTTACACTGGTTTATCCAGATAGAAGCATGAAAGCTGAATGGGTTGGCAGATGTTTCTTGCGTGGAAGTGGCGAAAAGTTCTGTAAGCTCATTGCAGACAATTGGGATAAATGGATTAATGAAATGGAAGAAGTTGAGTGTGACAAATGGATTCTTGGAGATAAGGAATCAATTGACAGATATTATTATCTTGATGAATTAGTAGAGAACAAATTGATTTAACATGAGGTGAAAATTATGTATCAAAATTGCTGTAGAAAGTGTGGAAGTACATCTTTGCATACGGAAGTAAAGGGTAACAACACAGGGTTATATTGTGATGATTGTGGAGCATGGCAACGTTGGCTTGGAAAAGATGAATTGAGAGCATTTGAGCATTCACAAAAATCACAATTACCAAAAACAAGTTGCGATATTCCGATGCCGAAAGTCGTAGAATATTGCCCACCAAAAACAATTGCAAGAATCAAACTGTGTGGAGTGATGGTTTTTAATGTTACAGATATGATGCCATGGAAGAAACCGACCGAAGAACAGATTAAGAATCTGCATGATATGTTATGTGTCGATGTTGAGATTTTAGAAGATGGAGAATAGGTATTATGTACAGATGTGGTATGGGATACGAACTTCAAGATAATTTAGTTTCACTAGATAGATGTAACTCTTACGGTCATCCAGATTTTTGTAAAGATTGTCGTAATTATAATAAAGAATATGATTTAGTAGAACGTGTGATTGAGTCTGCTAAATGCCGGATATATCGGTTAAAAGCTAATTTTGGTAGCACAGAAGCACATCAAAAGAAATCAGAAAATCAGCAGGAATTGATGGAAATTACTATTAGAGCATTGGAGTTTTACAGAGATGAGTACGACTAATATTAAGAAAAATTCGAGAGGGCTTAGAGCAGAATTAAAAGTTTATGATGATTTCATGGTTGACAAGGAAGAGTACGATAAAGTTATAGAAGCATTTGCGAATATACCTGAGAAATATATTGTGCCATATGATTCGTTGTTATATGCAAGTTCTGCATGGAAAGATGGTGAAGAATAAATGGAAGTATTAGCAAACACAGAGTATCAAGATGTTTATAGAATTGTAGATGGTGTGCTGCTTATTGTAAATAAATTTAAAAGAATAATCTATGATGAAGATAAATATTTCAGAGTATCTTTTAGCAAAGCCAAGCTTAAATCATATAACAAAGGTTGTCAAAAATGGTTAAAGGTTCTTAAAGAAGATTACTATGATGCATATTCTAATATAACAGTTCCAAAGGGTACGGTTCTGTACCAAGATTATCCAATAAAATTATCAAATGTATATAAATATGAAGTAAAAACGACTGGTACTTCTTTTAGTGGCAATTATTCAACAGTAAAAAGTATCATTAATGATATTCGTGAAGTCATTGATTGCAACGAATTCAAAGATGTTGCATGTTATATCAATGCAAAGGATGGTGAAAAATAATGTCTGATCTATATGTGTATCTAATTCGTTCAAGAAATAAAGACAACAAAGATTTTCTTAATTTCAAAGAGCGTATAAAGATTATCTTAGAATATAAAGAAAACGAAGATAGAGTAATCAAAGAATTTCATAAGTTTGCAGCGGATGGAGTTCCAGGCGAACAGACAAGATTGTATCGGTCTGTAAATTCTAGAAATGAAGAAAAGATAAGAGAAGAACTTATTATTAGATTGCTTAGAGATAAACCAAGTATGACAAAGCTGAATCGTACATTAGCTTCAGTTGCACAGCAAGTAGAGAATCGTGATGAAAGCAAGTGGTTGTTTGATTTTGATGTAGACGATGAAGAAAAAGTAAATGATTTTATCGATGATATTTACTTTTATTCTGAACTAGAAAATCATGAATTATATAAAACTCCACATGGTTATGCGATTGTGGTTCCTCATAAATTTGATATAAGAGAATTAATGGAGAAGTGGAAAGATTATGATATCACATTAAAAAAAGATAGATTGTTATTCTTGGATATGATTACAAAGGAGTGAAGCGAATTGACGTTTGAAGAAAGAATACGTGAATATTGTCTACGATCAGATATAGTGTATGAAAGAATCCTTTCATCTCCATGTGAAAAAGACTTGTATGTTTTGTATCCATCAGAATTAGCAAATGAACAGATCCTTAAAGACAACATTCCAAAGATGCTAAAAGTTATAAAGGAATATATCAGTGAGTTGGAATTATGTGCATATTGTATGCGTAAAGTTGATAATCTTTATTTTGATTCTCAAAAAACAGTTATAATAAATGAAGCACATAACCATCAAGAAAAAGCAGATGAACTGGCAGAAATTATGAATGAAGGAATTAGTCCTTATGCTTGGTATTATTATGAAGTAATGAATGGATATATTGTGTGTTTAGATAAGACTTAGGAGTAATTATGGAGAAAGTAATTAGATATAAGTGTGATTATTGTGGTGAACTATTCAGTTCAGAAGAATGGTGCCTGGAACATGAAAAGGCACACAAGAGATCAGAAAAAGCCAACATGATGCTGGATGAAGGTAAAACATTGGAAGGAATTAACAATGAATGTCACTTGTGGCCCGAAGTGCCGAAATATCTAAAGAATGTAACAAAAGATAATTGCTTTGTCGTTAGTTACTGGCAATGTTGTGACAAGCCAGCTTATAGAATTGTTTCTATTACTCATAAAGGACGATTAGAACTTTGGGGTTGTGGTTCTTGGAATGGTTATTACGGTGGTGAGTTTAAGATTGGCAATGATAATTTAAAAGACCCAAGACCTAAAGAAGAGTTGTTTGTTGATCCGAGATATGAAGAATTATATTGGTAGGGTAACTTTGTAATAGAGAATAACTAAAGGAGGAAAACGATTGAGAAGTAGTATTTTTATCCCTAAAACAATTAATGTTGGTTATCAGAATCGTTCAGGAACATATACAGGAAAGCTTGCTTATGTAATTTACTATGACGAAAAGGGTAAGTTGCGAAAAGAGGCTTCATGGAATGGTTGGCGAGATGAGAATATTCCAAATAATGAATATGATAATATTCCAACCGAAGGATTTGTGCTTAATAAAAAAGCAGGTGATTATTCTACAGGTTGGGATCACAGACATGCTTATTGTAGAGTGTACGATCCACGAGGCTTTGAATTTGAGATTACTATCGAGAATTTATTATACATTCTTGAAAATGCAAATTGCATCAGAGGTAAAGGACTTGAAGGAGAGTTTGTATATGGATGGGATGGGAAAGATTTAGTTCTTATGCCAGTAGAATCACCTGATTATAAAGAGATTAGTGAGTTTAATAAGATTGTCCATAATAATGAATGTGTTAAAGCAAAAGACTTGATTATAGGTGCCACATATTTAACCAAGGATAATGAGAATTGGATTTATATGGGTAAATTTGATGTTTATGATAGATATGGAAATTGGGAAAATAAAGGTAAACATTTCTGGTTTTACAAAGGTAGTTATTTTGAGCATTATAGGTCGATGCCAAAGAATAAATTTATCAAATGTGTTGATGATAAATGTAACGAAAAGTATGCAAATATTTTTGATAAATTGGAAGAAAACCCTGAGTATTCTCCATATGATAGTAGCAAAGATGAATACAAATATTTTACACTTGATGAATTTAAAAATGACCATTGTGATTATTGGGGAAGAAATCAGTTTATCAGCGAATATTACATAAAAGGAAATAAATGTATATTTGATTTTCGTAAACAGAATAATGATTTGTATATTGTTCGTAAAGGACATAAATTAAAGAATTGTTGGAATTCATATATAGACTATGTAGAAATAATAGACATATTTCCTATTACATCTAAAACGGTTAAGTCAAACCGATATCCATATAACGACATAGAAGAAAAACATATGATCCCTGTTACGATAGAACAAATTTTTGAAACAATGAAACCTATGTATATACAAAAGTATTTAGCAAATGGAAGAGAATATGAAAAGGAGTATACAATTTAATGAGTAAAAATGATGATAGAATTTTAGAATTAAAGAAACAGATTGAGGATAAGAGAAAAGCTATCTCTGAGAAGAAGATTAGATTTGTTCCTGAGACAAATTGTATTCTCAATATGGATGGAATGACTATCAACCTTAATGTATGTTCAGATGATGCATTAGTGTTGTTACTTATCAGACTTAATTCATATCTTATGTCGGCAGTTGACCTTGGAATGTCTGATTTTGAGATTTCAGGATACAGCGTAACGGCTTGGATTAAGGATATTAAAAGAAAGTTAGAAGTGTCCGGTCTAAAGAGAGAGGAAGCAGATTTAAAGAAGATGGAGAGTAAGTTGGATAAGCTGCTATCTGATGATAAGAAAACGGAACTTGAGATTGATGAGATTGCAAATTTATTGAAGTAGTATGGGAGAATAAATCAACGGAAGAATATATTAAGAGAATTGAACAAATTGCAGCAGAATGCACAGAAAGTCAGTCAGATGGATATTCACAGATTATGAGAATCTGTGATGCCATGAGAGAAGAACAGAGATATTGCTTAGGATATGTTTCTAAAGAGGAAATTAAATCTCCGCAATTTGATTAGTAATGAATCCGACATTTCTTTCAATATAAGGAGAGAATAAACATTATGACAATTAAATTTATTAAAGATGTAGTCTTCAAAGATCAAAACGAAGACAGTGCAAAGATTAAAAAAGGAAAGATTCTTACAGCAAGAGTAGTGAAGAATGAAGATGGGAAAGAAGAATATGAAATAAAACAGAAGAAGAATGTATTTATAATCCCATCAACAATGAAAGATGTAGTGTTTGTAGTTCTGTAGTTTGGTTGAAAGAAGAGAATATATAGGTGATAATAAAAATTTGAAGGAGATGTTGCTATGTTTAAAGCACAACGAGGATTAAAAATTTGTTACAAAGTAGAAGATAAAATATTATCTCAACACTTTAAAACAATTGAAGATTTTTTACAAACAGAATTTCCAAAGAGTAATAATCCATTGTCACCTACTCTTGATACAGAGATTACAGAAATTAAATGGAACGGCAGTACTATTTCTATTCCCAATAAAATTCGTACAGTAAGAGATTTGACTGACTTATTAAGCAAAGAAAATGTAGAAAACATTTTTATTTCAAATAGAGATGTTAGGCTGCATAAGATTAAACCAAAACATGATGATCTTATCAGAAAGTCCACATATTCTATAGAATATGTACACAGTAAGGTTAAAGATGTTTTGTTTGAAAAAGACAAGCGAAATGCAAAAGTTGATTTTGATGGAGATTTGATTAAAGGTAATAGTCAACGATATCAGACATTTTTTACAAAAGGCTGTAAATGCTCAGTTTGTGGAATTGAAGGACAATATTTTGCGAAAGAAAGGCATTTGCAGGATAAAAGTTATCATCTGAATTTATATGCAGTTGATGATAATGGTGATGAAATATTAATGACAAAAGATCATATTTTACCACGTTCAAAAGGTGGGATTGATGATATTAGTAACTATCAAACAATGTGTAAGCCTTGTAATGAAGCAAAAGGTAACAAATTAGAAGATTAAATAAGAAAGGAAAAATAGAAAAGTTCCTATAGGATAAAGTGCGCACTACTTACTAAGGTAAGAGGAACTTGGAAAATAAAGAAAGAGCATTAGCACACGTAGAAAAGATTGAGTGGATTAAGCCGATAGAGGGAGCTGATAATATTGAACTTATTGGAGTTTTGGGGTGGGTTTGTGTAGCAAAGAAAGGTGAGTTTCAGACTGGTGATTTAGCAGTTTATATTGAAATTGATAGCAAGTGTCCTGAAAATGATGAACGTTTCGAGTTTCTGGCAAACAAGAAATACAAAGTCAAGACGATGAAACTTGGAAAGTTTAAAGTAATTAGTCAAGGATTAGCACTTCCATTATCTCTATTTCCAGAACTAGATGGAAAAAATATTGGTGATGATGTCAGCAAAGATCTAAAAATTACATATTCTTCTGAAGAAGATGTCAAACGAAAAAGCAATTCTATTGATCACAATGCAAAATTCAAATCTATGGCAGCTCGCCATAAAAATCTCGCAAAGAAAAAATGGTTTAGATGGTTAATGAAACGTGAGTGGGGGAAGAAATTATTATTCTTCTTTCTTGGAAAGAAACGTGATAATCCAAAGGAGTTTCCAAAATGGATTGTTAAAACCGACGAAACGAGAATTGAAAATGCTCCTTTTTACTTGCAGAATAAAAACCCATGGATTAAGACAGAAAAATTAGATGGTACTTCCTGTACATTCGCTATAGACCGGAAGAAGAAAGGTAAGGATAAATTCGAATTTATTGTTTGTAGCAGAAATGTCAGACAAGCAGATAAAAATCAGGAATGCTATCACGACTCTAATATTTATTGGGAGCTTGCTGATAAATACGGTATTGAAAGCGTATTAACAAAATTGGCAATTGAGAATAATTATGATCGAGTTGTGCTACAGGGTGAAGGAGTCGGAGACGTACAGGGTAATCCATATAAATTTAAAGAGAATAGGTTATATGTATTTAATCTTATTATTGAAGGTAATCGTGTAGGGACGAAAGAGATGGCAGATTTTTGTGATGGTAATAATCTGTTACATGTGCCGATTATTTCTACAGAATATTATTTACCTAAAACAATGGAAGAAATGAAACTCGAAGCTGATGGATATAGTGAGATTAATCCAAAAGTTCGAAGAGAAGGATACGTCTATAGATCTCAGGACGGACAGCAGAGTTTTAAAAATGTCAGTCGAGAATATTTATTAAAACACAATGGATAGGAGAATTGAATGAATAAACCTACGCTTTGGGTTATGTGCGGGCTGAGTGGAAGCGGAAAATCTACCATTGCCAAGCAATTAGCACAGGAGCATGAAAATACAGTTATCGTATCATCAGATTCGGTCAGAGAAGAATTAACTGGCGATTATGAAAATCAGGATCACAATGAAGAAGTATTTCAAATATTTCACAAAAAAATTCGTGAGAACTTAGAGAATAATAAAAATGTAATTGCTGATGCAACCAATATTACGATGAAAAGTCGTAGAGCGATTTTGCAAAATATAGGGAAGTTAGATGTTGAAAAAATTTGTTATATTATTCCAAAACATATCTTAATATGTAGAGAAGATAATAAACATAGAAAACATTCTGTCCCAGAATTTGTGTTAGATAATCAAATTAGAAGATTTCAAATTCCATTCAAAAAAGAAGGATTCAATAAAATTATAATTGAAAATCTTCATTATAGAGCAAGTATGATCAACGTAATAAATATTATGAATGAATTTGATCAAAAGACACCATATCATAACAAAACATTAGGTGGACATTGTGATTATACAATGCGGTTATTTAAAAAATATAATTATCCAGAACATTTTGGATTGGCTGCGTTTTATCATGATGTGGGGAAATTATACACACAAAGTTTTGATGAAAATGGAGTTGCTCATTATTTTGGTCATGCTGAATATTCTGCGTATTTAGTTTTATCGGAGTTACACGATACATTTTATGATTTGTCTAATAATGAATTTTTAGATATGTGTTTTCTAATTAATTATCATATGATGCCATTTGCCTGGAATACAGAAAAAATTAAACGACGATGGAAAGAACGTTTTGGAGAATATAAATATCAGATGTTATTAGACTTCCATGAATGTGACATTGCTCGATAGAGAATAAAAATTAAGTATGACTAAGATGGTCATTATTATTTTTGACTCATCTTTGTTATAAATGTTCTAAAACAAATAGAAAAGGAGTGTAAAATTGAAAGGACTAACAAACGAACAAGTAAAAATGAGTCGGGAAAAATATGGCTCGAACAAACTACCAGAACCAAAGCTTAAGAAATGGTATGAATTTGCGATTGAAGCATTAACAGAAAAAATCACACTAATTCTTATCACAATTGCAGTCTTACAGTTGGTACTTGGATTTATGGGTGTAATGGATATGACAGATCCTATTATGATCTTAATTGTCCTTGGAATTGTAACTGCGATTGCTGTAAAAACAGGGCTTGGTGTTCAGAAATCTGCAGCAGAATTAAGAGCTAAGACATCAACTAGATACTGTAGTGTTATCCGCGATGGTAAAGTACAGACAATTAATAAAAATGATCTAGTTGTAGGCGATGTAGTTTGTATTGAATCAGGACAGGAAATTTTCGCAGATGGTTATATTGTGGAAGGAAAAGTATCCGTTAGTAACGCTGCTATTAATGGAGAAAGCAAAGAGTGTAAGAAAACGCCAGTAGATGGATATGTGTCAAAAGAATCCACATCAACAGATGACTTTACAAATCAGAATTGTTTATTCGCTGGTACATCAGTATTATCTGGTGAAGGAAAAATGATTGTCACTGAAGTTGGTATTAATACAATTAATGGCGACACGCTTGTAAAAATGCAGACACTTGAACCACCCAAAACTGCACTTCAGATCGCAATCGACAGATTGTGTGATGTCATTTCTAAATACGGTACGATTGCTGCAGGTTTTACGTTTATTGTGCTATTAGTAACTGGAATCGCAGAAGTTGGATTTAGAGAATACTTTGGTAGTGGAATTTTGGATACGATTCAGAAAATTGCACAGGCATTTTCAGTAGCCTTAACGATTGTTGTAGCAGCAGTTCCAGAAGGTCTTCCGTTAATCATTAATATTGTTACAAAACAGAATGTCAAGACAATGGAACGATTCAATATTCTTGCTAAAAATCCAAACAAAATTCCAGAACTTGCATATGTAGATCTAATTTGCACTGATAAAACAGGAACTCTTACAACAGGAGTTATGACACCTACGACTGTTATTGATGGATATGGCAATGAAGTTGATCAGGGTACTAATCTTTGGGATTACATCAAAAAAAATATCTGTTTGAACAATAGTGCAACATATGATGCAGAGAATAACATCACAGGTGGAAACTCCATTGACAGAGCAATCTTAAAATACGTTGATTCTACTGAGTTTTTTAACATTCAGAAAAACAATAAAATTATTATGAAACAGGTATTTCAAAGTGAATATAAGTACTCTTCCTGTACGTCTGAGAGTGGAATTTCCTATTATAAAGGTGCGCCAGAGAAACTTATCGAACATTGTTCTAAAATGCTAATTTCAGAGCCTGTAGCGTTTAATAAACAAGATAAAGAGAGACTTTTAAATGTTATCAAATCAATGACGAAAAAATCCATGCGCTGTATCGCATTGGCGATGGCGAATGGGAACATTGTTGAGAATACATTACCAGATGATATGGTATTTCTAGGAATTATTGGCGTCGTTGATCCAGTAAGAAAAGAAGTTCCACAGGCTGTACAGATTGCGCATGAAGCAGGTATTCAAGTTATTGAAATTACTGGTGATTGCCATGAGACTGCAGTAGCAGTAGCGACAGAAGCTTGTATTTATAAAGAAGGGGATCTTGCTCTTACAAATGCACAGTTCGAGGCAATGTCTGATGATGAAATTAAGAAGATTATTCCAACTCTTAGAGTTATTTCCAGATGCTCTCCTAATACAAAACTTAGACTTGTAAGTCTTGCACAGGAGCTTGGTAGATCTGTTGGAATGACGGGAGATGGGACAAATGATTCTCCTGCTTTAAAGAAAGCGGATGTAGGCTTTGGCATGGAAGCTGGAACAGATGTTGCAAAAGAAGCATCCGATATTATTCTAACAGACAATAACTTCGCAAGTATTATTAGAGGCGTGGAACTTGGTAGAACATTTATGCACGATATCATGATGTTTTTGGAGTTTCAGTTGCCAATCAACTTTTCACTTCTGGTTTTAAGTATTCTATTTCCTATTTTATCTGGCGGAGCATTACTAGCTTCCGTTCAGATTCTGATTATCAATATTATCATGGATTCACTTAATTCATTGTCATTTGGCGGGGAACCTCCGAAAGCTGAATATATGACAGAGAATCCAATTAAGAAGGGTTCTGGATTGTTTATTCGAGGTGCAAAGAAACGAATTACTATTAGCACAGTAACATTTATTGTACTATATGGAATTCTTATGTTTTCACCAGTATCAAAATTATTTACAACAGATGTCGAAGCTATGACTGCAAGATTTGCAATGCTTTGCATCATGTCTGTATGCAATGGATTTGGTATTCGTACAGAACATATTAATTTGCTCAATGGACTGAAAAACAATAAAACATTTGTATATATTGCAGCAGGTATTGTACTTGGAACTATTGCTTTATGTAATGCACTCGGCGGACTTATCCAGGCAACAGCAATGAATATGAGTCAGTGGATCGCAATCATTGGACTATCACTCACTGTAATCGTGGTTGATGTTATTCGAAAATTATTTATCAAAGGAGAGAATAAAAATCATGGGACTATTTGACAAACTTTTTGGAAAAAAGACTTCAACAACAAATACTATGGCGGATAATACATCCGCTGTGGTACATGAAGAAAATGCAGCGCAGCCAGTTGTAATTGACATGTCTAAGTCAGCAGAAAATCTAAATAATGTGCTAATTAATATGTCGAAATCAAGCAAAATTGATATGACTAAGCATCAAGCAAGGGTTGCGCTCGCTATGGATTACTCTGGAAGTATGGGTAATCTTTTTAGAAACGGATCTGTACAAGATGTAATTACAAGACTTTTGCCAATCGCTCTTAAATTTGATGATGATGGTAAGTTAGAATCTTGGCTATTTTCAAATGATTTTGATTCTCTGAAACCAGTGACAATTGATAATTATAAGAACTATGTTCGAAAAATTATGATGAATTCTCGTATGAGCATGGGTGGAACTAATTACGCTCCAGTCTTGAAAGATATTGTTTCCTATTATAAGGACATTGAGCCAAGTACAATTCCAGCATTTATCATTTTTATTACAGATGGTGAAAATTGGGATACAGACGAAACAAATAAAATTGTGAAAGAGCTTTCTAATTACAATATGTTTGTACAGTTTGTTGGAATTGGCAATGAAAGCTTTAGTTATCTAAAATCTCTAGATAATATGAAGAGTAGAAAATGCGATAATACCGGATTTACTGCAGTAGAAAACATGAACAAAATGACAGATGAAGAATTGTATACAGAACTTCTAAGACAATATAAAGATTGGTTAAATAATAAATAATAGTAAAAAAAGGAGAATACATAATTATGGCAAACGTAATTAATATGAGCAAAAATCAGAAAATTAGTATGACAAAAGAAGATGGAACTGCAATCAAAAACTTTTTCATTGGTGTGAATTGGGATCAGAATCGTTATGCAGGTGAATCAGATATTGATTTTGATATTAACGGATTTCTTACAAATTCAGATCGAAAAGTAGCTTATCCAAAAGATATTGTAAACTATAATACATATGGTGATGGTAGTGGATATCCGTGGGTAGAATATTCTGGAGACAATCTTACGGGTGACGATTCTCAGGGAATTACTTTTGATGGACATCATTATGATGAATATTTTATTGTTCATGCAGATACATTTCCGTCAGACAGAACAGACTTCACAATTTGCCTTACTATTTTCAGAGCTGTACAGAGACTACAGAATTTTGGAATGGTTAATAATGCAACTATGATGATCTGTGATTATGACAATCCGACAACAAAGTGGGAATATGATCTTTCTGAAAATGAGAATTTTGAAAAGCTCAATGCCGTTGAGATGGGTAGACTTTATAAATACGGTGATGGATTCAAATTCCAGGCTCTTGGATCAGGATATATGGGAGGCATGACAGAGCTATTTAAAAACTTTGGACTTGATATTGACGAAGGTAGGGATTAACTATGACAGTATTGATTATCGTAATTCTTGTAGTCGCGGTTATTGTGTTTTTTACAACAACTAAAACAGGCAAGAGACTAAAAATGAGAGCATCTGGGACTGTCGACGAGATGATTAGCAATGATGCATCTACTCCAGGTGGAGTAAAAGCTCACTATAATTCTATTATTTCTAAGAAAGAAGATATGTATAGGACAGCATATGCTTTATACGCTCAAGTTGAAGGGCAAATTCAAGATTATGAAACACAATTAAGACAATTACAAAAAGAGAATATGCAGATGGATCTTAGTGTTGCTTCTTGCATTAATCGAAATGATGATGCTGACGCTAAAGTATATCTCGCTAAACAGCAAGAAATCGCAGATAAAATTGAGACGATCAAAACCGCTCTAAAAGAATTAAAAGAGAATAGAGATATGCAAAAAGAAAATCTGACAGAATTAGAAGAGCAAATCAAATCTCTAAAAGTAGAAAAAGATAAGAATGTATTCACACTTGAAACTGCAGAGACTGTTAAATCTCTACAATCTGTTCCAGGTACATCGAGCATGGAAGAAGATAGAATGCTTGAAAAGGTTCGTGAGGGCGTTAAAAAGGTTAAAGAGCAAGCTGACGGCACAAGAATTGCTTATGAGAATTCCACTGACGTCCAGATGAAACGTTTGGATAAAAAGATGAAAGACGAAGAACTTCAGAAGAAATTAGATGCGCTGAAAGCAGCTCAGAAAAAATAATATATTTTACTTCGTGCGGTGTAATAGCTGCACGGAGTACTAAGTGAAATAACACTATACAGCAAGAGAGAATATGGAGGTGTAATGATGCGAAATCTAGATATATTGAGAGTTATGCCAGTTGAGGATTTAGCTGAATTTCTGGTTCGTTTAGATATCAAATCAACAGCTAATATTTTGGATGAAAATTTATGTTTGGCTGGAAATTTCGTTTGGCAATCACCGTCTAGAAAACATTTTAAGCATAGAGATGAGGCAATTGAAGATTGTATCCAGTGGCTAAATGAAGAGATTGGAGAATAAAACAATGGATAAAAATATTAATGAGATCCTTTGTCAAATCGTTAATAAAGAAGATCAAACGCCTTATATTGTTAAAAATGTTGAGGACGGATTGAAAAAGCGTGATGAAGAAATTGCTCGATTAAGAGAAGAGAATAAAAGACTAAGGGAAGAAGCTTATAAAGATTCTGAACTGCAGATGATGAAAAGTAAATGCGCAGCAATGCAGGAAGAATTAAATCGAGGGTTCACAATTTCAGAGGATGAAGAATCAATGATTAATATATGGGTGATGAACCATATGAGAAACAAGCATCAGACAGTTGGATATTCTAACGGTCAATTCAAGTATGAATTTCAAGAATTTGCAGAAGTTGAATTTGGAACAATTATTTGTACAAAGTGTGGTGAAAGATTTAATTTTCGACAGTTTTAGAAGGAGAATGTACATATGAATGAATATTGGTTAATGTTATTTTTAACGTTAGTATTAGAAATTGTTGCGATTGCAGTTGTGTCTGTATTTGGAATGACATTTATCGCAAAATCCTATGATAAAATTATTGCTTATGTTGAAAAACGATGGGGAGAGGATGTAAGTTTTGGAGTATCATGCGGAATCATTTTGACTTTCTTGTTTATCACGTTAGCTGTGATTTTTTGTTAGAGAATAAAGAATTGTCCAAGCATGAAAGACATAAAACTTATCATGTATCGCAATACAAGCCTCCACTTGTGATAAACTGATCACTTAAGCGATGGGTTTGGATCAGCATCCTCGTTAGGAGATGTCTTAAACGGATGAAGTAACTATCGCACACATGCTGGCGTGGCGGAATGGTAGACGCAATGGACTTAAAATCCATCGGTGGAAGCACCATACGAGCTCGAGTCTCGTTGCCAGTATTAGCCATATGAGACATTTTATTCCTTGAGCAAGAATGATTGAAGTCGGTACAAAATGCTCAATTCTGTATTTACATTTGTGTGTTATGCAAGCAGTACGAATGGCATATGGCATTACCCCAACATAGGGTATTTACATTTTACAAAAATGGTTTGGCTGTTAGCTTAGATGGTGTTAGAGCGCATATGTATGAAAACACATGTTCGAGTCCTGTACAGTCAACTTGACGCAGAAAATAATTGCACCTTCTTTCTTTCACAAAACGTGTTAGTAAGTTATTAGTTCATTGACAGAATATCCTATGTAAATAGGAAGAAACACGTTCGATTCGTGTGTAACTTATCAGCCTGGGCTGACTTTCACACTTTCAAATGAGGGCTTATAAATTCAGTAGTAAAGTGTAATAAATGTAATTATAAGGAGAATGAGCACATGAAGAGAGAAGAAAAAATGCAGAAAAGAAGAGAAGCAGGAAAGACATATTCTTATAAGAAAAATCCTTATACAGAAGGAACTAAAGAATATAGAGATGAATGTAAAAAACGTGATGAGAAAAATAAATCAAAAAAGTTGCATTACGCCAAGATGACTTCTGTATTTGCAAAATTAGATAATCGTATCGAAACAGAAAAGGAAGAAAAAGCAAAGAAGGCAAGAGAGAAGAAAGCCAAGGGGAATAAGTGATTTATAAAAAGATTTACATAGAATTATGAAAGGAGAATAACATGAGCGTATATGTTACAGGAGATATACATGGATGCCCAACAAGATTTGGCACAAATATCTTTTTTGAACAAAAGGAATTTTCCGGCAATAAAGATGAAAATGTGGTGATTATTTGTGGGGATTTTGGTCTTGTCTGGAATAGAGTTAAGGAAAGTAAAGAAGAAAAATATTGGCTAGATTGGTTACAGGACAAGCCATTTACAACTGTATTTGTTGATGGAAACCATGACAATTTTGAAAGAATTGATACTTATCCAGTTAAAGAATGGCATGGTGGGAAAGTACATGAGATTCGTGAGAATGTATTACATTTAATGCGTGGAGAAGTGTTTACTATTGAAAATAAAAAATTCTTTGCTTTCGGTGGAGCAAGTTCACACGATATTAGTGATGGAATCATTGATTACAAAGATCCAGATTTACGAATAAAAGAACATGAGTTAGAAATGAATGGAAAATTCATGTACAGAATTAAGGGACTTACATGGTGGGAAGAAGAACTTCCAACTATTGAAGAGATGCAACATGGGATTAAAAAACTGAAAGAGAATAATAATGAAGTAGATTTTATTGTTACTCATAGTCCATCAACTTCTGAATTGGAAACAATAAATACTTTTTATGGTGCGGATATTCTTACTGATTATTTGGAGGAAATAAAAAACACTGTAAAATATGATGAACACATTTTTGGACATATGCATATAAACAGAAACATTAATGAAAAGGATTCTTGTCTGTACGAACAGATTATAAGAATTGTGTAGGAGGTATTTATGAAATTTTTTAAAACAGTAGATGAAAAATTAGCTGATATTGGATTTGAGAAAATTGAAGAAAATAGAAGTGGTGTTGAGTACAGACGAAAAGACAATAAATATAAATATACCCAAACAGTATTTATTGGTAGAAAAACTTCTGGAAGACATATTTTGCAATCTTATGATCCAAACCTGATGGATGAAAAAAGGAATTGGGAACACATGTGTTGGGCTTACAGGTTATGAGATGAAATTATTCTTAAAGAAGATGAAACAGATTGGTTTGTATAGCAAAAAGGAGGAGAAGTAAATGAGAGGAACTTTATTTTGGATTAGTATAATCATTGGAATCGTACTTAGTATTCATACTGGTGGTTGGAATACAAATAGTGATTTATATTTGGAGAACCTAAGAGAAAGTTTCAAAATATAATGAAAAGTTAATTTCATCCACAAATCAAAAAATCTTACACATATAAAAGTGAGAAATTAAGCCTTGCTATATGTGCATTAATTGATACAGATTTGAAATTGCTTCATAAATTTATGAAAGGAGAGACGTAATTGAAAAAATCAGACTTAAAAACTGGGATGATAGTAAGAACTGAACATAATCGATTTGGAGTAATTGAGCTAGAGAAGGATCGAATAGATTTTTGCTATGATCCTGATCCTTCAAATGAGTCAAAAAAGATTGAAACAGTATCATTAGATGAGTTAATTGAAATTGACAACACTTTAGGAATCGGCGGATTTGTAACAGATGAATTACAAGAACGATTACCGGATTTGTTTCAAGAAAAAGAAATTGGTTCACCGTTTTTATGGTACAGGATTGTTGAAATTTACGAATTAAACAGAATTTATGATAGTGGCGTTGGTGTTTATCCAAGCATTGTTATTAAATAAAACTTATTTTGTATAAAAGGAGCAGCAATATGAGATTAATAGATGCAGATTCGCTTTTAGAGAAGTGGAATAAGTTATCCGAAAAAGATAGAATAAAATTTGACAAAATAATTAAACTTGAAGAGTCAGTTTATGATTTTATCACACGTTATAACGAAGATAATAGACCAGAATGCTGTAAAGTCCATGACAAATATTTTTCTACTTGCGATACATGTGGGTATGGAGAATCGGAAGAAGAAAATGATGAAGAGGAAGAAGATGCAGCGGCAATAGACTTTTACACTGGAATTGCGAACAGAGAATGGTATGACTTTGATAATATATGGAAGAAAAGTTTGGCACTTAAAAGAATTGTTGTTTGTGCAGAGAATAAAGAAATAGCAAAAGAAAAATTAATATTTTCTATTGATAGCCTTAATAAAGAAATGAACATAGCGGGCGAAAGATATATGTTAGATGAAGAATCAATTAAAAAAGTACATGGATTCATCTCTGCAGTGGATGTAATTTTAGATTAAGAAAATAATCTTATGTGGAAGTACAAAAGGTCGAATCTGTGATTAGACACAAAATTCGACCTGATGAATAATAAAAAGTTATAGATTAAAAGGAGAAAATAAATAATAAACAGATTATTTTGGTAGCTTTTTCAAAAACGGGATGTCCCGATGTTGTTTGGAAATCATGTTGGTAATACATTCCACTTTCTTATCTGATAATTCAGATGAGTACCTGCAAATCATATCGACTGCATGGTTTTTGGAATGATAATACATACCAACGGCGATTAGTCCAACAACTGCACATATAATTGTTGCTAATATGTACAATATTTACCTCCAATCTGAGATTTATTTTCTCATGTTTTATACGCACTACATAAGTAGTACTTCCGCATGAGTTATTTTATAAACTCCAGGAATAGCCGTGCTGTTGAGTCAGTATGCGGTGGAACTTGGCTGCTATAACCTGTATGGGTATTATAGCAGAAAACTAAAATATTTCAAGAGTTAAAGGAGAATGAATAAATGAACGAACAATTTTTATTAATCGTAGAAAGCTTAGAAAAGTATAAGGATCTTTTAGAGAGTAAGAATGATGAAGTTTGCGATGGAATGACTGATGGTGAAAAGAGAGCATATCAGTTAGGAATTACAAATATGTATGAGATGCTGCGGCAGATAATTGAACATGATCGTAACGAAGGTAATTATAATGTATTTGTTCCTGAGATCAACGAAGAAGAATCTGGCGAGTATGATTTAGAGGATTTTGTTAAATGGGATTCTAAGAGCAGAAATAAGTATGCAGAAGTAACTTATAATAGAGACAAAGATGAAATATATGTGGATATCTATCAGAAAATCAGCAATACAAAAATCACATCTGATGAATTCAATTTTGAAGCATAATAAAGAATAAGATGGAGAATATGTAAAAGATGAAGAAGAAATTTGTGTTATTTGGAATAACATCAATGCTATTATTTTCACTGACAGGATGTGTGAAAGGAACTACAACGGATCTTAGTGGAACGACTCCAAAAATCTATAATAATGATATTTATGAATTCGTTGATCCTGATACTGGGGTTCATTATTGGGTTTATTCACATCAGGAAGGATATTCTGGAATGGGTGGTATGACTCCAAGATTAAATTCTGATGGAAGTGTTATGGTTAATAAATAAATTATTAGATTGTAGAGAATATATAGAAGGAGATGATATACATAGAAGTAATTGAAACAAATCTAATTATTGATGAAAATAATATGATTCGAGATCATCAATCAAGAATAGTTGAAGCAGACAGTTGGAATGAATATTGTGAGGCACATAAGAATTATGATGGTAAAGCAGTTTTCTTCAAGTCAAAAGTTATGAAAGGTAACAGTATACAATCTAATTGTAAAATTTCGAATCTAAAATATGATGAAATGCATTTGTCTTGTAACATAACAAAACTAAAAGATAATGGAGAAGAAATATTTACAGATAAAAGATTAGCATATCGAATAGTAAATCCGACTTAATCAAGTCAAAAAATCCAAAAAAAATAAATAATTCAATAGAGAATATAAAATTGGGTGGCTAACAGCATACCTTGGGTTTGTGCGCCCTGAATCACTGTTTACATAGTTAAACATAGATTTAATTCTGTGTTCCGTCCATGTATTGGGCGTTAAAATAGATTGTTTTATTTAACAATAATATAAATTTTAATTTTAGGAGGACAAAAATTAATGAATTTTGAAATGACAGGAAAACTAAGTATTGGAAAAGATACAGAAAAATTTCATCCATATTCGGAAAATAAGTATGAATCTGGTTGGGTGAGAAAACAACTTCTTTTCAATGCGACATGCGGAGACAATCGTCATATGCTTACTGTAAATGCAGGAGCTTTCGGTGATGAACACGGATTTGTATATACCTTCAGCAAAGGTGGTACAGATGAAAATGGTAAAAAAACTAAAGGCGAAAGTATTCAGATTCCGTTTAAAGAACGTCTGACTTCTCCAAAACTAGCAGAAGTTGCTGAATTTAAAAAATTCATCTTTGATCTTGAAAAACCGGGACGAAGATACAAACTGCAGAATATGGCAGATAAGCTTCATGAGGGTAGTGAGCTAACGGATGAAGAACTAAAAGAAGTTGGACTGACATCTTCAGATGAGGTATCCGACGCGCTTGAGAAGAGTATTAAAAAACGTCATGAGTTTATTTCTGAATGGGATTATATCGATTTCATTAAGAAAGTAATTGACAGTGGAAAATATGCTGATAAAAAATTCTTTATTCGAGGAAATGGAGAATATCAGTATTCCGACAATAAAGGAACTGTTTATGAATCTTATATGCCAAATAGAATTTATCTAGCAGCAGAAGATGCAGAAGAATCTTCGACAGCAACATTTAATATTCTATTCAATTCCGAAAGCTTTGATGATATGAGCGTTGAAGAAAAGGGCAAATATTATGTTAATGGTTACATGATGGAGTATGACAACAATAGAAAAGCCAATATTCCAGTGCCGGTTACGGTCGCAATCCCAGTAGCAGCAGAAGATGCAGATGAAAAAGCTAAGAAAAGAATCGAAGCAATTAAACATAAATTTATCGTCGAGGATGATGGTTTTAAGGAATATGGTGTAATTGTTAATATGCTGAATGGCGCACAGAGAATTGAAATTACAGAAGATATGTTGACCGATGAGCAGAAAAATGACCTTGATTGTGGACTTATCGCTATGGATGATATCCGTGCTGAATATAGCAAAGGAGTTTATGGTGACAGAATCAAGGAGTATCAGTTTGTAAAACCAGCTCGCGGATTCACTCGTGGAAGAGTTGACACGGTGTACACTGCAGACGACATGGTGATTCATAGTATCGAGCAAGAACTGCCAGAAGGAACTGAGGATCTTTTTGACGATGATGATGAATTATAATGGGTAAGTTTATTGATCTGACGGGACAAAAATTCGGGAGGCTTACTGCAAAAAGTAAGCTTCCTTTAGAAGATGGTCAAAAAATTATTTATTGGTTATGTGATTGCGATTGTGGAACCAAGAATGTTAAAGTAAGGGGTTACAGTTTGAGGAATGGCCATACAAGATCCTGCGGATGTTTGAATAGAGAAGCGATTATTGTTCGTAATCATTTAACAAAAAAGAAATATAACAAATACGATTTAACCAATGATTATGGAATTGGTTATACATCAAAGAACGAACTATTTTATTTTGACTTAGAAGATTATGAAAAGATCAAAAATTATTGTTGGATGTATGATAAAGATGGCTATGTCGTAGATAGAAACGGCATAAAACAACATAGATTGATTATGAATGAAGATGATTCACGAATCGAGATAGACCATATTAATCATAATGTTTCGGATAATAGAAAAATCAACTTAAGAAAGGCTAATAGATTTAATAATCAATCTAATGCAAAGTTAGCAAAAAATAATACATCCAAATGCAAAGGTGTTAGTTATAGAAAAGACACTGGGAAATGGCGATCGGTGTTAATAAGAAACGGCTTACGTTATGAACTTGGATCTTACGTTGAAAAAGAGGATGCAATTAAAGCAAGGAAAGAAGCTGAAGAAAAATTGTGTCGAGAGTGGTCTTATGATAATTCAATAAAAATTGCGGATGAATTTAAAATAAAAGGAGATTTTGAAAATGGGAAAATACGGTAAAAGAAGTACAATTAGCGAAAATTTAAACGACTTTACAATTTGTTTACTTGGTGAAGCAGGAATTGGAAAGACTTCAACTATTGCCAAAGCGTGTGAAACAGAGTTTGGCCCAGATGGATATATGATTCTTGATATGGGTAAAGAACAGGGAATGGAGGCTCTTGAAGGTTATACATACGAGACATGTGAAGATTGGAAAAAGTTTGATGATGTAACAAAAGATATTATTAGAAATAAGAAAACAGATTATCCAGATCTAAAAATCCTTGTGATTGATACACTGGATCAGTTTGTAGAGATTATGTGTCCTTACGTAATTAAACTGTGGAATACAGAAAATATGGGGAAAAAAGGTTTTGAACCTGCAAAAACAATGAATGCTGCATGGTCTGGATTTGGGAAAGCAGACGACAAACTTGTAGAATTAGCTCTTGATAGAGTATGGGAACTTAAAAAGGTTGGCGTGAATACTTGGTTTACTGGACATGTAAAAATGAGAAATAAGGTCGATCCGTTAACTCAGGAGGAATATTCTGTCCTTTCGACTGATATTTCTCAAAGAATTTTTGAAGGATTTAAAACGAAATTCCATGTTATTGGTATTGCTTGTATTGATAGAACTATTAATCTGGAGGGAACAGGTCGTAAAAATATTGTTACAAAACAAGAAATTAAGATGAGCAAAATTAAAGATGAAAAACGAAAAATTGTATTCAGAGATGACAATTATAGCATCGACAGCAAGAGTAGATTATCTGAGATTGAACCAGAAATTCCACTGGATGCGAATGAACTGTTGAGAGCATTAAAAGACGCAATTAAAAATTCGAAGAAGAAAAAATCGGTAGAAGTTACTGTAAACAAAGCGGAGTCTATTGCGAAAGTAGAACCTGATCTGGAACCGATTGAAGAAGATGAGGATATTGATGATATTCCAGTAGAAGAGACAGTGGAACCAGAAGAAACCGTAGTAGAAACATCTGATTATCCAGAAGATCTCGCTGCCGTAATTCGCACAATGTTCAAAGAATGTACGGATAAAGATAAGAAAGCAAGCGTCAGAAAAGTCATTGCGGAATATGGAAAACTCAATGATGTAGATGAAGATGGACTGAAACGAATTTACGATATGATGAACTAAGGAGTATCAGATATGCTTGTTAAATGCAGATATTGCGATAACAAGATAGATAGAAAAGATGCTTTCAAAGTGGTAGTGGATGGTAAAAACATCTACTACTGCAATGAAGCAGAATATCTAACTGTATTGCATGACAGAAAAATAAGAGACGATACATACGAGTGTATTAATGAGATTTTTGGTTATAAAGTAATTAATACTGCATTATTCAAAGAGTTAAGTTTTATACTTGGATCTTATTCTTATGATCGGATTTTAGCATATTTAGAAGAGAATAAAGATTACATGACATCTGTCATTCAGCAAAGAGACTATTCGAGTGAATACGCTAAAATCAGATATTTTTCTGCAATTATCAAAAACGGTATTGCAGATTTTAAAGCAAAAGAAAAAGAAACACCTAAACAGGTGAAGGTTGATATGCCGGATGGTCATTATAAACGACGACAGAAGAAAAGAAGTTTATCTGATATTGAAGAACAGGTAGGTGAGTAATATAGCTGAATTTATTACAGGTGTCAAAGAAAAGTATCCTGCGCAGCTATTAAAAGGACGAATCGAATATGAAGGAAACGTTATAAGCTGTTTCTTTAAGGATATGCTTCTTTTGGATGATACGACATTCGAAAAGGACGATTTTATCACTGTTGATGGTCGGTTTTATTTTTCATTACTGAAAGATTTACGAAAAAAAGGATTCTACTCTCTTGATGAAATAACTATTCTGTCAAATTCAAAACAAGAAGTCATTGATCGATATGAGGATTGTGGTGGATGGGATTCAATTCAGCATCAGATGGACATTATCAATACACAGAATTTTGATACATACATTGATATCTTGTATCGAGAAAATGTTATGCTTCGCATGTGCGATGATGGATTTAATCTTTTAAAAGAGATTAATATCAAGGATAAGAAAGTTATTCCTATTAAATTATTTCGAAAGATGACTGCTGAAGAGGTAACGGATTGGTATGAGGCAAGAATAAGCACTTATGGTACCGGATATTCGAGCAAGATCCTGGAAGAAGAAGAAATAGATTTCGATGACGAATTTATTGAATCATGTGCAGAAGGTGAAGAAAATGGTGTACCTTTTGATATAGCAGGATATGATAAAAACGGAGAAGAAATTAATTGTTTTCCTTTTTTATCTAGGCAAATAATGGGATTGTTAGAAGGAACTCTCACAATGATGGGAGGATTCAGTAGCGCAGGAAAATCCACTTGGTGGATTACAGTTCTCATGGCTCTTCTATATTATGATCGGAAAATTCTTATTATTTCCAACGAAGAAAATATTAAAAAATTTAAAATTAAATTTATGGTTTGGCTCCTTGGCAAGAGGAACAGATATTTTAAACTCACGAAAAAGAAAATGTCTGTGGGTGATATAAACAAGGAAAGTCGTGAGCAATTAAAAGATGTGCAAGCATTCTGGAGAAAGAATTATAAGGGTCGCGTAAAGTTCATTGCTATGAACGATGCAGACATGGCTGTTATTAAAAAGAAAGTACGCGAGAATGTTCTTAAATTTGGATATGATACAGTTCTATACGATACGTTTAAAATCCAGGAGAGCGATTTTTCATCCTCCAGACAAGATTTGTCTTTAGTTAGAGACAGTAGAGAGTTAGATAAGTTGGCAAAAAAATATAATTTAATCATGTTGGCATCAGTCCAGTTGGCAGAATATATGAAAGGAAAATTATTCCTGGATGCCAGTTGCCTTAGTAATGCCAAGCAGACGAAAGAAATTCTTGAGAATTTGTTCCTTATGCGAACTGTTTATGCTGAAGAACTTGATGAAAAAAGTAAATATTATTGCCATCCATTTAGACTGAAAAAGATTAACGATAAATGGATTGAAGAGGAATATAAAGCAGATCCAAATGCAGTATGGAGAATGTTATTTGTAGAAAAAACTCGGAATGGTAATAACTCCAGTGATACTGGTATTGCGTATCTTTTAAAGTTTTCAGGTGATCATTCTATCTTCAGAGAAGTGGCACAATGCCGTCCGAAACATGGAGAAATAAGATAAAAAATAACTTGGTGGTGATATATGTTAGAAGATATTAAAAAAGAGCTATTAAATAATCCAGAAAAACTAAAAGAGGTATTGGAACATTTTGGATACTGCAATATAGTCATTCGGCCTACATACATGCAATTTGGGCGAGATGAAGAATCTTCGAAAAAAAGTATTGTAATTAAGCTTGAAAATAATAATTGGCTGTACGTACATGATTATGCTCGAAATATTCAAACTGATATCTTTTCATATATCACCAATCAAAGAAAAGTAGAATTTGTAGATGTCTTAAATGAAATAAAAAATGTGTTACATATACAAGATTATATTGGACACTTTCAGAAAAAAGGAATCTTTGGAGGATTTTATGAAAAGATTAGACAAAGAAACACTATTCAATCGAAAATATATGACGAAAAAATATTAGATGAATTTCAATTCTATCCCAATATTCGATTTTTGAAAGATCATATATCATTAGATGCACAGCAGTATTTTGGAATAAGATATGACGTCGAATCACAAGGAATTGTTATTCCCATCAGAAATGAATATGGACAGCTTATTGGGGTTAAGGAACGTTTTAATTATGAGATTTCAGATGGTGCGCTGAAATATTTTTATTCTTATCCTGGGCGTTGCAGCACTACATTATTTGGTTATGCTCAAAATTATCAATATCTTGTTGAAAATACTGTTTTTGTAGGAGAAGCAGAAAAATTTGTCATGCAATGTTATTCATACGGATATAGAAACGCTGTTGCGCTTATGAGTGGAAGTTTAAGTGTACAGCAAGCACGGTTGCTTGTGGAGCTACATCCAACAAAGGTAATTTTTCTACATGATCAAGGATATGAATTGGACAATATAAAGAGAAACGTAGAAGTTTTACGTCATTATTCTAAGTTTACGGAATTTGAGATTGGATATTGGGATTGGACAAAATCATATTATGCTCCAAAGGTTTCTGCAAGCGACATGGGTAAAGAAAAATTTGAGTATATCATAAATAATGAAATTTTAATACTAGGAGATGATAAGGACGAAGAAGAATTATAATATTTTAAACGATTGTAGAGGAATGTATGAGGATGAAGTATTTGATACGATTCTTCAACAAAGAGGAGTTCAAGATGCGAAACATTTTTTAAATCCAATAGAAGAAGATTTACTTCCACTGGATTCTTTATATAGGATTGATGAAGCATACATACGTATTAATCGGGCAATTGAAGAAAACGAAAACATTGGTATTTTATTTGATACAGATACTGATGGAATCGCGGCAGGAACGATTATGACACGATATTTGAGATATTTTACAGACGATATTTTTACATATATTGATGACGGTAAGCAGCATGGACTAAAAGGACAAAATTTGCAGCAGTTTGCATCTTTAGATTTATTGATTGTTGTAGATAGTTTAGACGAAGACGAAATTCAGTATAAAGAATTGTCAGAAGCAGGAATCGATGTACTTATTTTAGACCATCATGCAATTAAACGGGAAATTCCATATGATACATATACAATTCTTATTTCTTCTCAAAGAGATTATGATAATTCGCAATTATCTGGAGCAGGGGTGGTATGGAAATTCTGTAAATATTTGGATGAACAATTTCTTACAGATTATGCAGATGAATTAGTAGATCTTGCGGCATGTGGTCTAGTTGGAGATATGATGGATATGACAGTTATGGAAAACCGTTATATCGTGTCGAAAGGACTTGAGAAGATTTATAATCCAGCAGTTAAGAAGATTGTCGGCGGATTTGAATTCAACAGTACGGCAATTGCATTTAGTATTGCTCCAATTGTAAATGCAGCGAACCGTATGGGTGAAAATGAAACTGCTATGAATGCATTTCTAGAAGATAATAACAAACAAGTGCTTGCCTATGTAAAAGCATTAAAGAAATGTAAGGAAGAACAAAATCAAGAAGTGGAGCGTTTACTGCCGAATGTTTATGAACAATGTGAGAAACAAAAGGATCAAAAGGTAATCACTGTATATATTGATACACAATATGGTATTGCTGGTTTATTAGGAAATAAGCTACTAGAAAAGTATCAAAAGCCGATCTTAGTGTTGAAAGATGTCGGATCAAAATACGCAGGTTCTATGAGAGCCGTAGGTGTTGATGATTTTCGAAAAATCTGCAATGATAGTGGTTATGCAAAAGCAGATGGGCATGAACTTGCATCGGGTATTCAAATCAAAAAATCAGATCTTAACAATTTCTTGTCTTATGTCGAAACAAACCTTCCAGAGTTTAAAGAACCAACAATTGACATTGATATTCAAATTGATGTCGAAGATATTACCAGACGATTAGTAGAGAATATCAAAAAGATTGATCGTATTTCTGGCACAAATTTTAAACCAGTAAGAGCTTATATGGATAATATTTGTGATTACGAAATTGGTCAGATGAGTGATTATAAGCATTTAGTTCTAAAACCGAATGATTACTTGCAGATTATCAAATGGAACTTCGACGGTTCATTTGATGATATGGAGGATCATAGCACTATGAATGATGAATTCGAAGCCGTATGTAGTCTGGATAGTGGATTTTTAGGTAGAAAATTTGTACTAAAAGCAGTATGCGATGTACTTTCGGAGGTGGATTAAAATTTCTAATATTGAGTTGATAAAAAAAATTATTCCTACATTGACATTTGAATTCCCTTATTCACCAGAAGAATATGAAAAGAATTTATATTTAGAGAACTATCATTGTCACAAAGATTTTAGTAACACATCAACACCGGACTGTGCGGAATCTATAGAAACATATGCGGAAAGAATACATGAATTTGGTGCAAAGTGTTTATACTCAGGAGAGCATGGATCACAGGGGAATCAATTTCAAGTATATAAAGTTGCTGAAAAAGAACATCTTAAATATATTCATTCTTCGGAAGTTTACTGGGTAAAAGATAGAAAAGAAAAAGACAGAGCAAATTGTCATATGATCATAGCAGCAAAAAATGCAGAGGGACGTCGAGATATTAATTTTGCTTTATCTATGGCAAACATTGATGGATATTACTATAAACCACGCATTGATTTAGAACTATTATTTAACATCCCAAAAGACAATGTGATCATTACGTCTGCATGTTTAGCAGGGTGGAACTATGAAGATGCTGAAGAAGTTTGGCTGAAAGTCCATAAGTATTTTGGAGATAATTTTTTTCTTGAAGTTCAATATCACAATACCGATAAGCAAAAAGAACTCAATAAAAGAATATTGAAAATTGCAAAAGAACATAATATTCAGATCATCTGTGGCCTTGATAGTCATTATGTTAAAGAAGAAAATTCTATTAAACGTGATCAGATTCTAAAATATAAGAACATCAATTATCCAGACGAAAAGGGATGGTATCTTGATTATCCAGATACTCAGACGGTTATAAAAAGGTTTATAGAACAGGGAGTTCTAAATAAAGAGGAAATATTTAGAGCGATTATGAACACCAATGTTTTTGTATCGGAATGCGAAGTAATTGTTTTAGATAGAAAATTTAAAATACCAAGTGTTTATAAAGATAAAACCTATAAAGAAAAATGCAAAATTTATAAAGATATTTTAAATCGGGCTTATGCAAAAGAAAAGGATAAGTCTAAAGAAAAAGCTGATGGCATTCGTTATGAAGCAAAACAGGTTATGGAAGCTGGCGTAGTCGATTACTTTTTGACGAGCAAATCAATTATAGATGATGCAGTTAATAATGAAGGAGGAATTTTAACTACTACCTCAAGAGGTAGTGCTGCATCATTTATTACAAACAAATTGTTGGGACTTACTACTGTAGACCGTTTTAACGCCGACATTCCAATTTATCCGGAACGATTTTTAACGAAAGAACGTGTTCTTGCAGGACAAATGCCTGATATTGACATGAACGTTGCCACACAAGAGCCTTTTGTAAGAGCGGCGAGAAAATTGCTAGGTGAACATGGATGTTATCCATTAATGGCAATAGAAAAATTAAAAGAAAAAGCTGCATGGCAATTATATGCGGGAGCAAATGATGTGCGCCCAGAAGATGCGAACCAAATTTCGAAGTATCTGGACGAATATAATAAAGCATTGAAATATGCCGACGATGATGAAAAGGAAGAGATTCATGTTGAAGATTATATTCCAGAAGAGTATTTAGAGTTATTTAAGCAAAGCAATGATTATCAGGGAATCACAATCAACTTAAAAGTACATGCTTGTGGACATTTCATTTTTGATGGAGACATTCGAAGAGAAGTAGGATTAATTAGTGCTGTTTCAGAATCGACTGGGAAAAGAACTATATGCGCTGCTATTGAAGGTGGTTATCTTGATGAATTTGGGTATGTAAAAGAGGATTTTCTTATTGTAGATAGTGTATATCTTACGTATAAATTTTTTCATAGTATTGGTAAGGAAGTTCCTACGTTTGAAGAACTGAGACATATGATTGATGGAGATGAAAAGACATGGGACATTTATGCAAATGGTATTACATGTTGCATAAATCAATGCGAAAAAGAAGCTACTACCAATCGAGTAAAAAAATATAAACCGCAGAACCTGGCAGAATTAAGTAGTTTTATTGCAGCAATTCGACCAGGCTTTGCTTCACTACTTAGTACTTTTTTAAATCGTGAACCATATACAACTGGAGAAAAAAAGATTGATGATTTGTTATCTGATACAGCTCATTTCATGCTTTATCAGGAATCAATTATGAAAGTACTATCCTTCTTACAATTAAGGATGACAGAAACATATGGTGTTATTAAAAATATTTCAAAGAAAAAATATAGGCTGCATCCTGAAATGTTAAAAGAATTACAAGAGCGATTAATTAAAGGTTGGAAAAAAGAGATTGGTAAAACAGATAATTTTAATAATGTTTGGAATGTAATTGAGTCTTCTGGCCTGTACGCCTTCAACTCTCCTCATGCTTATAGCATGGGTGGTGATTCTGCTTATCAGGCATGGTTTAAAGCTCATCATACTAAGATTTTTTATGAAGTAGCAATTAATCATTATCAAGAGAAGAATAAAAAAGATAAAATTGATGCTCTTGTGAAAGAAGCAATTAAATTTTGGGGATATAAACTAGGAGATTATGAATTTGGAGCAGACAATAGAAAAGTCACAATCAATGAAAAGAATATGATTATATATCCTAATTTATCAAGCGTAAAAGGGTTTGGTGAAGGAGTCGTTAACACTCTTTATGAATTGGGAACATCGGAATATAAAACATTTACTGATGTACTTGATGTGCTGTTTCTAAATTCAATCAATAAAACTATAGTCAATAAACTTATTAGAATTAATTATTTTAAGAAGTATGGTGATGTGAATACATTGCTTGAGACTGCAAAATTATATGATTTGTTAAAAGGCGCAAAACAAATTTCAAAGGATAAGGCAGAGAAAAATAATATCTCATTTGTTATACTTGCTCAATATGGAAATGAGACAGCAAAACAGTTTAATAAACTTGATTCTGAAAAAGTCTTATGTGAATTAATTTCTAAAATACCATACAAAAAAGTAACTTTAAAAGAAAGACTTGACAATCAGAGGGAAATTATTGGAATTGTGAGTGGTTCAGATCCAGAAGTGAATAGACGTTTATATTATGTTTCTGAATTAGACATCAAAAAATCTATTGTGAATGTTAAGTTATTTGAAATCTATAGCGGTAAAACACGAACAGTCAAAATGTGGACAAGTCAATATAATCGTAATCCATTCGAACTTGGTTCAATTCTATACATAATTTCCCTGGAAAAGAAAAATAAAAAAGAACCAACGGGCGAGGTCGATCCCAAAACAGGAAAGAAAATATATAAGGAAGTTCCGGATAAATTCGAATTTTGGCTTGGAAAATTCACAGTAAAAAATAATGTAGAGGAGGTGGTTCAAGATATTTAGCAATTACAAATATACAGATAAAGAGATGAAGGAACTAATCTCCTCCATCGTTATTCTGATCGATACGAGGGAAAAATCGTTCTCTCACATCACTGATTATTTCGATAGAAAAGACATCAAATATAAAAAGAAAGCACTGGCATATGGTGATTATAGTTTTATGCTCGAACAGAATGAAAAGCTTTCTATTCCAAGACCATTATACTTTGATAAAAAGATTGTCGTGGAGCGCAAAGGCAGTCTGGAAGAAATTAGTGGTAATTTGACAAATGGCAGAGATAGATTTGAGAAGGAACTATGTTTGGCACCAGAGAATAAAGTACTGTTGATTGAAAATGGTTCTTATGCCGATATTGCATCTGGGAATTATGATACTCAATATAATAAGAAATCATTTTGGGCTTCGCTGCATTCTATATGGTTTAAGTACAATATTCCAATCTTCTTTATGCCAGACAATAAATATTCTGGATTATTTATCAGAGGATACTTTGAATATTACTTAAAGAATTTATTTAAATAGGAGAATATATGTTTACAGCACAAGAAGCAAGAAATATCTCGAACAAAGCATACAAAGAGCAAATAGATGCCGAATTAGCGTCTATTGTGCCTGAAATCGAGGCAGCAATGCGTAAGGGTGAGTACAGTTGTTGGATTTATGAAACTAACATTTCATCAGCCACAATTGCTTACCTGAAAGAACTAGGATACAAAATTACATCTTCAACACAGTATAACGAAGCAGAATATAAGATTGCGTGGTAGGAGAATAAAAATATGAAGTTAAGTGAAATAGCGGAATATATTGTAGACAATTATCCAGAATCTAATATCGCATATAACAACGATGTCATAAAGGGATGTAGAGAAGAATGGTACGAAGAAAGTCTTATCGATCCACTGCTAGATTTTTACATGCACGAAGAATTGGGTCTATGCGGATGTGGAAATCCAGAATTTACATATGAGACGATAAGAAGATATCTAAATATACGAAACGAATTTGTAATATCAAAAATTGATTATCAGGAGGTTATTGATAGATACAAAAATGATCTTTTGCTTGATTATAATAACGACATTCAATATGGTCTGTTACAATTCATGATGTATATTCTTGATGACAAAGATTTTACAACACATGGGAGTAGTATTGGTGGATGCTGGTTAACTAAAAAAGGACAAAGATTATTGACAGTTCTGGAAGCATGGAGAGCAAGAGAAGATAAAGAATAATTTGTCAGGATGATAAAAGATGGAAGGCTGATGAGCTATGGCAGTATATGTGACTGGTGATATACATGGAGATCCTACCAGGTTAAGTAAAAATAGTTTCTACGAACAAAAGGATTTTTTTAATAACAAAGATGAAAATGTAGTTATTATTCTTGGAGATTTCGGTCTTGTTTGGAATAGAGATAAGGAAAGTAAACAAGAAAAGTACTGGTTAGATTGGCTTAACAAAAAACCGTTTACAACAGTATTTGTAGATGGGAATCATGAAAATCACAAAAGACTTTCAACTTATCCTATAAAAGAATGGCATGGTGGCAAAGTACATGAGATAAGAACCCATGTATTACATCTTATACGAGGAGAAGTATTTACAATTGATGAAACAAAGTTCTTCGCTTTTGGTGGGGCAAGCAGCCATGATATTCAAGATGGCATTCTTGATTACAATGATTCTAATTGGCAGGAAAAAGCAAAGAAACTTGATAAACAAGGTAAATATATGTATCGTGTTAAGGATTTATCTTGGTGGGAAGAGGAATTGCCAACTGATGAGGAAATGCAGCATGGAATCAATGTATTAAAAGAGAATAACAATATGGTCGATTTTATTATCACCCACAGTCCTTCGACGTCAGAATTATATCTTATGAGTGGTAATAATTTATATGAACCAGATGTCCTTACAAATTATCTAGAAGATATAAAAGTTACGACAAAATATAAAAGACATTTGTTTGGGCATATGCATATTAATAAAGCTATTAATGACAAAGATATTTGCTTATATGAACAAATTATTAGACTATTATAAGGAAGTGATTATGTAATGTGCAGATATTGTAACTATGAATCTGATGATAATCGAATTTTTATCGATCCACTGACTAATGAATATTATTTGGATATCGAAACGATGGTATGTGATAGTTATGATGATGGTTTTTTTCATGATAAAGAATATATCAATTATTGTCCATGGTGCGGAAGAAAATTGACGAAAGAATGAGATATCGTTATGGAAAAGAAAATTGTTGACTATAGAAAAAGACATAGACGATGTAAATACTGTAAATATAATGTGCTTGTAATGCCAAAGGACATGTATACACCAGACTACTATGTATGCAAAGTGAAAGATAAAATTATAGAAGATTGGTTTGTCGAGTATTTACCAAGAATATTTTGTTCATGTTATGAATTAAAATAAATAATGTGTGGTGGCGGAATATGTAGACGCTAATGACAGATAGGTTGCTCTAACGGTTCAATTCCGTCGGTATCTGAAACAGTGAAATAGCTGATGATACTGGGTCTGATTAGGCAGAAGGGTGTGAGTAGCTATGTATGGTGAAAATCCATACCCACATATTATAGAAAAATTGAAAGGAAGAAACTAAAAGATGAATAAAGAATTAGAAAATAAAGCATTAGAGATTATTCAGAAATTGCAAACATATAATCCAGCAGCGGGAGATGATCCTAGATGGTTTAAACAATGTTTATTAGATTTAGAAGATATAATTATTGATGATGATAATGAATTGAAAAAGATTTTAAAAGAATTAATAGAAGAAATGTCGATTTCAATTGAGTGATGGTATAACAGTGTAGTTTAAATAGTTATCTACCATGTGAGCCTAATAGCAGCATCTCAAGGGTAGAACAGCCATTAACAGAAAGGATTAAAAATAAATGTGTGAATTTTGCGATGGGCTTGAATTAGAATTGAATGCAACTCATCCAATTAACAGAGAAGGGTTTATCAATTGTATTACATATGACAACATAAATAATATCTATTGTATCTGGCATAAATGTGACGATGATTATTATACATGTAATATTAAAATTAATTATTGTCCTATATGTGGAAGGAAATTAAGTGATGGATAATTTACCTTACTCATTGGCTTGCTTATACATAGGGATGACGGAAGAATATGATAGATAATTGATGCAACAGTGTTCAAAGATAATCAAGAATGCAAACAAGCTATAATTCATGGGATGGTAATAGCTTCAATGCTGACAAGTAGATGCAAACGGATCGAGATAAAAGAGGTAACTGTTATGAAAAAATGTATTATTTTAGAGATAGAAAATAAGACAGACTTTGAAAACAAAATGAATGAATATTTATCTGAGGGATATAAAATCGAAGCCAGTTCGTGTAATAGCAAATATTACAAAGCAATTATGGTGTTAGAGAAAGAATAACGAAATCACTCTTTCATTTAGAGAATATTAGGAGGTAATAATATGATTTGTATGTATGAAGATTATAATTATCACGATACTTTAAAAGACTGTGCAGAATTAACTGTTGGAAAATGGTTCGCAGAAAATAATCTTCAGATTGTAGGAACTAAACTTGTTGATAATTATATGTATGTAAAAGGGATCGACAATGGATTTCCACATGCAAGTGCTTATGTAAAAATTGACATGAAAAAGAATAAGATTGTTGATTATTATAACGCACATAACTGCCCTGTTGAAGTAAAGGATGGAATATATGAATAAGGTAATTTTATTAGTATTTTGTCACTTGGTTGGTGATTATGTTTTACAAAATGATTTTATTGCAAAGACCAAAGGAAGTAATTGGTATCATTTGTTCGTACATTGTGCGTTGTATTGTTTACCATTTTATCTTGCCTTTGGATTAACTTGGCAGCTTGGAGTTGTTTTTGTGACACACTGTATTATTGATCCGCTAAAGGCGAGATATCAAAAAATATCATATGTAACTGACCAAGTTTTGCATTATTTTGTATCACTCGTTTACTTTTTATAGGAGAATAAATGGGTAAAGTAAAAAGAAAACAACGACTGCAATCTCCTTGGTGGTGGACATTAGACAATGATAATTGTTGGTTTTGCAAAAACAGAAACAATTGTGGAAGCTGTAAATTATTAAAGGAGCAACGTGCAATCAAAAGAAAGAAACGAGGCGAGTAAAACTATGAAACCAGATAGATTTACAATTACAACTAAAGAATTAAATTTTATGAAACTGAATGAAAAGATTCACACTTATAAACTTGAGAACGGATATAAACCATATTTATTTATGAATGAAGATACAATTGGCGAATTAGTAAACATAATAGGACTTTCTTATGACGGATTAACAGGTGTTCAGTCAAATGGTTTGTGCGGAATGTATTATGGAATGAAAACTTTTTGTGATAATACAATGCAATTTGGCGATGTAGAAATGAGGTAAGAATTATGCATTATAAAATACCGTATATAACAGGTTTTATTGATAAGTATACAGTTCCAATCAATCATGATATCGATTTAGACAGTATAAAAATTTACAAAAGAAACAAAGATAGAACATTAGGTGAAATGGTTTATAACTTTAAAGTAGATTGTAATTCTACGCCAGCAACAATTTTTGTTGAAGATTCTTTTGGACAAAAATATTTTTTAAAATATAGTTATTTAACAAAATACACATCGTTCAACAAAATTAAACTTATAACAGCAGATGGTTATGCAGTTCTTCGTTATAAAGATTTCATTAGAGAAGGGCATAGAATTGATTATGATGATTGGATGGATCTTTTTAAATATCTCGGATATGAAGTAGAATATAAAGAGATTTCTGATGAAGAGATGGAGGAAATGTTATAAATGATAGATAGCAATGAAACAATGTCTTACATGAACGGGAAAGACATTGGATACGTAGAAGGATTTGATGATTGTAAAACCGAGCTTATGGAAGTCATCCATTCTCTTGCTTGGCGTATTGCTCAATATCAATATCCGAATGCATATGATTTTGATGACAAAACGTTAGAGAATATCATGGTAGATGCGGGATTGAATAGAGAATATTTGGAGGAATAGAATATGAGTAATTATCTTTTTGATAAAATGAACGAGTTAAATGCGGATGGAATTGATTTTATACCTATCTGTGTAAGTAAAAATCCTCCCATTTTAGCGTCCTACACAAAAGAGGAATTCCAAAATGTTAATGATTTCCCAAAATCAACCTACAGATATTGGAAAATTATTAATGGAGAAAAACAATATATTGACAAAGAAACGTGACTTTCATAGGAGAAAATAAATGACAGATAAATATAAATTTACACAAGCTGATGTAAATGCGATTAATAATTTTTTATCTTTAGCTTGTTATAATGGTTGGGAAGATGATGTTAAAGACATTATGAGATCGTTGAAACAATCATATAAATTAGAAAATAAACTTGGTAGTGTGCAACGACCAGACTGGAAGAAAAAATGCGGAAGAGACAAAATTGAGGAATTTGGTGGAATATTTTGGTCATGGTTGGTAATTGGATATGGTGAATATGGCACATCGCCTAGATTCGGATGGATCTACAGAGATAACGCACAAGTTCTTTATGATATTATGGACAATCTTCTGAAAACAGATGGAGAATATAGGATTAGTGAATAGGTAGGAGAAACGATATGGCAGTAATTGAAGTGTGCGACATTTGCAGAAAAGAAGTTAGTAAAAGTGATGGAATTACACTAGATTGTTCCGATTGGAATGGATGGGACTATCCTGCAGGAGTGCCTATAAGAACAGAAAGAAATTATAGAGTAAGAATTTGTGACAAATGTAAAGATAATATTATTAAGTACTGTAAAAGAAATGCGAGGTAAAAGATGAAGAAAATTAAAGGTTTAATATTTGCAACAGGTTTTGTATTGTGCGGATTTGTTATTGGAGCATGTGGAACTTCTGTCGAAGCAAAACAAGATAAACCATTAAAAATATGGTTTGAGAATCAAAATGGAAAGATGGAAACTTATCAGCTTGTAGACGAAGAGACAGGAGTAAATTATATTGTCGTGTCTGGTGAACTTTATCAGAGAGGGATTGGTACTGCAATAACTCCAAGATTAAAGGCTGATGGTAGTTTGTATATGAGCAAATAGCATGAAATGAAATATGTTTTTCAACTGGAGGTAAATAGCTATAAATAAATTTACAGAATTTCAACAACTAAAGATTCTTCCACGCGATAATCTCTCCAAACATGATTATATCAAACGGCATTTTTATCAAAATAAATTAACAAAAGAACTATATGACAGCGAAGAATTTTCGGATGATCAGCTCTTATATATTTTCAATAATAATACATTAAAAAGACTTGGGTTTCCTCTTAAGCGATGTGGCAAGAAAAGAAAAATGCAGAGGAAAAAACGTATTATTTGCAATCCGGTATTTTTCGATATCGTATACAAAACTATGGAAAAGGGTTGGGAGCAGTATACACTGGCAGGATTGATCGATCCTTCTAAAAATTTTGTTGATTGTAAAGATCTTCATTTGGGAGATAAAAATATGTTTGTAGGAGAAATAAATGGATAAAGAAGTTATTTGCGAAGTATTATCTCGTCTGATTGGTTATACGATGCCATGCGGAGATAAAGACGTAGATACAGTGCGTAGAATTAATAATTATAATCTTGTCTATGTTACTAAACAATGTGTTGAAACATTAGTTGAGAATGCTGCTTATCAAAATGATATTGGCGAAGATTCTAGAAGTGCATTAGAAATGATTCATAATATGACTAAAGCAAAAGGGGAATAAGCGCGTGAGTCAGATTATTACATATTTAAAGTGTGATCACTGTGGTAAAGAATATAAAGATATTTATGTCAGTTTTGGACATCCAGAGAAAGATCTTGTATGGAAATGGGAATGTGATAGCTGCAAACATGTTAATGAAAAACTAATTAAAGCTTGGCCACAGAAAGAGATTGATTTTATAGCATTAAAAAACTTGGATTTAAATAAAGAGGAAAAATAGCACGAATGAAATTTCAAAAATATAATTACTTCTCAAACGCTTTAAACAAGACGTACAAAGTTGCTTTCGAAGTTTATAAAGGATGTGAAGAAAATATTGTTGGAATATTATTAAATTATAATTCTGGTAATATTGATTTATACAACGAAGACAAAGGTGAGTTATATCACATTCCTTTTTCGGGATTAAAATGGCTTTTGCCTGCAAAGGATAAAAACAAAATAAATTCTTAGAGCGTTTCAGCTCAAAAAATTCCAATTGGACAAGAGAATAAAGTATTAGATGGTTGAAAACATCTAGTTTTCATTATATTAAATAAAACAAGGAGCAGGGGATTTGCTGCAGCATAAATCATGATTTGCTCCAAATAATAAATGTTAAAAGTAAACACACTATATAATGAAGATTGTCTTGATTGTATGAAGAAAATTGACGACAAATCAATTGATTGTATTGTTACAGATCTTCCATTCGGACAAACTTCACGAAATAAATGGGATACAGTTATTCCGTTTGAACCATTATGGGAGCAGTACGAAAGAATTATCAAAGATCGTGGTGCAATTATTCTATTTGCGAACGGAATGTTTACAGCAGATTTGATGCATAGCAACCGAAAACTCTGGAAATATAATCTAATCTGGGAGAAAACACAACCTACCGGATTCCTAAATGCGAAGAAAATGCCTCTTCGTTCTCATGAAGATATCTGTATTTTCTATAAGAAACCTCCAACATATAATCCACAAATGACAGATGGACACGAGAGAAAAGTTAGTAAAGCATCTCATCATGTCAATGCCAAAGATACTACAAATTATGGTGAGAGTGGTTGGACTGATTATGATTCTACTAAAAGATACCCAAAATCTATATGGACTTTTGCAAAAGATACTCAAAAATCGGCATATCATAGCACTCAAAAACCAGTTGCTCTGATTGAAGAATTAATCAAAACATATAGTAATCCTGGTGATCTTATTTTGGATTCATGTGCAGGAAGCATGACAACAGCGATTGCGGCTATGAATACAAATAGGAATTATATTTGTATTGAAAAAGATGAAGACATTTTTAAAGTTGGTCAAAAAAGAATCGCAGAATATGTAAATCAACAATTAATGATGAGTGCAACATAACCTTAAAAGGAGAACTACAAAATGTATTATGCAGTAAGAATATATCAATATTACATCCACATCCCATTTGAATGTGTGGTTGAAGATGCTAATAATATACCAATTAACAAGGATATTTGGGCTTTCGCCTATAAAGAAGATGAGAGAGCTTTGAATCTTATGTGTAAGCCGGTAAGAGGAAGAATTAAAAATGATAAATATTTTTATGAATACAAAGTTAATGGCAAAGACTTAAAGAAAAATGGTGTGTCACTTTACGCAAGATATTTTGCAGACACAGAAAAAGAAGCTATAAAAGGATTTAACGCACTGCTTAATAAAAGAATTAATTCACTTACAGAAGAAATTGACAAATTGGAAAACATGTTAATTGAATAAACAAACTTAACGAAAGGAGTATGAGATTTGTACGTACATTAAAGAATTCTTTGCTCTTAATAGTTGTTAATGAAATACATGGGATCAAAATCTCGAATATCGAAATATATAATTCCGATTATTCAACAGAGAATAAAAGATTATGATATAAAAACGTACATAGAACCGTTTTGTGGCGGATGTAATATTATTGATAAGATTCAATGTGATACGAAGATTGCATCCGATAATCATAAATATCTTATAGAAATATTCAAGAATCTAAATCGGATTCAAAGTCTTCCAGATTTTATTACAAAAGAACATTACTCAAAAGTAAGAGAATGCTTCAACAAAGACTTAAATACATATCCTGGCTGGTATATTGGAGCAGTTGGATTTCTTGCGAGCTATAACGGACGATTCTTTGATGGTGGATATTCAGGCGTTGTATGTACAAAAGCTGGAACTGAAAGAAATTATTATGATGAAGCAAGAAGAAACTTATTAGAACAGATTCCACGATTAAAAGATATTCTGTTCCAATGCGGAGATTATGAAGAGTTATATTCTGATAGAATTGACTGTTTATTCTACTGTGATATTCCATATTGCGGAGTAAAACAATATGGTACAAGCAAAAACTTTGATTATGATAGATTTTGGAATTGGGCGGAAAAAATGAGCGAAAAGAATATTGTTCTGGTTAGTGAACATAAAGCACCTTCAGGATGGGATTGTACTTGGGAACAAGAAGTAAAAAGAACAATTGATAATAACAAGCGTGTAAAAGCAGTGGAAAAATTATTTGAGATAAGAGAATAAATGTCATGGGGGTAATTAATTTATGCATGAATTACTTGGATATGAAGTAAAGATTGGCAATAAAAATAGTAAAATCACAAAGAAATGTCCGGTGTGCGGAAAATCTATGGTTAGAGAATGTGTGTTAGAGAATAATAAGTTTGTATATAAGGAAAGATGCTGCAATCTTTTCTGTAGAAGATATACTCCGTATTTTAATTGGAAATAAAATAATAAAAAGATAAATGCGGTGAAAGGAACTGAAAGCCTGAGATGGTTAAAAGGTAAAGGTGAAGACTGTTAGCAATATTTCAGTCAACCGATGGGTGTATGAGTTGAACCTGTGCATTCAGAATATAATACTCTGGAACAAACCGCAACCCTCACGTAGTCAGGGATAAGGATGCTCTCATGAAGTACGGAAATGAACGTGCTTCTAATTATGAAATTTTGGTTTCATTTATCTTTACTATTATAATCAAAATAAGGTAATACACTGAGGAATCGACTATGGAAGAAATTATTGAAAAATTAAAAGAATGGGTCAATAAAAACTATGATCCATATGCATGTGGATTTACACCACAGCGTTCAGAAGGAAATTATTATGATTGTTTCTTTGATGGAGAATCTTGTGGCACATCGTATGCTGCATATGAAGTAGGACAAATCTTAGGTATGGATCTTGAAGAACCAGCAGAAACTGAAGATGCCGATGAATACTAATTATTGCATGAATGAGTATGTATGTAGTGGAATTATCCTGCAAGATCCAGAATCAAAGAAAGAAATAGGTTCCTTTAATAACATACAAGAGATTAATATGACACGAAACACAATCGAAAAATGTCATGATTATAGAGGGTATAAACCAATCATTACAAAGGATGAAAGAGTTCTTTCATTTTCAGCAAATACATCCGAGATCAATCCGGCAATTCTTGGTGCTGATTTTTCTAAGACGCCAGATCAAGTTAATATTTTGTATGTCAAGAAAATTCAAGCAAGAAAACATCGTAAGAAGAGAATTAATAAAAAATGGCTTAAGCGTTACGGGTATAAGGAGCAGTCTATCGATTTTGGTGAATGGAATGTTAAATCAACTGATGAATGTGGAGAATATGAATTTACAAGGAAGGTAATAGATGATGCTAATTCCGACAGTACCAGCAAAAGAATTTAAAAAATTCGGATTTAAAAAATGTAAAGGAATGCCAAAAGATACAGAGTGTTATTATCTTTGTGTAGCACGAGGGTCTAAGATGCTATTTGTTAGTAATATATATTTTGGAGTAAATGATTGGATAAAGAACGATTCAAGAATCCATAAAAATGCTAATTGCAGATATAGCGATAAAAGAGATTATCTTGATATTGTTTATGAATTAATTAAAGAAGGTATGTTAAAAAGCAGTTTTTATAAGAGGTAAAACCATGAAAAACAAATTACTAATATTTTTGTGTGTCAGTATTTTACTATCATTTTCAGGATGTAGAGTAGAATCAGCACAAGTAAATGTAAAAACGAACGATACTGTAACAGTAAAATCTCTTGGAACCGATAATTTAATTAACATTGATGGATATTTATATTATGATAGTACAACAAAAATCGTGTATTTTTGGAACGGATTAATTGGATATGGTCAAGCTTCAACAACACCATCACCATATTTTGCGCCAAATGGTCTTCCATATAAGTATGAACCAGAAACAAATACATTTGTAGAAATCACAGAATAGTCGAGATGAAAGAAAATATGAGAGATCCAAATAGATTATATAATTTTTATAATGAAGTAACAAGATTACACATGACATATAGACCAGATTGGAGAATTGGTCAATTTTGGAATGTATTTAGAACATGGCTAGATGGATGTAAACATATTAATATTCATTATCTGAAAGACAATGAATTGCTTGAATATTTAAAAGAAATGTGTGGTGAGAAATCGGTAAATGTATAAAATTGAACGAATGAAAGAACTGATTCATGATCTGAATAGGGCATCAGATTCTTATTATGGATCAGGAACAACACTTATGAGTGACGCCGAATTTGATTCAAAGTTACTTGAATTAAAGCAATTGGAAGAAGAAGCAAATACAGTATTTCCGAACAGCCCAGTCAATAGAGTTGGTGGAGCAGTACTAAAATCACTTATCAAAGTAAAACATGAGACTCCTATGTTAAGTCTTGACAAATGCCACTCTGTAGAAGAAATCAAAAAATTTGCAGCAGGACACGATATTGTAGCTTCTATTAAACTTGATGGCATTAGTTGTAGATTGATTTACCAAGATGGTGAATTAATCGGTGCTGAATCTCGTGGCAATGGTACAGAAGGAAATGATATTTTACAGCATGTAAAACAGTTTATGAATGTTCCACTACGTATTAATAAAAAGGGCAAATATGTTATCGATGGTGAAGCTTTAATCAAGCTTGATGACTTTGAAGAGATCAATAAAAACGGAGAATATAAAAATAGCCGTAATCTTACTGCAGGAACACTTTCAAGTTTGGATACATCGGTCGTCAAAGACAGAAAGCTAAGTTGGTATGCTTGGGAAGTAGTATCAGAAGAAACAGATCCTATTCTGGTAGTTGAGTATGATAGTTTTTATTTCAAATTATTAGAAGCTGAAAAGTTAGGATTTAATATTGTTCCTTGTGAATTATTAAAGCTGAAACATTATAAAAACGAAGAGATTCAGAATAAAATTGATAATTTTATTAGTCTTGCTGCAGAAAAGCACCTTCCACAAGACGGAGTTGTATTTAAATTTGAAGATGTAGAATACGGTAAATCTCTTGGCAGTACAGAACATCACAACCGGAATGGTGTCGCGTTTAAAGTAAAAAACGATTCCGTAGAAACTACATTGAAAGATATCGAATTCACAATGGGCAAGACGGGTGTTTTAACACCGACTGCAGTATTTGAACCTGTGGAAATTGAAGGTAGTACTGTAGAAAGAGCTTCTTTGCATAACATTTCTGTAATGAGAGAATTAATGCCGCATCCATTTAAAGGTCAAAAAATCGGTGTATTTAAGGCGAATCTCATAATTCCGCAGTTACGTTGGGCAGAAGAATTTGTATCAGATGGATTCGAAGAAGATATGAAAAAATCTTTTATCCATGTACCAAATAGGTGTCCAGTATGCGGCGAGTCAACACAGATCATTAAAGAAAACGATTCAGAAGTCCTATGGTGTATAAATCCTGAATGCAAGGGTAAACTTCTTGGTAAACTAACTCATGCAGTCAGTAGAAATGCTCTAAATATTGATGGTTTATCTGAAGCAACAATTCAAAAATTCATTTCTTTAGGATGGTTAAATTCTATCCAAGATATCTATTATCTAAATACACATGAAAAACAAATGAAAACTCTTGATGGGTTTGGTTCGAAATCAGTTTCTAAATTATTCCAATCAATTGAAAAAAGTAGAAATACAACGTTAGATCGGTTCCTTTATGCGCTCTCAATTCCACTTGTTGGCAAAACAGCAAGCAAAGCTATTGCCGAGGCGGAAGATTATCAATTCGAATCTTTTATGCGTGATATGACGCATCCAGGAGCAAATTTCTTCTCTCATATTCCTGGCATTGGCGATTCTATTATTAACTCACTCGATGAATATTTTAATAGAGAATGTAGTAATGTATGGGAGCTTGGCAAGGAATTCACCTTTGAAACACCAAAGAAAGTATTTCTCAGTATAAACAGTGGAAAAGATTTGACGGGGCAAACGTTTGTAATTACCGGCAGTTTGAAACATTTCGAAAATCGAGATGCATTTAAAGAGAAAATTGAATCATTGGGTGGGAAGGTATCTGGTTCAATATCGAAGAAGGTTACTGCATTGATCAATAATGATGTTAATTCTACGTCAAGTAAAAATACGAAAGCAAAGAGCCTTGGTGTAAAAATTATGAGTGAAGATGAATTCCTAGAATACATCAGCTAAGAAAGAAGGTGAAAAATATGAATGATCACAAAATTAAAATCTGTCTTAAAACAGTAAACAATGCAAGTTTATTCGTAGCTAAATGTGGAGAATATAAAGATTGGGATATCAATTATATTCACGGAAGACTTGTTCTTGATGCTAAATCTCTGATGGGCGTACTAAGCGTTGCCATTGACGCACCTGCGTATGTAGAGATTTTAACATATGATGAAAAAGTTCTTGAGAACTTTAAAAATGATATGACATTATGGGAGGTATAAAAATGGGAACAATTATAATTTTACCAGAAACACCAAAAGATCCACTTGCACTAATTGGCAGAAGGGCTGGGATCTGCTGGAATGCTGATATTATCAATGAAGAAAAAAATATCAAACGAGGCATTGACTGTATTAAATCAGGACATGGAAGAACACTTGAATTTGTAGATGTTCATATGATTATTGATGGATTTTCTGCGAGGGTTATGCGCGAATATTATCGTCATGTCGGCGGTATGACACCATATTTACAGGCATCTACTAGATATATCAATTATAAAGACTTTGATATTATTGTACCAAAATCAGTCAAAAAAGATACAGATGCTTTGGTTGAATTTAACGCAACTACTCGTCAGCTTAGAGATTCACTCGTCAAGCTTCAAAATATGGGGGTACCAAATGAGGATGTAGCAAATCTTCTTCCACTTGGTATGACGACAAAATGTGTAGAAAAACGTAATCTCAGAAATCTGATGGATATGAGCCATGTAAGAAAATGTAGTCGTGCATATTGGGAATTTAGACAAGAACTATTTCCTGCTATTGAGAATGCATTAAAAGATTATTCTGAACAATGGGTATGGATTGTGGATGAACTATTTAAGCCAAAATGTGAAGTGATGGGATATTGCGATGAAACAAAATCATGTGGAAGAAAACCAAAACGAGAGGAGTGATTCCTTTTGCACACACTATATTGTATCCTTGGTAGAACTTCTTCTGGCAAATCCTCTATTGCCAAAGAAGCTGCTAAGAAATTAAATATGACGGTTCTTAAATCTTATACAACCAGATCTATGCGACCAGGCGAAACAGTTGATAATTCAGATCATATTTTTATTTCACCTGATGACATTGAAAAATATAAACCAAACATGGTGGCATATACAGATCGAGTTGGATATTGCAGTTTTGCAACAAAAGAGCAAATCTTAAATTCTAATTTCTATATCATTGATCCAGTCGGATTATATACACTTAAACTCAAAACAAGAGATATAGATGTCCGTCTAGTATCTATCTATATTACAACCCCATATACAACTGCAGAAGAACGTGCAAAGAAACGTGGTGACTATGATTCTTGGAAACGGAATTATGCTGCAGAAAATGATTCGTTCAGCAATTTTGAAAAATCTAATCTAATTGATTATCGTATTCTCAATGACGGATCATTGGAAACTTCTGTAGAAAAAATGATAAACATTATTCGAAAGGATTGGAACAAAAACAATGTATAGACCAGATTTTAAAACGATCTATATTGACTTTGATAATACATTAGTGGACACGATCAAAACGATTGTGTCCCTGTATAACGAAGATTTTGAATATTATAAGAAATTCCATCATGTTAATTGGTGGGAGATTGATTCATATGATTTTAAGGAATTAACCTGTACATCTAAAGAATACATTAATACATACTTTAACACACCACGATTCTTTTATGAACTGGAATTTATGCCAGATGCACATGAAATTATTGATGAACTTGGAAAAATATATCAGGTAAAAATTGTTAGCATGGGTTACTCTCCAAACTTAAAACAAAAAGAACAGTGGATTGATCAGTATCTTTTCTATCCAGAATTTATTGGTGTAAATATGAAAAAATACAAAGATAAATCACATATAGATATGAGCGATGGCATTCTTATTGATGATTCAGTATATATGTTAGAAACAAGTAATGCTCAAGAAAAATATTGTTTCGGAGATATTTATAGTTGGAACAAAGATTGGACTGGAAAGAGGTTAATGAATTGGACGGATATTGCACATTTATTATTATGAAAGGAAGAAAATTAGACATTGTATATTGGAACAAGCGGCGAGCTATGCCGTACACTAAAACAAATGGGAGATGATTTTATTACTGTGGAAATCGAAGGACAAGACAGAGAATATATCATTGAAGCTGTAACAAGACAATCAAATTACAGTGAATCGCCTTGTAGTCATATCTGTATTAAATGCAGAGATGGTGGTCAAGGATATATCAAGCGCTAAAGGAGAAATTTGTTATGAATGTATTGAGTTTTCTTATCGGAATGGTGATAGGCAGTGGTGTTGGAATTTTTGTCACATCATTATGCATAGTATCAAAAATGGCGGATGAACAATCAGCACAAGACTGTGATGGTATTCATTGTAGATACGCGAAAAAAGAGGAGGTAGAGAAATGAAGGTAGTAAAACGTGATGGGCGAAGTGTTGTTTTTGATAGAGATAAGATCAAAAATGCAGTATTAAAAGCATTTGAAGAAGTTGATGGTGAAATTACACAAGAATCCAAAAACAAATCTTCTGATATCGCTTCGTATATTGCCAATCAAGAAAAAGAAGAACTCTCTGTAGAAGAAATTCAGGATATGGTTGAAGAAAAACTTATGCAGAGTCGTCGAAAAGATGTAGCAAAAGCTTTCATTTTATATCGAAATGACCGTACAAGAATCCGTGAGAATAAAACACAATTAATGAAAGATATCACGGAAAAACTTATGGCAACAAACGTCCAAAACCAAAATGCCAATATCGACGAAAAATCTTTTGGTGGAAGAGTTGGGGAAGCCAGCGATGTTGTGTTAAAGAAATATGCACTAGACAATTGTATGTCCAAGATGGCACGAGAAAATCATTTAAATAATGAGGTTTATATCCACGATTTAAATTCTTATGCAACTGGAATGCACAACTGTTTAAGTATTCCGTTTGATAAATTATTAAAAAATGGATTTAATACTCGCCAAACAGATGTAAGACCAGCACAATCAATTAATACAGCATTTCAGCTGCTAGCTGTTATTTTTCAGCTACAAAGCCTACAAGAGTTTGGTGGAGTATCTTCTACACATTTAGACTGGACAATGGTTCCTTACGTGAGAAAAAGTTTCGGAAAACATTATTTAATTGGTATGAAATATATCGAAAATATGGATGACGGATGGATTGAAATGAATGAAAGAGATATCAAACGTGATAATCCATCTATTACGAACAAGGAATATTATCTCGTAGATTCCAAAGCATATCAATATGCAGTAGATATGACTCGAAAAGAAGTTTATCAGGCGGCAGAAGGTATGTACCATAATTTAAATACTTTACAAAGTAGATCAGGGAATCAGTTACCATTTACGTCAATTAATTACGGAACATGCACTGAGCCTGAAGGACGTATGGTGACAAAAGCTATTCTCGATGTGTCTATTAAAGGAATTGGCAAATTACATAAAACATCTATCTTCCCATGCGGAATTTTCCAATGTATGAAAGGCGTGAATCGTAAGCCTGGTGATCCTAATTACGATTTATTCCAATTAGCACTTAAGTCAACTGCAAAACGTTTGTATCCAAACTACGCAAATGTTGATTGGTCTGGAAACGATGGATATGACGTAAATGATCCAAAAACATATTTTTCAACCATAAACAAAACTGTGGCTTAATAAAGTAATTTATTAAGAAAACTTATCTAAACGTGGAAAATCATTGTGTTCTTGTTCTAAACATGATGACAACCAAGTGCTAAATTGCTATCTCTTCAATATTGGAGGAATTTATGAAAGAAGAATGGAAAGATATTGAAGGATATGAAAATTACTATATTATTAGTAACACTGGAAAAATTAAAAGCTTATTAACAAATAAGCTATTAGCTTTAAGTGATGTTAATAATATGGGTTATAAAAGAGTAACATTATATAAGCCAGTAAAAAAGAGATTTTTTGTCCATAGACTGGTTGCATATCATTTTTGTGAAGGTTATTCAGAAGATTTAGTTGTCAATCACAAAGATGGTAATAAACAAAATAATAATGCAGACAATCTTGAATGGGTAACACATTCAGATAATGATATACATGCATATAAAAATAATTTAAGACATGTAAGTGGTGGAGCAATTATTCAACAAAAAATGGCGAATAGAAGAGTTATTGTAACTTCTTTAGAAACCAATCAAGTTGAATTTATTTTTGATAATTATAAGGAATGTGCAAAATCCTTTGGATTAAATGAAGTATATATCCAGCATTGTTGTCTTGGTAAATACAAATTGAAACGAAAATATAAAGTATGTTACGAAGAGATGGCATAAAAGCTAAACGACTATCGAAAACATAGATATTTGAGAAATACAATATTTAGAAGTGAGTAGAGTACACTCAAGCGAGTGGAAAAGATAAGCATCTTATTATTGGTAATAGATTTTAAGATGGTGATATAGTCTGAACTATATGGTGACATATAGAAGTTCATAAGAGAACTGCATAGACGTAGCGAATCTATGTGAACATTTTTGGGGATGTAGAACAGCCAACGGATGGGATATTAATGGAATGGGGCAAACCAAAGACGGAAGAGGAAACATTTGCCCAGTAACAATTATTCTTCCAACATTGGCAATGGAAGCAATTGATTTAGTATGGGATAAGATTCCAGAAGAATCTAAAAAGTCTATTACTGTATCAAAATATGATTGGTGTAAAAATGAAATTGTAGTAGAAGAATTTATGGAAATTCTTGATAAAAAGATTCATGAAGCAAAAGATATGCTACTTGAAAGATTTGAATGGATTTGTTCACAATCACCAGATTCTGCTAAATTTATGTACGAAAATGGCGTAATGGAAGGTTATATTCCAGAAGAAGGTATTCGATCAGCATTAAAACATGGAACTTTAGCAGTCGGACAATTAGGACTTGCTGAAGCACTTCAAATTTTAATCGGTCGCAATCAGACTACAAGTAGAGGCATGGAACTTGCGAAAAGAATTGAATCGCTATTTAAAACAAGATGCGACGAATTTAAGAAGCAATATAAGCTTAATTTTGGGGTATATTTCTCTCCATCAGAAAATTTGTGTCATACGGCATTAAAGAAATTTAAGGATAAATATGGCGTAATCAAAAATGTTTCCGACAAAGAATTTTTTACAAATTCAATGCATGTCCCAGTATGGGAAAAAGTGAATCCATTTGAGAAAATTGATATTGAGTCGCAGTTAACAGGATATAGTTCCGCTGGCTGCATTACATATGTTGAGCTTGAATCTACAGTGGATCATAATCTTGAGGCGTTGGAAGATATTGTAAACTATGCAATGGATCATGATATTCCCTATTTTGCAGTTAATGTACCAAATGATATGTGTACTAATTGTGGATATACAGGTGAGATCGGGAATGAATGCCCCGTATGTGGCTGTACAAATATCCGCAGATTAAGAAGAGTAACAGGTTATCTTACTGGAGATTATAAGACTGCATTCAATGTCGGAAAGCAGCAAGAAGTAGAACTAAGAACTAAGCATTCAGGTACAAAGAAGGAGCTTTAATTTATGAATTATGCAGAAGTTTTAGATTGTGATGTTGTAAATGGTAGACAAGTTGGAATTTCATTTTTCGCGCAGGGGTGTCCATCACCCCATTGCGAAGGATGTTTTAATTCAATTGCTTGGGATTTTTCTGGTGGAAAAGAATTTGGAGAAAAACAGATTGAACATTTTCTTTCACTCGCAGGAAGAGAATATATTAAACGTATCAGTATTCTTGGTGGTGAACCTCTTTGTCAACAAAATGTAAATGATATCACAGCATTAGTAAAAAAGTGTAAAGATATTTATCCAGACAAACAAATTTGGTTATGGACAGGGTACTCTTTTGACGACATCTCTAATTATCCAATTCTAAAATATCTTGATTATGTTGTTGATGGTAAATTTCTAAAAGATCAAAAAGATCTCTCTATCGCATTTCGCGGAAGCAAAAATCAAAAAATCTGGGAAAAACAAAATAATGGAACATGGAAAGATAGAACGGAGGAATTTCTATAAACAAATACGAAATATATAAACAAAAATGAAGAGAAAAATCAAAACAGTATATTGGTCAAAAGTATAATCATTGGACAATTATTTCTTATAACGAGGAAGTTACAGAATCTCATTATTTGGAGGGCAAGCGATATGGCTTGTTCTTCAATGTCCAATGTGATTGTGAAAATCAAACAAAAGCAGTTATGCGATTATCTGCATTAAAATGTGGTCATAGTAAATCTTGTGGATGTATTAAATTTAACAATCCGAATACGGTTCAAGATTTAGCTGGGCAAGAATTTGGAAGATTGACTGCGCTCTATCGAGATATTGAACGAGACTTAGGACTGAGAAAAATGGGAAAGAAAGGCGTCCATTGGATATGCCAATGTAACTGTGGGAATCCAAAATTGATTAGCATATCGGCATATAGCTTGACATCTGGACAGACAAAATCTTGTGGTTGTTATGCTTCAGAAAGAATAAAAATTAGAAATAAAAAATATTCCACAAAAATAAATAAATTTGTAGACAATAATGATGGGTCTTATACTCTATATGACCAAGAAAACCATACATGTATTATTGATGCAGAAGATTATGATATTGTAAAAAATTGGTATTGGAGAAAATTAGCAAAACGCGGAGATATTAATAAAGGTTATTGGATGACTAATACCAAAGACGATGACCAATATAATACATCTGTTATATTTCTTCATCAAGTTATTGGAGAAATTAAATATGGAGCCTATGATAGAAACATTGTTTTTACAGATCATTTGTCAAGAAATACAGATGATTATAGAAAATGTAATCTAAAACTAAAAACTAATGAAGAAAACTGTCATAACAGGGGTTTAAGCAAAGCAAATACTTCCGGTAAAACCGGTGTTAGTTTTAATAAGCAAAAAGGATTATGGACTGCATATATTACAGTCAATTATAAAACAATGCATCTTGGAGATTTTATAGATATTAATGAAGCGATAGATGTACGAAAGGCAGCCGAAAAGAAATATGGTTTTACTTGCGATGATGTTATAGCTGAATATGATAAGACAAGTTAATGAGGATAACAAATGACACAACAACTACATAAAAACGACATTTTATACTATGCCAGAATTATGCCAACATTAGGCTTATACGATGTATACGAGCTTAAAATTCGTACTATTGATGAAGAAAACAGATGGTTCTGTGGCATGGAAAAACGCACTAAAATAGCATATCTTTTCAGCTATGATAATATTGGCAAGACGATTTTCTTTGATCGAAAAGAAGCTCTTAAAGCAGTTAAACAAGCTGAAAAGAATAAAATCTCAGTTAGCAGCGAAACACTTTATGAAGAATATTAGGAGGTGATATTACGCCAAGTCCACTAATGAAATACAAAGGTACATATCGTCTTATGGCGAATCTAGATCATGATACCAATGATTTTCCACGAGACGATAAAGGAAATCTTGATACAGATGATATTTATATTAAATGTCAATACGGTAATCAAATCTATTATTATGGCAGAAATGATCTTGTAGCTTACATTCCATCAATTGGAAGAGGTCATAACATTCTCAGAACAATTGCGTTAGATAAACTTCAAATTGAAGATAAAATCCCATACGAAGAACTTTATCCTCAACTCTTGTCCGAAGGAACAGTAAAACATATCATAGAAAATGATGAAGAAATTGAATTTCATTTTCATCCAAAAGACCTTTCTTATATTGCAACACTTCTTAAGGCATCCACATATGGAGCAGATATTTCACCATTCTCAACCAGGAATCTCCCAAAGCAAAAATATGAAATACCAGAATCTGATCTTGAACAGTATAAACAGGTTGTAAAAGATGTCCCAAAAGATAAATTTCTTATTATATCTCGTGCTACATCCAACTACATCTTTGAGCGTATGCAGAAAATGAAACAATATAAGTCTGAGCCAATTAAAAAACTGATGCGAAAAAAGATGCTTAAGGGTAAGGAATTTATCCATTCTGAAGGACAATGGAGTGATTTCTTAAAATATCTAAGCAAGGAGATGACAGAATGCTTGACTTAATCAACTATGACTTAGCACCAGGTCTTTCGAATAATAAGTTGAGAAAAAATGGATTTTCTTTTGGATGCTACAGGAGAAATATCTATAAGGATACAATTGAATTTCGTCTCTATGTTGATCTTGAGGAGCGGGATGTATTCTATCAAGTCTTTGATGTAAATCATAATCAATTATATATTCCTTATTACAACAGAGAATATGGTAATAACAAAATTGTAAAAGAGATTGATAGAAAAATTAATCGTATCATGAAAACTATGGTAAACAAAAAAGTCTTAAAGAAAACAAAAGAAGAGGAGAATAATTCTATGGATACAGAAACAATTAAAATTAAATACTTTGCAGATATTGAACCAATCGCACCTATTCAAAATGGTGATTGGATTGACCTAAGAGCTGCAGAAGACGTACATCTCAAAAAAGGTGAATTTAGACTTATTTCTCTTGGTGTAGGAATGAAGCTTCCTGACGGGTATGAAGCTCATATTGCACCTAGAAGTAGTACATATAAGAACTTTAAAATTATGCAATGTAATTCAATTGGCATTGTAGACAACTCTTACAGTGGGCCACAGGACTGCTGGAAATATCCAGCAATTGCTATGGAAGATACAGTTATTCATAAAAATGATCGTATCTGCCAATTCCGTATTATGAAAAAACAGCCTGAAATTCACTTCGAAACTGTCAAAGAGCTAGAAGGCAAGAGTC